CATGGATTATTTGGGAAAATCCACATTGCAGGCATTCTTTCTCCATTATTATTTCCATAATGATAAATATTTCTCCAATTACGGTCATTATTATTAATTTCAATATTTGATGTTATTGTAAAATGATCATGAGTTGCTAAAGCTTTATCAATATCTTGTGACCTCTTTTCGATTGAGCCTGTTCCATTATTTGAACCAATATCTACAAAGAAACCATCAAATGATTCAACATTAAATCTATTTTGTAATCCATCAGTTACAGGTAATAATGATCCGTCATGGCTGTGACTTGGAATAACATCATGAGTATGATCAGGTAAACTGCCCTTAACACCTTTCAATGTGAATGACCAATTTTCCCATCCATAACCTCTATTTCTCTTCATAGACATCCATTGTCCTCCAATATGTCTAGTTGGTCCACAATCTCTTGGGAAACCAACAGTTGGATCATCGTAATTACATTTTCTCCATGCTCTTCTGTCAGCTACAGCATCTTCATAGCTACTGTATAATTTGAAATCTTTATTTAAATCATTCTTTACACCTCTTCTTGAACTGAACCAATTAGTTGTAAATAAATCCCACATATTAATATTATCAATTGGTGTTATTCTTTTGTAAACAATTGTTCTATGGCTACTAGATCTATTAGGATTATTATACTCTAAGTAAAAAGGAACTTTTTGTTTCTTTAATATACCGTTAAAAGCTTCAGCTCCTTCAAATTCTCCACCTTTTTTAGAATTGGATAATAAAATATCTTTTGGTTCTGTTTGAATTTCGGCATATGAGTGAGTATGGTCAGGAATAGTGGTTCCACCCTTTCCATGAATATATTGATCTTCTAAGTATTTTTTAATATCTTCTATTTCCTTACTACTAATTCTTCTATTATAAATTATAAGTTCTGCAATATTGAAATCAGCTCTTTCATTTCCGTGTCTACCAGCATTAATATATAATCTGTCTGCTCCTATATTTCTACCTCCTGTATATTTTCTCCAGTTGTGTTTTCCACTTCTTCTAATAAACATATTAGGTTGTTCAATACCTAAAATCCAAGATCTTTGTTCTGGAATTTTATCCCTATCATGATGACTTACCCATGAATTTTGATGAGATATACCTGCTCTATTATGCCAATGGCCTGCTAACCAATTACTTTTACCGCCTTGTAAAATACGTCCGTCTACATCTCTAGCTTGAGGATCATATCTAGTTACATATACAATTGTCCAATCATTTGATTTAATATCTTGAGGAAATTCTAATCTAACATTTGCATCTCCCTTTAAGTATCCAAATCCATCTTCAATTCCATCTCCACCTTTAACATAAGATGATTTCATTACTGGAGTTAATTGACCTTGGTGCATTCTAACATTCTTTTTACCTACTGAATCTTCCCAAACTCCATCCTTAAATGATTCAAAATTATATCTATTTTGGATTCCATTCTTAACAGTTAGTAAATCGCCGCCATGAGTATGTTCATGTTCATGTACTGGGACAGTATCATGTGTATGTTCAGGTACACCACCCTTTCCATGCATGTATTTATCTTCAAGATATTTCTTAATTTCAAGAATTTCTTTATCATTAAGTTTTCTATTGTATATAGCTAATTCAGCAATATTAAAATCTGCTCTTTCTCTATTTCCAGAACCAGCATTAATATATAATCTATCTTTTCCAATATTTCTTCCACCAGTAAATGGATCTTTTCCGCTTGGTTTTCCCCATTCATGTTTATTTGATCTTCTCCAACATTTTCTAGGTTGTTCAATACCAAGAATCCAAGATTTTTGTTCAGGAATCTTATCTCTATCACGGTGAGTTATCCAACCATTTTGATGACATACACCAGCTCTTCTATGCCAATGTCCTAATAACCAATTACTTCCACCGGCTAAAATACGTCCATCAGAATCTCTTCCTTTTGGATCATATCTGGTAACATAAACTACTGTCCAATTTTCATTATTCATATTCATAGGAAATTCAACTCTTGTACTTGTATTTCCTTTTAAGTAATTAAATCCTTTTACAATTCCATCATCACCAGGAACATACTCACTTTTATCAACCATTGTTAATTTTCCACCATGCATTTTAACATGAGCTCCTCCAACTAAATCTTCCCATTTATTATTTTGGAAAGAATCAGCTGTGTATCTATTTACTAAACCATCAGTTACAGGAATATTAAATTCATGACTGTGGTTAGTAATCTTTTTCAACATGTCAACATCAAAACATGCATCATCACCGAAACAAATTTTGGCATCTTCAGGTAACTTAATATTATTACCAACTGAAATATCATTTTCAAAAACAATATCTTGTTTAAATGTATAGGAACCTCCACCAATTACTACTGAATGGACTTTATAATTGTTTCTTGAATACCAAGGATCTTTAATATATAGATTTCTACCTAAAAATGTATTAATGTAAGCTCCACCCCATTCTCTTTGACCTGCTAATTCATCATTTACATGAGCCACAATTTTAATATTTCCTTCACCAACATCCTTAGTTCCTCCTCCACTAATATGAACTTTCTTTTTACCGGATACTTTAACTTGAATTTTTAATTCTTTATTATATTCTCTATATACTGATGGAATGTTAAAATCTAGGCCATCATTAGTACTTCTGTTTGTTCTTATTCTGAAATGCATTTTCCATGGATTATTTGGGAAAATCCACATTGCAGGCATTCTTTCTCCATTATTATTTCCATAATGATAAATATTTCTCCAGTTTCTATCACCTGCTTGAATTGATATTACACTTGTAAACATATACTCGTCTTCCATCAATGCATTATCAATTTCTTCACTTTTCTTAACAACAGAACTTGTTCCAATGTTTTCACCTACATCAACACCACCTTCTAATTTTTTAACTATATCTTGTACTTCTTTAACATCTGTTTCAACAGTATCTATAGATTTTTCCAATTCAAGTTCTTTATCAGTTGGAGGTTTTGTTTTCATAAAAATTAGAGAATTTACTGTATAACCATTTCTTCTACTCCATGGATCTTTCAAGTAAAGTGTTCTATCTTTTAGATTAGTTAGTTTACGATTAGTCAAATATGTTGAACCTGCTAAATCTCCATTAACATATCCTTCTAATTTAACTCTGTTTTGATCATATTCTTTTGATACGATTACTTTTATTACCATAGGTTTATCCATAGTTCTGTGTGAACTTGGAACAGTAAAATTAAAACCGTCATTAGCACTTCTAGTTGTTTTAATTCTAAAATAAATTATCCAATTTTTTTCAAAATTAGGATATAACCACATTGCAGGAGCTCTTTCAGCATTACTATTACCATAATGAAATATATTTCTCCAGCTTCTATCACCTGATGACACAGTAACATCAGATATTATTTCAAATGAATCATTTTCCATAATTTCATATATCATATCATTCTTAACTGTTAATGAATCACCAGTTAAATTACTGCCGGCATTAACAGTACCTAGAGTCTTATTAACAATACTAATATTATCTTCAAGTTTTTGAATAGATTCATCTAATTTCTTCTCAATTCTTTGATCTGTTGAACTAGCTTTTTCTGGAGATCTAAGGATAACTTTTTCTATTGCATATCCTGATCTAGATTGTCCTGGGAAAGGATTTTTAATATAAAACTTTCTATCTTTTAAAGTATCTAATTTTGCTCCATTAATAAATTTATCTCCTGCAGCTTCTCCGTTAACAAAAACTTCTAATTTAATTCTATTTTCATCATACTCCTTTTTAACATTAATAACAATATGTAGAGGTTCATTAAATACTCTTAGTGATGAAGGAATTAAAAAATCTAAACCATCATTATGATTTCTATTAGTTCTAATTTTAAAATGAATTTTCCAAGGATTATTTGGATAAATCCACATTGCTGGAGATCTTTCACCGTTAACATTTCCGTGATGGAAAATATTTCTCCATTTATTACTGTTATTTGAAATTGTTACAGTAGATTCAATACTATATTCATCCATTGAAAAAATCTTATCAATCATATCACTATCTTGTGCAGTAACAGAATCAGTTGTTTTATTACCTCCTAAATCAATCATTCCTAATGTTTGATTAATTTTTTCGAATTCCTTTTCAATATCATCGATCTTGTCTGTAAAAACTTTTTTATTAGATTCAATGCTTTTATGTAATTTTCTTTCCTCGTCAGTTGGAGGAGTTGGTGCTTTAAATACAACTGAATTTACAACATATCCATTCAAATCAGTTCCCCATGGACATTTAACATACAAGTTTCTATTTCTTAATACAGTTATTTTAGCAGGAACTACTATTGAACTAACAAATTCACCATTTATAATTGTAGTTAAAGTATAATTATTCTTTTCAAAATCTTTACTTACACCTACTTTTACTACAATTGGTAAATTCAAAGATCTATGTTTTTCTGGAATTAAAATATCAATATGATCACTACTCTTTCTTGATGTTTTTATACCAAAATACAATTTCCATACTTTATCAAAATTTGGATATAACCACATTGCAGGTCCTCTTTCAGAGTTATTATTACCATAGTGGAAAATATTTCTCCACTTGGAACTACCACTACTTACAGTAAAGCTTGAAATAACCTCATACTTTTCTAAATCTAAAATATTATCTATTTTTTCATGTTTACTGAAAATTGTTTTGTTTGAATCATTTCCACCTGCATTTACAGTCAAAACAGATGAATCACCTGAACCTCCTCCTTCAGCTTTAATTTTTTGACCATTTAAGTCAAGAAAATCCTTTGCCATTATAGGACCATAAAAAGTAGTATTTCCTTCCTTATCAATTGTCATTCTTTTCTTTTGATCTTTAAGTTTACCTCCGGTGTACATATTAATTGATCCCGATTCATGGATATTAAGTTGATCACTTTTTCCATCTATGCTATTATTAAAATAAATTGCATGATTTTTATCACCACCTTCAATTTTAGCACCTCCTTCTTTATTTCTTAATAAGAAATCTCCATTTGCAGTAATATCTCCACTTCCTGAAATATTAAAGTAATTTCCTTTTCCACCAATACTTACGGAGTTAGATTCTTCAACACCAACAACTAAATCTGCTTTGTCTTCAGAAAAAATTCCTGGTTTTCCATCATAAGCTCCTAATCTAATTTTTCCTTTATTTTCTTTATCACTAATATAAGTTCTTCCTCCTTTTACTGTTAAACCATCACTCAATTCTAGTTTGTTATCATAATTTGGTTTTCCAATTTCTTCTCCTTGATCATTTAAAAATTTAGTAGCTTTTACAGTTCCAGCAACATCTAATTTATGTTTAGGATCAGATTTAGAAATACCTACATTACCATCATTAGATATAACAATATTATCATTTTTTGTTCCATTTGATCCTACAGAAAATCTAATTTTTCCATCCTTAGATTTACTTTTTACATAAAAATCATTGTTGGCACTATCTAAATTACCAATACTTGCCAAGTTTGTATCACCTCTGTTAAAACCAACGATAGTTTTATCTTTACCTTCTAAATCAAGTAATAAATCTTCACCTTGAATACTGACTTCATTTGATTTAATTTTTTTTGAATTAATATTTTCTGCTTTTACAGTGCCTGCTACATCTAACTTATGTTTAGGATCAGATTTAGAAATACCAACATTGCCATCATTAGATATAACAATATTATCATTTTTTGTTTCATTTGATCCCACAGAAAATCTAATTTTTCCATCCTTAGATTTACTTTTTACATAAAAATCATTATTGCTTTTATCTAAATTACCAATTTTTGCTAAGTTAGTATCATCTCTATTAAAGACAACGGCAGTTTTATCTTTACCTGTTAAGTCAAGTGATGAATCATTACCTTGAATACTTACTTCATTTGATTCAATATTTTTTGTATTAATTTTTGTTGCACTAATTTTTTCTGCTTTTACAGTTCCAGCAACATCTAATTTATGTTTAGGATCAGATTTAGAAATACCTACATTACCATCGTTAGATATAACAAGATTATCATTTTTTGTTTCATTTGATGCCACAGAAAATCTAATTTTTCCATCCTTAGATTTACTTTTTACATAAAAATCATTATTGCTTTTATCTAAATTACCAATACTTGCTAAGTTGATATCATCTCTATTAAAACCAACAACAGTTTTATCTTTACCTGTTAAGTCTAGTAATAAATCTTCACCTTGAATACTGACTTCATTTGATTTAATTTTTTTTGCATTAATTTTTTGTGCTTTCATTTCAGGTGTTTCTATTGTCTTTTCACTTACAAAATCTTTCACTTTAATTGTATCAGCTCCTAATATTTTAGTATTCATATCATTTGCTGATAAGGTATCATTGAAAACAGTTTTACCAGAAATTAAATTTCTTCCACTTTTTTGATAATTAAAAAATGTAGACGCACCATCTTTATTATTATCTGTTTTTGTATTTTTTATTTCAATTTGTTGAGGATTAAAAATACTTGCACCCTTAAATGTAGTTTCTCCGGCAATTACATTGACATTATCATTGCCAATGTTAAATTGAGTAGAACTATCATTACCTTCTAATCTTAATTCACCCTTCATATGAAAATCTGCTTCTGGTTTCTTAACACCTAAACCTACTTTATTATCAGAAACATGCATATTTTTTGGTAGCTTTATAACTTCTGGAATTTTAGTTCCATCAGCTAAATAAAATCCTTTAGCAGAAACTACACCATCTAAACTTAAGTTACCTAATAATGCAAGTCCATCTTCTTTATTTTTTTTATCTTTTAAATCTGATATATTATTAGCAAAAGTTTCGATTTCATTATTTTGGATTTCGTTTCCTTCTTCATCTATCAATTTTCCATTAATCGAATAATACATATAAAGAAATTTAGAAAAAATAATTGAAATATAAATTAATTCTTAGAAACTTTTTAATTTATGGATAGCTACCAAAAAATGAAAAAATATCTAAATTCAAATATTTTAGATAAATTTTCTTATACTATTTTAATATTTGATTACGAATGCGAACAGATTGTTAATCAGATCAAAAAAAAGATTGACAACATTAATAAAAAATCAATGGATAGTTTTAAAAAGAAAACTATAAACGATAGACTATATAACTTAAGAACATCAATTGAAAATAAATATAAAAAAGAAGATATAATTAATGATGTTATTTTTGTAAACGAAGAAATTAATTATTTCCCCTTAAATAAAAAAGATATCCAATTTTGTAAAGAATGGAACATTAGTAAATTTCTTTTTATTCAAAATGGAATTGATATTGATAATTCAAAAAGTTCAATACATGAATCAGTAGTTTCATTTGTTGAAGAATTATTCACAATTGAAAAAATAAAAACAGTTTTTAAATTTGATAAAAGTAGTTTTTGTGTGAACCATATAGATCAAACAAAAACTAAAATTATAGAAAGTCATTCTATCAACGAAGAATTAGTTAATACATTAATTGGAAAACATAAACCAATAATAATTTATGGTCTAAATCCATTAGTCAAAAAATTATCAAGTGTAGAAAGTCTTACTCAAAAATGTATTATTGAAAATAAAAATCTTCAAAAAAGTGATATTATAGATCTTATAAATAAATTTGAAATAAAAGAAAATCAATATAAGTTCAAAACTATAGTTTTAGATAACCTAAATAATCCTTCATATGATGAAAAATTTCTTTTTGGTACAAAAGAAGTTAGTTATGGACTTGATAACTATATGGTCAAACATCTTTTTATCAACCCGAAATTATATTCTAATTTTACTAGTTCAGAAGATTCTAAACAATTAATTTCTAATATTCAAGTAACAATTGTACAACCACTAGAAGCAGGTGACATTGGAACCACTCTTAATAAAAATTATGGTGGAACTGTAGCTTTAAAATATTATTAAACTATATCGTCTTCATTTAAAATTCTATATTTATCTTCAGGTCTTTCTGCATTTCTTACAACATTATCTTCAACAGTTTGTATTTCTTTATTATCTTCAACTATACTTAAAGGATCATTAGTTGGATCAGCAATTAATGTAGGTCTCATTCTACCAACAATATCTGGTACCTCTAAATGCTGCCATACCTTATCAAACTTCTTCTTTTTCATATAGTAATCTATTTTCTCTTTATCATTTTTAAATTTTTTTTTCCTTTTTGTTTGTACCTCTTTATTATTATCAGTATTGTTTAAATAAATTTCATTTTGATTAGATCCTGTAACATCAGATTGTAATTCACTGTCCTCACTTTCAGACCCATAATCGCTTTCATTATTGTCAATAACACACCTCCAACAATCAGAACCACAACATTTATATTTCTTACACTTTGGATTGTAAACTCCCTTACAACCACATGGAAAACAAAACCACTGATAACAACATGGTCCACAAATATATTTATTACTTTCATCAAATTCACCTGTATCAATTAAATGATTAAACCAAGAAATTATATCATTACCAAAATGAGGAGATATTTCCATTAATCTATTGTAATCTTCTTCTGCTTTACTAACAAACGTTTGAGCATCTCTTCTTTCAGATCTATTTTTTGCTAATTCAACTTGGATTGATCTTGAGTATTTATCCCATGATAAAGCTGCTACACGATGAGATTCATAAAGGCCTGCAACACCAATATATTGAGAAATAGTTGACAAAATTGCACAAAAAATATTTGAACTAGCAATTAATAAAACTAACATTTCTGAATAACTCTTTTTAAAACTACCTTGTGCAAAATTACCTGATCCTGCCAAAGTTGATATTATAATTACTGGTATTGAAAACCAAGCATTTAAACACCAATATTTTTTGGCAGATCTATCATGCATTGTTTTAAAACATACACCTTTGTCTGCCCAACTTTTTAAAATTAACTCATTCTCATCATTCCATTTAACATTTCTAGGAAATTTAGTTTTTAATTCCTTATTTTTACTATCAGCTTCAAATGTTAAACCTTTGATCATTACATTAAAAAAAAATCAATCTTTTAAATATTTATATTGTAAAATTGAATTTCTCTTAAAATAGATTCAAAGAAAAATAAGCTAATTTCATAATGATACTTAAAAATTCTTATCATTTCATTGGTTAAATTTTCTAATCTTTCTAAATGATTATCTTTTATCCATATTGGTTTTGTTTTTTTATTTGATTCTTCCTTAATTAAATCTCTTATTTTGTTAAAACTTTCTTCAAATAAATTTATTGTCTTTTTATCAATGTTAATAACTTTTAATGGTGTCCCTTTTTTAATAAATATACTATTTTTTAAGATTTCATTTAAATCAAAAATAGCTTTCTTTTTTTTTATACTATAGCTTTTAAAATGATATTTGTATGAATCTTCTATCATACCCTTATAAAAATAAATATCATCTTTATCTTGACAATCCAAATTTAATTTATTTTCAAAAACATCTGCATATTCTCTCATTATTGATAAACTTAAGTCAGTATTATATACTATATCACCCATTTTATGAAGGACAGCAAATGGATTTCTATAGTTATTAGACACATCAGTTGTATCAATAAAAATATCTTGCATTAAACCCTGGCCACTTAGGTCATTTAGTATATCATATCTACAAAATTCCCATTCCATGCCTAATTAATATAAAATAGAAAATGATTAAAGGAATTATTTTAATGTAATGTATATGGAATTCAATCACAATTTTTGTGAATCAAGAATAAATAATTATAATCCACCAGAAATATGGAATTCATACTCATCATTAGCAATATCTGTTGTACCATTACTATATAGAACCCCAAATTCAGATCTACTTTTGAATATAAAGTATCTATTAATTTTTAATGGTATTTCAAGTTTTATTTATCATTACTATTTAAATTGGTTAGGAAAACAACTTGATGAATTATCAATGATACTTATAAACTATTTTGGACTAAGCTTTTTACTAAATGTTTTTTTTACAAACAATATTTATTCGAAATATAAAGTTAACCTTACTAAACAAATACATATTTATTTTACTATTTTATTTATGACTATTAATACATTTCCTTCACTAGATTTTCTATTTCCAAATCTATTCTTTTTGTATTTGATACCAACAATATATCTCATTTACAAAATTTCATTTTTATACAACATAAGTATAGTCAAAATAAATCAGTCTTTAGCCATATCTCTTGTGGGTGGAATATCATGGTTAATATCAGAAAATTTTTGTAATGATATTACTAAATATGGACATGTAATTTGGCATTTATTATTTCCACTTGGATTTTATAAAATTGTTGAATTTTTTGATAAGAAATTTTCTACATAATTTCAATTGTTATAATAAAAATTGACATGAATATTAGTTAAATAAATAATTTATCTAATATTAATGAGTCTTACCAATGTTGAATACACGCCAAAAGAATTAAATTCAATAGTGTTGAAGAATTTATTACTAATGTTTAAGAGAAGAGAATATATAACCGATGTCGAAGATATTTTCTCAAAATTGTCAGGTTCTACATTAACAAACACTATTTTAAATGTAAAAGGAGAGAATACTAATGAAACTGATACCAAATCTAAATCTAAAAATTACCAAATATATATTTCTGGTAGTAAAATTAATTCTATCTCTCAAGGGTCTCAAATTGATGATTTTTTAACAAAAGATATTAATGATAAGAAATTTTTGATAGTCCCAGAACCAAATAAAAAAGTTTTTAAGCAATCTAAAGAACAATATCCAAATACTGAAATTTTTTCTGAAGATGAACTTTTAGAAGATATTCCTTCAAAAGATATTATTCCGAATCATCATTTATTGAACAATGAAGAGAAAGAAGAATTATTAAAATATTTCCAGTTAAAGTCTTTCAAAAAGATATTTGAATATGACATAATGAGTAGATATTATGGAGCAGTGCCAGGTGATGTATTTAGAATCGAAAGATACAATACGACATCAGGAAAAGGAATAGATTATAGAACAGTAGTGCCTGGTAAATATGATCTTATTTTTTAAACTGAATACACTTTTTGTTTGCTATGTAAAATGAATACTTTATTGAATAAAAAATTTTTTTTAAATTTCTAGTTTATAATATTAAAATGATAAAAGATCTATTTAGTCTAATTAAAAAGCAAAAATATAATGAAATTATAAAAAAGATCAAATCAAAGTCTAATGAAATTAATTTTAATTTTAAATTTGATAATGAAAGCTATTTTCTTGAATATGTAATTGAATCTAAAAATTTAAATTTAATTAAAGAGGTCCTAAAAAAGAACATTTCGATTGATATAATTGATTCAAATGGTAATACAATACTTTACAATCTGATTAAATTTGATAATAAAAACTCATTAGATATTATCAAACTATTATTGAAGAAAAATAAAACTGAAGAAACATATGGAGTAAATTTATTGGATAAACAAGACATTTATGGAAGAACATGTTTTTTTTATTGTATATTATTTAATAATGTATCAGCACTTGACCTACTAATAAATTATTCAACAGATGGAAAAAAGGATAATCAATTAATTTCACTTATTCAAGATATTAAAGATAATAACGGTGATAATATTTTATCATATTGTTTTAAAACAGATAGAATAAAATTTATTTCAAAATTACTATCAATTGATGACCAATTCAGGAGTGTAATAAATGATAATGGTGAAAATCTTCTTCATTTAGCAATATTATCATTTTCAGTTGATATTATTGAATATATTCTAAAAATAGAATCAACAAAAAAATTAGAAATAGATTTTAATCAAAAAACCTTTGATGATGGTTTTACTCCTTTACAGTTATTAATATCAAAATTAGATAGATTCTCAGAAGATAAAATATTTAATGTCGTAAAAAAAATATCTGAAAAATCAGATTTATTTCATACTGATAATTTAGGTAATAATATCATTCATGAATCAATAAAAGAAATGAATTTTGACTACATTAACTATTTTACAAATAAAATATTGTCAAAAATTAATGATGAGACCATAACGGTGGATGGTAATTTTTTTAACTTTACAAATATATATGGATATACTCCTTTACACTTACTAATAGAGTCTTTAAGAATTGAAAATTCTAGTTCAGACAAGGTAAACAATGCTATTAAGTTATTGATTGAAAACACGGATCTTAATATTCAAAATATTTATGGAGATTCAATAATTCATCAATTACTGAAAAAAAATTTGTTTATTCAATTTGTTGATTATCTAGAAAAAAAAGAAATTAATATATTTATTGAAAACAAAAAAGGAACAACACCATTTGAATTAATTAAAAATTACAAATCTGAAAGTAATATCACTATAATGAATACGGTCTATAAATCCTATTATAACACGCTTAAAAATTTATCAAAAAACAAATTAGAAGACAATTTTAAAAAATTAGAAAAATGGGAAATAGAATGTTCAAATAATAAATTACCATTCGAAACATGTATTAAAAATATAAAGGAAATAATTTTTTCAAAAAATAATAGAAGATCAATCCCAAAAGAAAAAATAGTAAAATATGATTTTGATTCAGGAATTGCAATAAATGATTGTTTTTTTACTGGATATCAAATTGATACACTCTTTGGATTACTTTTGTTAAAGGAAAAATTTAATGTGAAAATTATATTAGGATATCCCCTAACTGTAAATGAAGAATTAGAAAATACATATTCTGAACTTGGAGTAAACTATATGCATGAATTTAATTTTAACAATATTATGATATATTGGGTCTATCAAAAAATAGTTTTCCCAAAAAATTTTGATGAAAAACTAAAGGAATATAGTAACAATAAAGATATTGTTATTATACCAATAGGTATCGAATTATCAAATGGTGCACATTCAAATATACTTTTTTGTGATTTTAAAAATAACATAATTGAAAGATTTGAACCAAATGGCTCAAATACACCATTAAATTTTAATTATAATTCTAATTTACTAGATAAAATCCTATATACCAAATTTCAAAAAATTAGTCAAAATATAAAATACTTAAAACCTAGTGACTTTTTACCAAATATTGGATTTTCTATTATTGAAAATATAGATAGCCCTTGTAGAAATATAGGAGACCCTAATGGATTTTGTACAGTTTGGTGTATATGGTATTGTTACCAAAAATTATCTGATAAAGAAAATCTAAATTTAGATTCTAAACAGTTAGCTAAATATTTTATAAAAGTTTTAAAACTCCAAAATAAAAATTTTAAAACAGTCATTAGAAATTTTAGTAAAAATATATCTTCTTTAAGAGACAGATTTTTGAAAAAATATAATATTGATATTAATGATTGGATATCTGCTAACTATTATGAAGATACATTAATAAAAATGGAAAAGGATCTTATTAGTAATTTTTCTCTTGATATCTAAATAAAAATATCATCATAATCATCTCCTCCTTCCTGGCTATCACTGTCCTCCTCTATTTCATCTACTTCTTCTTGGTTAATCATTTGATCCAAATTTTCTGATTTCTTTTCTTCTACTGGTGTTTCCAAATCTGTAACATTTCCATAAAAATTTTTAACTTCTTCTTCTGTAGCAAAATCTAATAATTTACCAATTACTTTTATTTGATAATCTAATTGATTAATTCTTGCTTTCACTACTTCTACTTTAACGAAATTATTAACTTTTAGAACTTCCTTTGATTTTTTATGTAAAAAATGATCGTATATATCCCATGTATCCAAATCAATGTTTTCTTTTGGAATGAATATCATTATAGGTCCATTTACTGCTAATATTAAAACTTGATTCAAGTTTTTTATTTGTACAACTAACTGTGTATTCTCTATAGGAATACAAATTCTACAATGAAATGAAACTTGAAAATTACAACATCCAGACAAATTTTCAGGTTCCATATCCATAGCCTCAGAATCCTCAATTCTATATACTTCATCAATAAAACCATTCTTATTACATTTTTTCTCAACTTTCTTTCGTAATGTCATCTTTATAATATTTTTTATATCACTATTCATTTGATTCGGCTTTATCTGAATTTTAGAATATTGTGTTATATTTTTATATGGTGATACAAGCATTATTTATTAGGTTAATAACCTTTTAAATAAATAATCAATTTTTTTCTATAATAATTATATGTATAGTAAAAAATATCTGATCGATTATGAATTAGAGGGCGGATCACCCAAACAACCTCAACAACCTCTTCCTTTTTTTGATCAAAATAATAAATTAAGCACTACTGCATCATATATATATTCAAGAGATCCAAATAGTGGTATGTTTTATTTTGCATTTTGTAGAAAAGTACTTCCAGGAAGAAGAATTATGATTAACGGACCACCTCGCGGTGCTGCTGGAACTGAAGAAAAATATCATGGTAAATGGGGATCATTTGGTGGTAGTAGCTCTAGAAGTAGTAAACATACTTTAGCTGCTGCAATTGATGAAATTAATGACGAAGCCAATTTAGATTTTAAACATAATGCTCATGTTAATATAGATACATCTATAAATGTAACAAAACAATTAAATTTAAAGTTTTATATAAATAAAAATGGTGTTGGTATATTTATATTTTTTCTACCAGACTTTAATTTATTTACAACATTTTTTCCAAAATATCCTTCTGTAAGAAAAGGTCCAGCTTTAGTTACTAGTAGTCATGGTGAAATTGACACTGTTTCATCATTTAATATGGATGATATAAGGGAACAACAAGATATAGAATATAGATCAAATATTAATAACTACTTTTTATCATATAATTTGGATACGTTTAATGATACAGTAATTCCATATATTAGTTTTGTTTCAAATGCTTTTGGAACAAATAATTTTTCTAATCCAATTAGAGCTATAAAAGATACTAAACCTAGAGATAAACCACAAGATAGAAATTATTATAGAGAAATACAAGATCGTAAAGGACGTAGATATGTATATGCTTAAAAAGGTAATATCAAATTATACCTAAACTTTTAATATCATCTAAATTCTTACTATTAATTAATCTAATAGCTATACTTGCACATGTAATCTCCAATAAATCGCTTACTTCTAAGTGCTCAAATGCTTCTGATAAATCTCTTAGTCTTTCTAAACTTAAAGTACTTACATACTTGTTTAAATCATGTCCAATGTAATTTGCTAATAAATCATCTTTATCACCAAAAAATGCACCTTGTATGAGTGGTGAAGGTATTGAAAATTTAGTAATATGGTTATCAGCCATAAATTTCTTTAACTTATAACTTAGTCTAATCCAATCATTTATCAAAAAATTTTTATTCAAACAGCTATTATTAAAAACAATAATTTCTTCATCATTAGTATGATTTTTTAACAATTTAGAATCATTAAGAACATCAGTTGGTATTCTATATATATTTTTATTTATCTCAATTTTATTAACCTTTTCTAAAAAATCATTCCACTCAACATCTAAGTAACATAATTCTTGATCATTTAAAATTTTTGATAAATTTTCATCATTAAATAATTCTAAATCTTTATATTTTATAAAAAATCTTCCTTTTTCTAAACCTAACTCCTCATAAATTTTATGATATAGGTAATCACTATGAGTATCAAAATTTAACAATGAAGTATCTACTTTTTTATTAGATTCATCTGAAACTTTTTTCTTCTTATTTTTATTTATTTCATACTCAAAAAATTCGTGATTAATTTTAATCACAACTTTCATTAAAAAAATATATGCTTATTCTTTATACAATTTGAATTAATTTAGTTTAAGTTGTACAGACGGAAACTCAACATCTTCATCATCTCCTGCAAGAATTATGTTCACTGGATCACCATTTAATATATCAACATCCATTTTATCTTTTATTAATTTACTTAAATTTGTTGACAAATCATCTTCTGATCTCATGAATTCTGCATACAATATTCCTGTTCCAAACAAAACCATTGTAATTTCATTCTTAAACTCATTTGAATACTTTTCAATAAACTCTCCTAATTTCAAATCTGTAGTTTCTTTAAACTTACTCCATGAATTTAACTCTAGTTCACCTACTTTTATTTTAGGAGCAGAAATAGGATCAGATGATATCATCAAATTAGTTGCAAGGTTAACAAAAGTACTTTTATATAACTCAACATTTTTCTCAATCGAATTTGACTCATGATAACAATACTTAAGCAACTCAATAGTAATTAGCCCTGATACTAGTGAAGTTGTTGTAACAACAGCTGGAATTATCTTACCCGCAATTGATTTTGTTTCTTCAAAAGATATTGGACTTATCCCATAATTTATTGCCCTTAAATTAGAACATGATTGAACATACTTAACATGATAATTTTGATCATCATCCTTCTCAAATATGTTAGGTCTAAATTTTGTAATTGTATCATGATCCTCAATTGCTAACTTTCCTATATCTGGTAAATCATCATTCGAAATTGAATCTTTCATGCTCTTAAGTTCTGAGTCATCCTTTGCTATTTTTACATCCTTTATTTCATACTCGTATAAATCATATTCTACTGATAATAAATCTTCTCTTTTTAAAATCTTCTGATTTAGACCAAATGAATACATTAATAGTCTTGTAGTTGATTCAATAAAATCTAACACATTGCTATCTGAAAGATCTAAATCCAATGGTTTTGGACATCTTTTACCTTTCGACCAAAACATAGTCCCATCATTATTTAAACTATCTTCAGGGAAATTTGATAATATCTGAATTATTTGATCTCTAAATGTCTCCAAAAATAACCTTCCAGCCCATATTGCACATTTGTTCCAAGTTGGAGGATAATACTCACCTAAGTATAAATTGATATCTTTCATTGCTAAACCCTTATCATATCCTGGTAGTGAATCCAAAAAAGACTTATCTTCTAAAAATTTATTGACATTTTCTGGTCCTCTTCTAAAATTATCAAACATATCCATTGAAAAATGAATAGTATGATGAATCATATTTGGAAAATTCTTAATCGTACAAACTGGAAAATTTGCTTCCTGATCTGGATCATTACTATTACTGTAAGTTTCTGTTATAAATGGTATCACAGGTTGAGTATTACCTTTCATACCTTGGGTTCCACTTTCAAATAAAGGTTTCAGATAATTAAAGCATTGTTCATCCATGTATCTACGAGCTGAAATATTATCAAGAGCATTTACTACTCCAATAATATTTTCTTTCATAAATATTCTATTAATTAAAGATTGATTTTCTGGACACATCTTTTGGTCTAATGGCTGAATGTTCATATTAGGATTAATTTTCTTTATTTGTTCTGCTGCAACTTTACTTTTAGACTTTTTCAAATGATCATTCCTGAATAAAAATTGTCTACTTAAGTTTGAAATTTCAATATGATCAGGATCTGTGATTATTAATTTTCCTTCACCTTTTGTACAAAAATCTAATTGAGCTAGATTTTTTAACATTTCACAACCAATCGCACCGCAACCAACCATAAGTAAAGATGAATTCTCTACATATTCCTTAAACTTGTTACCCATCAAATATGATAAGGATAACTCTGGAGGACCATTATCCTCTGGCTTTTTATCTGGAACTAAATTATGATCTGAGTATATAAACCACTGTCTTAATGGTGTAAATTTGCTAGTCATCAATTTAATAGCTTCATTACTAACATATGAACCAATAATTGATGAAACACAATTAATCTCAATCCCTAAAGATCTACGAATTTTTCCTAAATTTTTATCACTAATTCTCCCTACTCTATTATCCATATCCTCTGACCAAATATCATTAATATTTTCATTGTCTGTTAATAACAACTTGAGAACTGATATATCAAAAAACTCATTGAAACTATCTGGTAAAATAGAGGAACCTCCTGCAGCATCTAGCCTATTCAAAAATGATTCCAAACAGTTATGACTAAAAATTTTCCCAGTTTTTTCTATATTTATTGTTCCATTTTGTAAATCCATTTTCATAAAAAGTTCACTTTCTAGTTTTGTTCCATCTAGATTTCTAAGAGAAACTGTGTTTCTATTTTTTATCAATATTTTGAACTTGTTTTCCCTTAGAAAATCAATATTGTTTCCAACCAAACAACTAAAGCTTACAATATCATTGTCTTTTATATTATTCAGATCACCTAAAACCTCAACATCTCCCTCTAATCCTATATTCTCAATTTGTAATGGATCGACTATTTCACCATCCAAATCCTTAACATCATGATTATCCAAAACATCCACAAATATAAATCCTGATACTCCTGATGATAAACACCATATCATTTTACATGATTTTTCTCTGCAATAATTATTAATATTAATTGCATCTAATCCTGATCCACCATTTAGTATTACCAAAGGATTTGTTTCATCAATTACCTCTTTGTAATTAGAAACAACATCAATCTTACACATAGGATTCAACTGATTTAATTCAATTCTTCCTCTTGAACTATCTTCTTCATTAAAATATAACTTATTTACTCCAGAAAGCAATAAGTTCTTAGAAATTTCTGTTAATAAATTATCTCTCTTACCTAACATTAAAACACTACTATTAAACAAGTTTTTGGTAGCACCCTCTCCGTAGGTTAAATTTTGGCGATTATATCTATCCATCATAATAATTAATTCTAATATTAATAATACTAGAATTAATCAATTTTTTATTTAATTGTAGTAATCACTATCATAAGGATCGTCAATTACAAATCCTTTTCCGCTTTGATTACCTCTACCACCTCTACCTCTACCACCTCTACCTCTTCCATCATCTCGACCACTATTTATATTTTCATCACTTCTTATTGATGAATTATCTGATTTAGCAGCATTTTTTTTATCTAGACCTACTTTTACTAATTCTTCTAAAGAAGGATTTATATCAGCTAAAAATTTACTTTCAAATACATCTCCATATTTTTTCAAATGATTAATATATAAATTTCTTAACATATTAAATTTATCAGATAATTTATCTATATCATTCTCGATTAAACTTATATTTTTACTATCTAAAGGTTCTTTTCTATACTTTACAATATTCTCACTAATTTGATCTAAATAACCTCTATCAAAATATTTACTTTCAGTCATACTATTAGAAAATTCTTTAGTTTCATTTACAATCTTTTCTATGAATTTATAATTTATGTTATCTTTAATTTTAATCATTATTTCATTTATATTTTTCCTAATAATTTCCTTATTTTTACTTTTATTAAGGTCTGAAAACAATTGTACTAATTTACTATACAATTCATTATTCTTAGAATCTTTTATATTTTTAATATAATTTTCTTTCAAAAACTTTGTTAAAGAATCTTTTTTGTAAATTTTAGTCACATAATTATCATAAGTTTGAGATTTAGTTAATCTATCAACCCTTGATAAAAGTATTTGATATCTTCCTTTTATAATATCTAACTTATTTAAATCAAGTTCTGCTTTTTTTGAAATTTCTAAACTTTCTTTTATGGTTGGATCATTTAGAAGCACACCAGAAAAACTAGTACCTTCTCTAATCATAGATAGCTTTACCAAATAATTTACATTAATAATTCTTTCCATAACTTTGTCATCACATATACAATTTTTATCTTTTTTTGTAATATTTAATTTTTTGTGCTCTGTTCCAACTTCTATTTTATCAGTAGAATCTTTTATTAGTCTTAAATCACCAGAATTATAAGAATCCAAATAATAACCATCATTATCATAATCATCATCTATTTTACCAAAAATAATTGAATTTATATAATTTCCAGGTTTGAAATAAGATTCATATTTAGTATTACTAAAAAGTAATTCTTGAAAAGGAAAAGTAGTAGTATTATCTTTTCTTATTTCGTACAATTTAGATCCATAGATATCATAGATGAAATTATCTTTCTTATAGCATATGTAATAATCAGTACCAGAAAAACGGAGTATTACTAATTTCAAATTATCAGAATCGGTTCCTACATTCATATCTCTAAAATCAAAACCACCAAAATCAAAACTATCATTAGAATCTTTTGTATTTACACTAACAACCGAATTTCCATCATCTTTTTCAGATTCATCTAATAATGATAATATATCTTCAACTGAGTTTTTATCTGATATTATTTCTCCACTTGAATCTTCATCTGATATTATTTCTTCACTTGAATCTCTTCCAGATACATATTTGAAAAATACTTCTTCAATTGAATCTACTTTTGATTTTCCTTTGTAGCCCAAAATTTCAAATATATAGCTTGAAAAATTATATCCTGATAAACTACTTATTAATTTTGATAAGAATGAACTAAATAAATTATTAGTTATTTCTCTATTTAAATTAATTTCATAGCAATCCTTAAGTTCAAAATTAATAGCTTGTATTATTTTTGCTTTTCTTTCTTCCTTTTGTTTTTCTGTTGCATTATCTGGTAATGGTGTTGTATCATCTGATGTCAAATTTCCAAATATCTTTTCTTCTGCAATATTTTTTATTGTCTTTGAAAGTTGACTCTCAAGATCTGCTATTTCAGTTTCTAATTCAGACTTTTTATTATTAGGATCATATCCTAATTGAGCTATTAGATCATATTTATAATTAATATTTGATTCAATTTCTTTGATTTTAGAAATTTCGTCTTTGCTATATTCAAAATCTTTTATAATTTCTTTTAATCTTTTAACTTCATATTGTTTATTCAAAGCATTTTTTATTTTATTTAATTTATCTACACATCTAATTGTATAACTATCAGTTGATTCAATTTTAGATATTTTTTTTTCATCAGTATCATTATCACTAATATCATAAATTGACATTACAAATTCCCTAAAATAGTATTTTAAACTTTCGACATCAATAAAATTTTCTCTTATAAGATTTGAAAATAAATGTCTATTTTTATGATTTAATGATTCTAAATTAACTGAAAATTTTTTAGCTATATCAATATTTTTATTTTCATGAACTCCAAATCTTTCTAATATGTCATCCTCTAAATTATTTATATTATCTTCATAATCTTCATCTAAATCTCCTTCTACAATTCTGTCTAAAATACTTGATGTATATAAAAAATCATCAACAGATTCTTTTTTTTGCTTTTTTATTTTTTTTCCTTCCTGATTTGAACAATATTCTATAATTTCCAATGTATAGTCTAAATATGGAATTATCCTATCGAATATTTTTTTATCATTTTCTATACTTTCATTAGATTTTTTAAATTTAGATATATACTCATTACATGATTCTTTAATAGTTTCAATATCTTTATTAATGGTTTCTTCAATACTTGCTTTTTCTATGTTACTAGTTTTACCTTTCAATTCTGATAATTTTTCAATTAAGTTATTAACAATTTCTCTGATATTAATCATATAGTCTTTTGATTCAGTTAGCCTTATAATTCTTGTCTTATCAATATTTTTATTTGATTCTAATAAATTTTTATTATTAATATCTTCTTTTTCTTTATTATATTTTTCTTTTGCTTCTCCAAGAGTTATAATTTTATTTGGTAAAATTTCTAATTCAAATTTTAGATTTTGTATTTGTCTATTTCTTGAATTCATGAACTCAGCAAAAATAGGATCATAATCACTAAATTTATTATTTAATTCTAATGAATCATCAGAAGTTAACTGATTAAGATTTCTTAATTTATCAGAATGATAATAATTAAAAAAAGATGCTCTTAATGCTTTTAGTTCATCATATCCAAAATGATATTTGTTAATAAACTTTTCTATTTCCTCTTGTTCCTTAAAATATCTGAAGAAATTATATAGAAATTCATTGAATGTAAAATCTGTAATATCTTTTTCTCTTCTCTGTTCGAATCTATCATTAGCATCTTCCGAATCTACATAAGAATATTTCTTATAATCGTAATATTTTTCTACAAATTCTTTAAAATTAATTTTTTGTTCATCCTCTTTCAAAATATTTAATCTATAAATATTTTTTAGTCTTGAGTTGTAATCATTTATATCATTCTTGTATTGATCTATAATTTCATTAAATGAATTTTCATAGTGTGATTGGTCTTCATCATCTAATTTGGAAAATTCATACTCAGTTTTACTAATATTATCATTAATTATTCTAATTTGTTCACTATAAAATTTAATTGCTACAATTTCATTTTCTCTTTGTTTCAAATTACCTTCATCTAATTCATCATTCGTTTTCATTTCAAAATCATTAATATGAGAATAAAATAGTTTATTAATTAATTCTTGGTCTTGGTCTTCTTTATCTTTCAAATATTTATATATTGTTCCAAAAGTATTATCAATCGGAAAATCAGCATTATATCTATCAAATATTTCAGAAATTAAATCATTATTTACAGTCAAATTAAATTTTAATAAAGATTGAGCTTCTTCATATTCTTGAATTAATTTATAAATTTCTATTTTTCCAGAATATATTAAATAATCATTTATCAATTTAAATATATCTTCTTTTATTTCTTCATTTTCATCTTTAGTATATTTTTTTCTAAATTCTTCTTTTTTCTCTTTAATAATAATCTCAAAAGATTCTATATTTTTATTAATATTTTGATAATATTCACTAAATTTTCTAATTAAATCATCGTAATTTTCATTATTTCCAAAGTTTATTCCTTCTATTGATAAAATATTACCTAAAACATCAATAATATTATTGTAAATTTCAATATAAGTTTCATATCTTTTTATCAATTCCTCTTTTTTGGCATTAAAAAAATCAACTTCATCATCTTTTTTAGGAATAATGTCAAATAACTCATTTCTTCTTAATTTTGTTTTGTAGTAATCTATAAACATTTTTTTTGTATTTTCATCATACCAATCAATATCTATAGTCATACCAATACTTTCCCTCTCTAATCTATAAAGATTATAGCATACTTTTTGTAATTGTTGCGAATATCTATAATAATTGTCATATCTCAGAAATTTAAAATCAAATCCATTTTCTTTTTTGGACCCATTTACTTCTAACAATAGTTTACCTAGCTCTTCACTATTCTTAAAATTAAGTGAATAAAAATAATCTAAATAATTTTCAACTCCAATAGCCCATACACTACTTTTTTCTTTTTTATTTGCTAATCTCGATTTAATATTAGATTTTGCATCTAAATTATTAATATTAGATTCATGATATTCAATTAATTTTATATGATTTTGGTACTCTTTATTTAACTTTTCCTTATCTTTTTCAAATAATTTTATTCTACTATCAAATCTATATTTACCTACTTGTATTGAATTTAAATAGTTTTTCATAATTAATAGTGGTGTTTTTGTTTTATCATTACTATCTGGATTACCTGGATTAATAAATTTATAAAGAATTGAAATAAATTTAGATAATGAGAAATCATTTGATGTAACTAATTTAGAAAATTTATGATCATCCACTAATTCTTCGTGATAATATGGAATTATTGGCTTACTATTTTCACCTAGTAAAAATCCTTTGCCATAAATAATATATGATTTGGAAAACAATAAACGTAATAAACATTCAGAATCTTCAATTATATTCATATCTTTTAATAAGTTTATTAAATAATATACCATTTTTTCATTTTCTTTTAATTTTTTTAAAAATTTAAATTGGGGACGTCTATTTTTTATTTTAGATTGACTTCTTTCACTTTCAGAAGTAATATTTAATTTTTGGTTTATTAATTCTACTAATCTTTCATCATAATTAGTGCTATTATAATAATAATCAATACGGTCATCAAGATAAGTATATATATCATCAATATCTAACCAAATATCTTTATTTTCATAATGATCTAAAACATCTTTTAGTTCTAGTAATATATTAATAATATCATTTCGATCAATTGAACCAAATTTTTCTTCAGCTACGAAATTATTAATAACATCATTTAATTTTTTAAATCTATCAAAAAATAATTTATCTTTTACTATATAATATTTAAGACTCATATTATTTGGATCTCTTACAAAAAAATTTAATATATGTTTATCATTTTTACCAAATATAAATTTTTCTAAAATATCTTTTGGATATTCTTCATTATTATTATTACTGATCTTTAAAAATTCATATTTAATTATTTCAACTAACAAGTCATATACATCATTTATATCATTTATATCTTTTTTAATTTCATCTAAAAAAGAGCTTAAATATCTAATGTTCGCACCAGATAGATATCCTAATTCTTTAAAATCATTAAAAATTTGTTCTAATTCATTAACATTATTATTATGTCCTTCTCCACCTATTAAATTTGAATTATAATAATTTTGGTATATTCCCTCATCATAAACATAAAAATATGCTTTTATTATACTAAGGGCGTTTCTTATATCATCTTCATTACTATTATTATTATTAATATCTTGATTTATAAATTCTTTGAGTTCTAAGAGATAATCATTTCTTTTTTTATTTAATTCAGGTAATTGATCATCAATAAATGATCTTTGAAATAGATTATACCTGTCAATATGACCTAAAGACTTTGTTTCTATATAGCTTTTAAGAACTGTCAATTTAACATTATCGCTAAAAATTGCATTACTAATGTCTTCTACAGTTATAGGTTCATCATATATTCCTATATTATTACCATCTATTTTAATAGGTTCTTTATATAATTCATTACAGATGTAATTTTTAATATTTTCAAAAATAATACCTCCTATATTTTGTTTTTTATTAATATTATCATATTTACTTTTAATAAATGCTAATAAAAAATCACTTGTATTTTTTCTATTAATATCAGTACATCCAATCTTTTTTCTCAAGTTTTTTTCAAAAAATTCATTATCAAATGTATCTATTTTATCCTTCGCTAAATCAAAAATTTTCTGATGATCATTTGTATCTAGTTTCAAATTAATTTTATTGATTTCTTTTAGATAAGCTAAAACTTCAAATTCAATACCGTTTAAATTACTAATTCTAATAACTTCCTCTAATTTACTGCAGCATTCATCATAATTATCGATTTTAACAGAAAATTGAAATGGATCAAACTCATTAACATAAACTTCAAAAAAGTACTTGATTTTTTCACTAATATCCTCAAAAATAGATTTTTTTAAGATAGTATAATTACTATCATAAAGATCGTTAACAACTTTTAGATTGGATATAAAAAAAGAATTCTGATAACTTTTTATTTTTTGATCTAAAAAATTTTCTTTTACAGCTGTTGCTTCATAAATCTTAAAAAATTTATTTCTAAAATTAAATAGAAAATCTTTATCATTTTGTTTATCATATTCAAAATACATTAGTATTATTTCTGCTGTAGCATTATCTGTAATTCCTACTAACTTAATTTCTTCTTGGATAATGCTAATGTAATCATCATATTTGGTTATTTCTCTAATTTTATTTTCTACATCTACCAAATTAAATTTTTGAATTTTTCTCAATTCGTCTACAGAATCAAGTTTTTCACTTTTTGTTCCAAAAATACCAAAAAAATTATTAATTGACATATTTACAGAATTCTCACCTTTTATAAATAATCTTATCAAAAAGAATTTGAAGAATTGCTCATTATCTTTTCCTTCGAGTATATTAAATTGATATAGATACCAATAATAATATTTTTCACTAAATATTTCATTGTCAAATTGTCTTATTAATCCAATTTTATCTTTTTTCAATCTTTCTAAATATTCAAAATATCTATCATATCCTTGAAATTCATTATTATCATTATTATTTGGAATAAATAATACAATTTGAATGACTTGTCTAACAATATCTTCTAGTAAATCAATGAATATATTTATTCCACCTCTAGTAAATTCAAAATTATCTACTAAAATTTGATTTAATTCATTGCTCTCTTTTTCTAATTCACTCATTAAATTTGGAATAATTTTAGAAACTTCATTTTTATTATTTTTATATTCAGGTTTATATATTCCCTTAAATGAATTAAAGATTTCCTTAATGATAGTATCATAATTAAATTCATTTATCTTTTCATCTTTTAAAGAAATTTTATTTTCATTTAGTTGTTTTTTTAATTTTTCAATATCATTATCAAAACTAAATTCATTAATTTCATCGTTGATTTTATTAATATTTTCTTCAAAATATTCATTTTTTTCTTTTACAAATTTTATAACTTCATCATACACTTTATTTAGCTCTATTTTGTAATCATTTTGATTTTTTACATTTATAGAATTTAAATCATTATCTTTGAATTGAAGATTATATTCAATTATTTCTTTATTATTATCATAAAATGAATTTGTAAAATCTAATTGTTTGAACTGATAAAAATTTATTTTTGTATCACATGCTAAATTTTTTATCATTAACTTTACTAATGCTATTGATTTATTTACATCATCAGCTAATATTTTTTCATCAATAAACAAATTTAGTTTTTTTATTAAAAAATTCAAAAAATCTACTTTACTAGATTCTTCATTAGATATTTGGTAACTTTTATATTTATTTAATTCAAACAATAAATTATTATTTTTCAAATTAGTCCTATACAATAAAAATAATGCATCTATTTCTAAAAAAATAGTATCAATCTCTTTTATAAATTCTGGTCTTTGATTATTACCATAATCTTTATTCAAATTTTTATCTCTTAATATTGATAATTTATTATTAATTTCATTCATAATTTTTTCTTTTCTATTTGTAGAATAATTTTTTTTTAAATTAGATAAATAACTCATATTTTTTAATAAAATATCTAATCGCTCATATTTTGAATTAAAATATTTACTATTTCTACATTCTAAATTATTTATTAATTTTTGTAAATGATCTATATTTTTATCATAATTTTCAAATATATCAAGAGCATCATAAAATTGATCTGTATTTTCTACTGTTTTTCTTTCTTCTTCATAAACTATTGAATCTTTGATTTTACTTTGGAGAAGTCTATCAAATTCTATTATTTCTCCAGCTTCACTTACGGTAACTCTAGCTTCGTCAGCATTAATCCATTTAGTTAAAGATTCCTCGCCAGCACCTCCTTTCATTTCTAACTGCTTTAACAATTTTAAATATTTTGATTTATATTTAATAAACTTTTCGTAATAATTTTGCATATAGAATGATCTAGAAAATCTTTCAATATACTATTTTTTATTTTATAGTTTACATTAATGGATTCAAAAGTTTTTGATAAAATTAATTTTAAGGAAAAATACATCAAATATAAAAAAAAATATCTTGAATTAAAGAAATCTAAGGGTATGACAGGAGGGAATTATAGACATGATATATGGATTGAAAATAATTTTTTTGAAGATAACAAGTTTTCAAAAATAAGCAATTATTGTAAAAAATTATTGAATGATCTTAAAGAAGATGAAAGAACAAATGATAGAAAAACATTATGTTTACATCCTGAAAAACATAAAGAAGTATATAATTTAATTTATGATGATCCTAAATTTAATGAATATATAAAATCAATATCTACAAGAAAATATAGATTAAGACCAACATTTCCAATAGAATTAAGAATGTATCCTACTGGATCAAAAGGAATGCGTTGGCATATGGATACTTCAATGTTTTCACCTGATTGTTTCGAAGTTGTTTTAACATTGGAAAATACTTCTGACAGTAAATTTTTATACGATTTGATGTTTACTAAAGAAGTCGATCCAAAACCAAATACTATGGCGATAGTAAAACCTTTATCAGTTTTTCATAAAGTTACACCAGTAACAAAAGGTTATAGAACAATATTAAAATTCGTTGTTGAATTTCTTGATGAAAATAATGAGAACAAATTTAATGGCAATTTTAAAAATGAATTAAGTAAATGTCCCTTTTAGTGATTTTATTTAAAGAATTAAATTATATAATTTGTATATGTCTAGTACAGAAGGTCAAACTGAAACTCCTACTGAAACTCCTACTGAAACTCCTGCCCCAGCTCAACAACAAACTGTAAATCTCGATAGTCTCAACACAGTTCAATGTCTTAATGTTCTTTGGTCCATGTTAAACCAAGCATCAAGTAAAGGTGCATTCACAATCGATGAATCATATGTTTTAAAAGTAATTTTCCAAAAAATTACCGCCAACCTTGCTCCAGATTCTCAAATTGTTGACGCGCCAGCTCAACCATCAAATACTAATGTTGATGTATAATTAGATTAATTAAAAATAAATAGAATCAAAATATAGTTTTGATTCTATTAATTGTTTCATTTTATTTAGGCTATAAATGTAAATGGTCCTAAAGTAGATGATCTATCTCTTATAAAAACTACATCACCCAGATTAATTTTATTTCTGTCAGGTAAACTAAATGAATGTTTCAATGTTCCATTAATATATTCAAAAAGAACATACTTATATAAACTTGACCCTACTTTCTTTTCGAATACAAAGTAGGTCTTCTTAACATAATCATTAACAATTTTACCAGAAAAGAAAAAATTAAATAAAAATGAATAAGGAATGTTTTTTTCATAAGGAAAAGGTCTTTTAAAATAAAATATTTTATCCCAGTATTTCTGTGAAAATGGTTTTAATTTCTTACCGTTAAGTATAAATCTACTCATTCCTTTCTTTTTCTTATCTCGATTATTCATATCTAAAATAGGATATTTTTGATCTCTATGATTGTAATAACCAACATGATATAAATTAGAATGAACATTACATCTAGGATTATATTTTCCATAAATACTAGAACAATTTGGTTCAAAGTTTTCCTTATTTGAATTTATGCTTGGATTAAAATATTCCTTATTTTTTTTACAGCTACCAATTAACATTAAAATAACTGCAATCATTAACACAAATAAATATTCTTTCATATACAATCAGTTAGATTAAATAAAATAATTAAATCTATTTATATTAAAACTATATTTTTTTAAAAATGTCATTCAATAATACATTTGTTGATAGATAATTCTTATCATCCAATTCTATACATAAACCAACATCTAATCCAACTAAAACTTTTTTCTTTTGAATTTTTAAATAACCTATTTTTGTTTCCTCTTTTAATAAATTTTCATCAACAACACTTACTTTATTTTCATTAAGTAAATCATATAACGACTCTAAAACCAGATAAATTTTATTATTATCTTTGTGTGCCAATACCCATTCTTTTGATAAATTAAATTTCTTAACTTCCTTATTTATTGATCCTTCATTATCATTCTTAATACTTTCCTTTAATGTAGAATCAATTGAATCAACTATATCCTTTATATTTTTCTCGATATCGTATTGATATTCTCTCATACTTAAATAGTAATTATTTAATGACTCTGTTATTGTACTGCTCATTGAGTAAAAATTATCTCTTAACTTAAAATTTTTATTGATTAAACCTTCTAACTTACTCATATTATCTTTTAAATCATCAATCAACCATGGAAAACTTTTCATGTCTGAAAAATTAATTAATAGTTTTCTCATTAACTGCATTGACAGATCTAATTTATTAATGTCATCTGATAAGTTGCTAATAACAATAACTAAATAAGTTTCACCATTATGATAAAAAGTGTGAATGTCCAAATCTTTTCTATTTTGAACAGTGCTACACCAAGAAATAAAAATTCCAAATTTTATATAATTTGTTACCATATCATTTTCCATTTTTTCTAATTCATCTTTATTTACTCTATAATTATAATTTTTTGATTCAAGCATTATAGTTTTTCCATCAGGAAAAGTTAACCAAGCGTCGCCAGAATGTGGAGTTTTTGCCTTATTATCATAAGTTACATCACCATAACGTTGAGATATAACTTGCTCCAACATATGTTCTCCAACCTCACCCTTTTTTGTTGAATTATTTGATACACCGGTTAATTTTTGAATCGAATACATCATTTCTTCTATCTGCCCACTTAAATATGATTCCTCAGAATCATCTCTTAAATCATTTAATTCTTCTAATTTTCTTAAAATCTGACAATATTCATTATCTTTCTTACTATTAATTTTAGGATAATGAATTTCATACCCAGTTCTAAAAATATCTTTTAACTTCTTATCTCGTTCCCTTTGTTTTAATTTAAAAACTTCAGGAAAATCTTTTTCATTAATATTAAGTGTCACTTCCATTTTAATTTATATAAACAAACATACTTTAAATAGATTTAAATCAATTCCTTCTTTTTCTTCTATTAAAAAAATTAGTAAAAATAAAAGCTATTATCACAAGTCTTAAAAACATCGTACTTAGTAATCTAAAATTAATTATTAAATACAATGTAACAGGTATCATTAAAATCTTCAACAATATATCCATCTTATCTAAAATTCATATAAATATATATTGGATAAATTATTCAATTTTTTGGATATTATTTATGAATTTATCAACAAATCTTTCTATTAATATACTTTTTTCTATATTGTTAATTTTATCACTTTTAATTTTATCTGATTTTCCAATTAAAAATTTTTTCATTAAATTTTTATCGAAATTATAAGCTTTAACTTCATTCTTTTTTAAAAGATATAATTTAGATAACCTATGCATTCCATCAATTATATTTCCATTGTATACTATAATTGGATAATCTAAATTGGCTTTTTTTATTTTAATGTAATCTTCTCTATATTTCTTTTTCTTTGGATTATTTAATACATCCATTGGAGAAAAATCACCCCAACAATTATCGTATAATAAATTAAATAAATTATTTTTTTCAATACTAATTTTCACACTTTTTGGTTTGAATATGTTTATGTATGCAATCATCATATCTACTGAATATATATTTTTTCCATCATTAAAAGTTCTCATTATAATATTAAATATAAAAAATATAATAATTCTTTATTAAACACTGAGAAATCTGACAAATGTAAGATTGTCTAGAGAACCTTTTTAAAAAAACGTTTTCAATTAATTTAATAAATAATCTACAATGTCAAAAATTGGATTTGTAGGGTTAGGCCGAATGGGATATAATATGGCCATGAATTTATCAAAAAACTATGAAACATTTGTGTGGAATAGATCAAAAGAAAAAGCTGAAAATCATAGTACTGAATTTGGATCAAATATAATTTCAGATGTTAAAAATATACCTATTCATTGTAATATAATTTTTTTCTGTTTACCAACACATAATGAAGTTAAATCAGTTATTTCTGAGATGAGAGAAAACTTAAATGAAACTCATATTTTGATAGACTGTACTTCTTCAGATTGTTCTGTACAAAAAGAAATATATAATGATCTTATAGAAAGTAATATTTACTTTTTTGATGCACCTGTTAGTGGTGGTCCAGAAAAAGCTTTTACTGGCGAATTAACATGTATGGTTGGCGGTAATAGAAATAAATTTATTGAAATAGAATCAGTATTAAAAACAATTTCTAATCCAATTTATGTTGGTGATATCGGTAATGGTTGTGCAATTAAGTCAATTAATAATATTCTTAATGTATCTCATTTATGTTTGGCATCTGAAGCTTTACAATCATTAAGTGATTTAGGAATTGACAAAAAAGTAGCATTAGAGGTAATAAATAAATCTTCAGGAAAAAGTTTAATGACAGAAGAAAGATTACCTATAGATGTATTTGAAAAAAATTATAACTTTGGTTTTTCGTTAGGATTGATGAATAAAGATGTAGGACTAGCAATGAATATTATAAAAAACCCAATAATGTTTTCAAAAATTAATTCTTTATTAAAAGAATCATTGGATAAATATGGTTATGATGCAGATTACACTGAAATCTGTAAATTATATTTTGAAAGTTAATCCAGACAGTTATGCCTTATTTTTCATACTAATTAAAATTTCTCTAACACTATCTTTTATATTCTTTACACCTGGACATAATCTTTTTAACCTTGTAGTATCTAAAAAATTATTAGACCTACCAGCAGCTAAAATTTCATTCTGTTCTTCAATTGAAAAATTTTTCCACTCAAATTCTGGATCTACTATCTCTTTATACATTTCCAAAATTTGATTATGACTAATCAAACCAGGATTTGTTAGATTAACTGTTCCTGTAATTTTTTTTTCAGCCATATCAATAGCCATTGGTAATAACTCTGGCAATACAGTCATTGAATTTGGAACAGAACAAATCTTTTCATAAGTAGTAATCTTCTTAATAAAATTTCTCTTACTATGACATGATGTTATTGGCATTCTTATTCTCAAATTTAGTGTATTAGAATCTAACAAGTGCATTAATTCGTCAGTAAATCCTTTTACTACAGAATAAGAAGAATCGAAAAAATTTGGTTCTGATTCTTCATCAAAACCATTTATTTCTTCACCAAAAGGATGTTCATCATCAAATTTAAATATACATCCTGTTCCTAAATATGTAAAATGTTTGTTATGCTTTTTAGCAAGTAGAGCTAATAAAATAGGTGAAAATAAATTATCTCTAACATTTTCATATATTTTTCCTTTTTGTTCAAGATAATCAATAGTTGTATATTCTTTGTCATCTATTTTACCATGAGTTCTACCGATAAAAGACATTATATGGGTACAACCTGAATTTAAAATTTCCCATTCCAAATCTTTTTTATTATTTACTCTTACATTACCTAAAATTACTTCGTGATCTGATAGTAAATCTAAAACTTGATTACCAATCCAACCTTTATGACCATAAATCAAAACTTTCATATAAATATAGTTTAAAGGTAACCTTTAGATTTCTTTTATATGCCTGAAGGACCAGAAGTTAAGAGACTTACGGTAAGAGTAAATAATTTAGTATCTCAACGTAAATTAAAAAATATAAAAATAAATAGTGGAAGATATACTAAAAAATTACCAACAAATTTTGAAAAGTTTAAATCTAGTTTACCATTAACTATAAAATCTGTAAATTGTCATGGAAAGTTTATATGGTGGGAATTCAAAAATAATGATGAAGATTCTGATCACGTAATGTTTAATACATTAGGTATGACAGGATATTGGACAAAAGAAGATAATTTGAAACATAATAATGTATCACTAATTCTTGATGATTTTTCAATACACTTTAATGATTATAGAAATTTTGGAAATATAATTTTTTGTGATAGGAATAATTTAGAAAAAAAGCTAAAAGATTTAGGTCCTGATTTATTAGCAATTGATAAAACATTAACTGGAATAAATGCAAATAGATTAGGATTAGAAGAATTTAAAAAAAGATTAGAAAGAAAAAGAAAAGATACAATGATCGCCTCAGCATTACTTGACCAAAAAGTAGCTTCAGGATGTGGAAATTATATTAGAGCAGAAGTATTATATCTAGCAAAAATTAGTCCTTTTAAGGAAATAGGAAAATTATCTAATTCAGAAAAAGAATTACTCTGGGATTTAATGAGACAACTTTCATTTAACAATTGGAATAGAAGTGTTGGTATTAAAAATGATATTATAAATAATAAATACAAATTTGCAGAATATTATGGAAAAAACTTTTTAGTATACATGCAAAGTGAAGATATCAATGGAAAACCTGTTCTAAAAGAAAAGCTAAATGGACGTACTATCCATTATGTAAAATAAGTTTAAAATCAATAATCACATTGAAAAAGTTAAAAAATAATTAAAAAGTTTATTTTTAATACGAAAATAATTAAAAATAAAATAATTAAAACCTTTATATATATGATTTTTACAATAGATAAACCTAATATTTTAGGAGAATCACCAATTTGGAATCATTTTAATAATACCTATTACTGGGTAGATATTGAAGATTATAAAATTAAAAAATTTGATGATTTTTATAAAGAATATGATGTACAATTTAAAGGAATTAAAGTAAAACCTACATGTTTGGCATTAATTGATAGTAATAAGATGTTTACTGTTGTTGAAGATGGTTTTGGGATATATGATTTTAGAGAAAAAAATGGATTTAAATATGTTTATATTCCAGAATTTGTTGATGAAAATTTTAGAAAAAATTTAAGATTTAATGATGGAAAATGTGATAGAAAAGGTAATTTATATATCGGAACAATGGATTTAAATATACCAAGAAAACCAATTGGAACTATTTATAAATTAACTCCTGATCTAAACACAATTCCTATTTTTGAGAACATATCTGTTACAAATGGAATATCATTTACAACTAATAATTATAGTATGTTTTTTTCTGATACTCCTACTAAAAAGATATATAGATGTAGTCCTCCTAATTCAATAGTAAAACTTAATTATAAAATGATTTTAGGAGATGAAAATTCAAATCGAGCTCCTGATGGCTCAACAATAGATATTGAAAATAATTATTATTCTTGTTTGTATGGAGGATACGGAGTTGACGTTTTCTCTACAAATAATAATAATATTAGTTATGAATATACAATTAAGACTAATAAAAGAAATAATACATGTTGTTGTTTCGGCGGACAAAATATGAATAAATTAATGATAACTTCTGCAAAAAATCCTGATGATGAAAAAGATAATGGATCAACAATAATTATGGATACTGACAAAATAGGAGTTAAAGAACATCCAATTAATTTAAATTTCACCCACTAGATATTCATAAATAGATTCAATTTCAAGACCAATTTTTTTATTCATAACTTTTTGTGCTAATTTAAGTCTTTCTTTATTAAAGTAACATAATATAAATCTCTTTATTTCATTAGTGTAATTTATAATATCATATGAAAAATTAGTATGATTTCTGTAAAAAATAGAATCACAGCATGGACAATTTTTAAAACCATAATTAATGTACTTTTTTAAAATTATTCCATAGTTTTTGTGATCATTATATCTTTCTCCATTAGGCCTATACAATAATTTTCTGTATTCAATTCCATTTATACAACAATCAGGTTGTCTAAATGGATAATTTTTCCAATATAACAATTCACATCTTAAATATTCATCTAAATAAAGATATAACTCAAGATCAACATCAACTGTATAATCAACATTTTTACCTATTGGATCAACGAACCCTGTATAATATTTTGAATTTGCTGTAACAGAATTAATTTTCAAATTACCTTTTTCTTCTAATTTTAATAATTCTTTTCTTAATCTAATATTTTTAACATCTCCTGAATAAATTTCTAAATAATACATTACTATTATTTAGGTTTTTCTCTTAAATTAAATCTAATTAACAATTATCTTCTTAACTTCACCATCATCAATAAATTCCAAATTAGGATGAACATCACAATTCTTTGAAATTATATTTTCTAACACTTCATCTAATACGCTAGATACCTCATCAAATATTAAGTTACTTTTACCAAAAAGTAAATTATCAATTACCATAATCTCTTCTGCTGATTGATCATCTTGTTGATCGACTTGTTTTGATAGATTATTTTCTAATAATTCTATTGTTTCATCGTATGAATTGCTCATTCTACAAAAATTTATAATTGCAGCTGGAGAATACACATAATCAAATTTTGATAAAGATTGTAATCTTTCATTTTCATCGATTTCCCAAAAATGATTTATTATATTATGAATGTCATCTTCTACTGCATTTTCAAAATGAAGCCTAATATCTATTCTTCCTGGTCTAACTAAAGCTTTATCTAATTTTTCTGGCTTATTTGTCGTTATTACTAAAATTCTTCCTGGATGTTCATCTAAACCATCTATTATATTTAATAACTTTGAAAGATTAAATTTACTCTCTCTTTTTAATAGTTCTGCTGCTGATATTGGAATAGCTGCGGAAGAATTATCTGATACAGCCTTCAATAATTTCTTATTTAATAAATTATCATGGTCTTCTTCTTCCCTTAGATCTCTATCTTTTACAATATCGCCCATACAATCTATGTCCTCTAATACTACAATTCTTTTCTCAATAGGAATTATGATATCAGAATCTATTTCTTCATCGGCTAATATTTCTTCCAACTCATTCATCTTAAAATCATCATCAAGTTTTACATTTACACAATGTCTTCCTGTAAAATTCATTAATGCTTTTATAAAACTTGTCTTTCCTGATCCTGGAATACCAGATAACATAATTCCTAATGTCCATGGTAAACCTTTCTTTTCATACCAATCCTTGTTATTAACAAAAAATTCTATCTTTTTAATTACCTGATTTTTACCTGGAAAAAAAGTATTATCAAATGTCTTAAATGATAACCATTCTTTCTTTTTTATGTTCAAATAATCTGAATCATCTTCAGAACTCTTTTTGTTATCACTCTCAATTGTAATTATTGATTGATTCAATATTAGCTTTTCTTTTAGATTCTTCTTGTATGATTCATGACATTCTTCGATAAATAATTGTAATTCTTCCATTGTAATTTTATTAGAAAAAACCTCCAAATTTACCATCTCTTCATATTTAACTTTTCCATTATGTTCTCCTGATTCTTTCTCTTCTGTATAAATTCTTCCGCCAATCTTCTCATTAAATTTAAAATCCTCTTGCTGATTTACTCTGTATAAAGTTTTTATACCTTCATCATCGTGATAGTCTCCCCATCTATTATATTTGCTATTTACATCTTCTATTAGATTACAAATATTTTTATTATCAGGATCCTTAGCCAAATAGAATAACAGAGATCTGAATACTTGACTGCAAGCACCTTTTTTAGATATGAATAAAATCATATTTTCTTTTTTACTATCGGGTATCAAATATCTGACAAATTTATTTATAACTTCTTTTGCACTTTTAGTATCACTAAATAAGTTCATTAATAATATAATCGACAAAGTGATTAATATATCTAAATATAATACACCAGTTTTAAGATTTTCAAGCACATTATTAATTGCACTAAATATCATACCACTAAGCATAAAATCCTGGTATTGCATAAATATATATTTCTAAGAAAATTTATATTTAATTCAATTTTTTATTATTTTCAAATTAAATATAATGATATCATTTATAGAAGAAAATATTTATCTATTTTCAATAATCTTACTTATAATTCTTGTTTTATTTCTTTATCCAAAAGATACAGAAAAGTTTCATTACATTGGAATGCATAATTATCATAATGATAGCTATCAATTAGGATTACATGGTAAACCTAAAAAGAATTATCTTAATTTTTCAAATCTAAGATTTTACGATTTTCTTCAACTTATTAATTTTTTTGTTCTCTAATTAGGAGATTTAATTTCCTTATCGTATTTTCTATCACTATATTTTTGTTTGAATGAAGCAGAACCAGTTGTATCATCACCTATCTTCATCCATGTATGATAATCTTTATCTACGAACTTATATTCACCTGGGAAATTATCTTCTTTATAATTGTCAGGTCTTTGATTATTAGGATCATATTTATGACATTCATGTGGTTCTACATTTGCTTCTGCTTTTTTTGTTTCATTATCGGTAAACATATGAAACCCTTGTAAAAATGGATCCATAATATTTACCTTAAACATTCCAGTATAGGTTCCACCATCAGATCTTGATTGTCCAATTGCTGCTACTAAATAACAACTATCATTTTTTCTTAAGAAATAAAATCCAGGTCCTGTTCCCATTTGTCCATCTACTACATAATTTGAATTATCACATGAATATCTTACATACCAATTACCGTCACTTCTACCTGCATTTTCTTTATTAGATGGACTAGTTGATACAATATTAAATATTAATTTACCAGCTGAACGTTGGTTTCTATTATGAGTTCCATTTTTACTTCTAGTATATACCATACTAAAATCTATTTCCATAGTTGTTTGAATATTTTTATGATCAACTTGAAAAGCACATATAAAATGAGTTAATCTTTTTTTAGCATAAAAGTTCCATCTTGAATAATATGTACCAGAATCATTACCTGGAAATGGATTTATAGAATTTGCCTGAAGACCACCTGCTACCTCTAATTTTCTATTAGCTTTAGATCCTCCAATACTCATATTTCCTTCCTCAGTAATATCAATCCCACTAACAACTTTTCCTGCATCATTTTTGAATATTCTAAAACGATTGTTTGCTTCAACATCAATGTGCCAGTGTCTATATCCTTTAGATTGATCACCAAATGCAAGTTGTATTTCACCCCCTTCACCATTATGTTTTTTATCTGTTTGTTGAATTCTTATTGCACCATTTACATCAAGTCTTTGTTTTGGATTAGTAGTTCCCATACCTATATTACCATCGCCCCTAATCGTCATTCTTGTACCTGGACTATTGCTCTCCCCACCCTCATTTACTTTAAAATGCATTTTATTTTTAGTTGCATGACCGGCTATTGCATAAAATTCAGTTACTATTTCATGAAATTTATCCCCATAACTAGGACCCGAACTAAATCTCAATACTGCATTTTCATTTGTCTTCCCTTCTAATAATAATTGTGGACCATTTCCGCGAACATGTAGTATATTATCAGGATTTGATTCTCCTATACCTATATTACCATTACTTGTAATTCTCATTCTTTCTTTATTAGTACCAGTAGGACCAGCATGAAATGCAATAGGGCCATTTTGTGCTGTTAATCGAGTTGCTCCTTGTCCTTGGAAAATAGTAACTTGAGAAGTTCCTGTAAAATAATTATAATTACCACTATCAGGAGCAATTGTTATCTGATTACCAGTAACATGAGTATTACCAGATACTACCAATTTTTGTGAAGGATTACTAACACCAATTCCTACATTACCATTAAAATTTATATTTTTACCATTATTACTTGGTATCCAATAGTTATCTAAATTTATTTCAACTTCATCCTTGATTATATTTCCATCCAAAACTATATTTCCTTTAATATTTGCATCATTATCAACAAAAATATCATTTTTGATCTTGGCATTATTTTCAGATTCAATATCTTTAGTAGACTTTAATCCAGCATTTGTTGCTGATGTAAATTGAAAAAATGGAATATTAATGAAATTTTCAGTAATTTTATTTCTTTTAATATTTTTTTCACTAACTAATTTTCCATCAATAGAATAATACATATAGAAAGATTTAGAAAATCTTTCTATAGATAATAAATTTTTAATTATTAAATGACATATTTTTTTCTAAATCACTCAATCTTTTTTCTAAATCAGAAACCTTTAACTTTTCATTAGCTAACTCTTGCTTTGTTCTTGTATGTAAAATATCTAATTCTTTTAGTGCTGCTAAAGTGGTTACAAAAATATTAGTATAATTTAATCCATAAATATCTTCTTCATTTTTTGGTTTTTTTACTGAAGATTCAAAAAATGGTATTTTTTCAACTTCTTGGGCAATTAAACCACATTCCATTATTCCAGACATATGATTTCCATTATTATCAACATATTTACCATTTTTCATTTCAAAATTATGATTTTCAGGATACAATGTTGGAAGGTTTGTTTTAAAATATTTTTTAGGTTCTAATTTCCTGATGTTAATTAAAGCATCAGAAATAGTAACTTCATTATGTTTTATTCTATTATCAGAATGGTTTATTATATTACTTAATATTACCCTTCCACCTTCTGCTCCTGTACCTCCGGTATTTGTATAATATTTAGTACCACCAGTTGCAAATATGTGAATATCATTATCATAATTATCACCATTAATCATAAATAAATCTCCTGAACTACCAGCTGGAATTTTGTTACTACCATTTTTAAATCTTGGATGTCCATGATTCCCTCTTTGAATAAAAGCAAAATCATTACCATTGTGTTGATCGTTTATTCCTGCTAAATCAACTCTATTATCTCCTAATATGACATTTCCTGTACCTCCTTTTACTGTTAGTTTACCATCACCTCCAACAGTCATTACTGAAGAACCATTACTATAAACATCTAATACTTTGGTAGAACTACTTTTTAAATTACTACCACCTTTTTCACAAATACGTATTCCAGTTTCTTTTATTTTATGATCTAATGCATAAATTCTTGCAGCATAATTACCATTATCTACACCATTAAAATTTTTGTATACATTCATTGCACTAGATTTTCTTTCAGTTAATGTACTTTGTCCAAGACGAACATCTAATTTAGAAGTGGGATCTGAAGGGCCAATACCTAAATTCCCTCCTTTTGTGAAGAAGAATTTAGGAACCCAACCATAAGCGGCAGCAATATTTTCATCTTTATCTTGATATCCTATTCCCATAGTTGAAGTATTACCATGAACACCTGTTACACCACCTTGACCAAAACACCAATGTGCATTATTTCCAATATCCCAATCCATACTGAGACAAGGTTTACCATAACCATGACCATCTTTACTAGTAATGGCATCGTTTCTTAAAGAAAGTATTTGATGTCCATCATTCCAATTTTTATTTTTTGCAGTAGATCTTATAAATATAGGCATACCACCTTCACCAATAACTTCCAACTTGCCACGAGGATTTTTAGTTCCTATACCTACATTACCTCCATTTGGTTGCAAAATTAAATTATATGGTACAGAACTACTTGATGGAGTACTATTAGTTACATGTCTAAATACTTGTATCGATGCAGAATTATTACCACCTCCAATAGTACCAAGAACCATTTTTACATCAGCTCTGGTAAGAGATAAACCCTTATAAATATCATTAACATGGATATCTAATATTGTTTTTGGATTTTTAGTTCCTATACCTACATTACCATTACTTGTAATTCTCATTCTTTCATCAGCATATTTATAATTTTTTGGACCTGGATGAGTATGAAATCTTAGATCAGATGCATAATTTTGACTATGGTTGTTGTAAGATTCAATTTTGGCACAATATGCATCATGATTGCCTGTGTATGGTAATCCTAATCTTAAAGTAGAATATCTTTCTCCAGATTTTTTATGCGAACTAACTGTTAACCCAGTTTCACCAACAACATGAAATTTATTCATAGGATTAGTTGTACCTACACCAACATTACCACCCATTGGATTAATACAAATTGGAGTATGACCAATAAAATCTATTTGAGTTTGTAAATATGCACCTCCTAATTCAGACGAGTTACCACTTAAGCTACCTATTTTACCAATGTTATAACCAATATCTAAATGAGCTCTATTAACATATTTACCTTTACTTTCATCACTAACTGTATCGTCAGATCCATAATAAATTCTAAATTGTCCATAACCAAAATGAGTAGACAGTCTATTTCCATCTGGAGTATATTTATCTAAACCAACTACTGTTAAAGAATTATTAACATGTGGTGAACCAACACCAACTCTTCCTAATAAAATAGATTTTCCGTCTACATTTAAATTATTAACACTAAATACATCTGAACTTAACTTTGAAATATCAACTTCTTTACCACCTTTGATCATTTTACCATCTAAATTTATATCTCCTTTAATATTTGCATCTTTATCAACGTTTATATCAGAAGTAGATCTTAGACCTGCATTTGTAGCAGATGTAAATTGAAAAAATGGTATGTTAATAAATTCTTCTTTAATTTTTTTATTACTATTTTTTTCACCAGATTTTACTAACTTTCCATCAATTGAATAATACATATAGAAAGATTTAGAAAATCTTTCTAAATCTTACTAAATATTTATAAATAACGTCATTAAAGTTGAATGATTATACACTATCATGATTTTTATCTCCAACTCTAAAAATTTTATTATTACCATTTCCTTTTTTACCAATACTTAAAAACAAATAATTACCCGTTCCAAATTTATTGTCTCCAATGAAACTACCAGAAGGTTTTAAAAATTTAGGATCTGTACTACCTATATTAGAATATCTATAATTTGGATGCAATAAATGGTTGCTATTAAATGTCTCTACATTTTTTAAATATGGATCAAAAATATTTATCTTGAAACAAGAATTGTAACTACCATTATTACTATCTGAAGATCCAGCAGAAGCTGCTAAATAATAATATTCTCCATAAGAAAGTAACCAGAAACTAAAATTATGTCTACTTCCATTTATGGTATAATCAGAATTATTAATAATTTGTACTTCATATCTACCATCTGATCTTCCTGAATTTTCTTTATTAGTTGGAGAGTCAGATATTATTTGAAGACTCACCTTACCAACACAACGTCCACCTCTATTATGATATCCAGTTGTTGAGTATCTCATGGCATGTTGAGAAAATTCTATATCAATTAATGTTTGTAAATTATAAGCACTATTTGTTGTAAATCCAAAAATAATATGCCAATACTTATGTTGTCCTGATCTAGCAAAATTTGCATAATATGTACCAGATGCATTACCTGTAAATGGATTAATAGATTTTGCCTTAAGACCACCATTTACATCAAGCTTATTTTTTGGATCAGTTGTACCAACACCTACATTACCTCCAGATTGAAAAGCCATTACACTAGTATTTCTAACAAATATATTTAAGTAAGAACTATTTTGTTCGTTATATAATCTACCTCCTATAAAATTTAACCCTGCAGCACCAAAACCGGGATTACTATAAAATAATAATTTACTACTAGCTCCATCGTTAGCATATCTTTGTGGTATTCTAATATCACCATTTACATCTAATTTATAAGCAGGTTTACTATTTCCAATACCTACATTACCTCCATTATTAATAAATGAATTTAAACCACTTTTAGAATTTAATGATGTTTTTAGTGAACTAGATGAATACAAATTTAAATAACCAGAATCATTACTTTCTTTTCCCATTTTGGCAAGTATTTTAGAACTATTAAATAAAACTATTCCATCATATTTTTTACTTGTATTAACTTTTAATATATATTGTGGACCAATATTTCCAATACCTACATTACCTCCATTTGGTTGCAAAATTAAATTATATGGTACAGAACTACTTGATGGAGTACTATTAGTTACATGTCTAAATACTTGTATCGATGCAGAATTATTACCACCTCCAATAGTACCAAGAACCATTTTTACATCAGCTCTGGTAAGAGATAAACCCTTATAAATATCATTAACATGGATATCTAATATTGTTTTTGGATTAATAGTTCCAATACCAACATTACCATTTTTTAACATCATTACATCGGTTTTAGTAGCGTCACCGTATAAAAATCTATGCATTGATGCAGAATAATACGCAGTTGTACTTCCTTTTACACCAAATCCATAATGTCCAGATTTGTTATACAAATCTATTTTTAAATCACCTCTATCTTTATTATCAAATCCTTTATCGAAAAAGAGTTTTGCACCCCATCTATCATAACTATTATTGCTAAAATTATTTAAAAATACATCTCCTCTTACTTCTAATTTATTTTTTGGATCTGTGGTTCCAATACCGACATTACCATTATAATAAATATTTTTTTGATCATCACTTTGAATCCAATATTTGTCAAAATTTATTTCCATTTCATCTTTTATTAAATTTCCATCCAAGTTTATATTTCCTTTGATATTTGCATTTTTATCAACAGTTAAATTAGATGTTGATACTAAGTTTCCATCCAAATTTACATTTCCTTTGATATTTGCATCTTTATCAACAGTTAAATTTGATGTTGATCTTAATCCTGCATTCGTAGCAGATGTAAATTGAAAAAAAGGAATATTAATAAAATCTTCTTTAATTTCATTATTTTTTATATTATTTTGTTTATTATTTCTTTCTAATAACTTACCATCTATCGAATAACTCATATAAATTAATTTATAAAAAAATTTTTAATTAAAAACTATTTTTCTTCTGAAATTGATTGTTCCTTTCATATTCATTTTTTCTTTCCTGTTCATCTTTTATTTCAACCGCAATTACCATATGGCCTAAAGTTGTACCATGATGAGCATCCCTGAAATATTCCGCTGCGTTCCTATTATAGAAGTTTATAAATGCACATGTATTCTCAATAGTCTCGACTCCTAACTTATCATCATAGCCTTTATATTGCTTAATACTAACATTACTAACCTCCCCCCACTCTCTAACCTGTTCAAGTAGCTCATCACTTTCAAGATCAGAAGGAACTCCTGATATCTTAACTAGATATTTCTGCCTATTATTATATCCTTTGTTATTTCTGTTATCTGATGAGTAACTATTATTTTTGCCTCTATTTCCATCATTACCTCTTCCACCACCTCTTCCTCCTCTTCCTCTATCATTACCTCTTCCTCTATCATTACCTCTTCCTCCTCTTCCTCTTCCTCCTCTTGAGGTATTGCTAGATGTATCCGAGTTAGTAGATCTTGTCTCAAAATCTACACTACTTTTACTTTCTTCTTTTCCATTATCATTTTTTTGTGAATCGTTAGAATTAAGTCCCAACTCTTCTTTTTTATTCTTCATTCTTGTTGATTTCCACATAATGAATACTTATAATATTTAATTATATTAAAAATTCAATTTTTATTATAACAAAATCTCATTTGTATTGCATAGCAAATCTGATCTTTGTGATCTTCGATCAATATCTTGCGTAGCAAGATGATCAATATCTTTACTTCGTAAAGATCATATATACATTCAGCAAAGCTGAATAGAAAGAAGATTTGTTCTGATATTATGATTGCTTTGCAATCGATTCAGCGTAGCTGAAAATAAATATTCTATAGAAACAACAAGTTAATCAACAAGTTGATCAACAAGTTGTTTCAAATCAATTTTTATTGAACGAATTTAATAAATAAATTATTTAGAAAAGTCTAAATATTATATAATGATCCAACTATGGTCAGTATGGAATTTTTCATGGTTTGTTTTAGGATCAAATAAGATAGTACCTTTTAATAATCCATTAAAAACATCTATTTTTGTAACTAGTATTTTAGGGGGCTATATGATTTATGTATATCCAAGAAAAATTACAATTAAAATTGGTAATTATAAAATAAAGCCTTCTTACCCATTTCTTATTTTTGGTGATTTAGTAATTCATCAAATACCTATGGCTTATGTTTGTTATCTTAATTATAAGGGTGATAATAAGGATGATAATACATGTGGAGCATGGGTTCTAGCACCATTTACAGGATGGTATTTAACTAATAAATTTTTAAATATAAACATGGATAAAATTTATGGTATTAAAATGAAATATTTAATTGCATCTGCATGCACTCTTTTTGCAGGTCATACATTATGTCATCACTTTATAAAAGGAAATTAAATAATAAAAAATATTTTATATATGTTTATATATAATGGAAAGAATCAACAATGTTAATTCAATGCCAGGAATATGCATGTCCGACTTAATTATGTATTTCATAATTATATCATTTTTTTGTTTTACATTTTACAAATATTTGGCTAAAAGAACAATTAATATAGAAAACTTTGATTCAACTGATAAAATTACTTATTCAATTGACGGCCACCCAATTAGTGTAAATGATAATGATAATAATCATGAAAATAGTCACCAACATAGTCATGATATAAACGTATAAGTTAAAATAATAAGTGTATCATTTTAATTTTAATAAAATTATTTTATAAATCTTATTAAAATGAAGATAAATATTGAATTAATTAAAAAAATTTTTAATGGAAAATTAAAAATTAATAAAAATGAAGAAAAAATAAAATTATCAAAGTTCGAAGAATATATTCCAATGTACGACATATATTCTGATAAAATTTATCCAATTAATAAAAAAAATCTATATTCAAGACTAATTTATAATCATTATAGATTTATTAATCAAGAAGTTTATGATTGGATCAACAATAAATTTAAAAAAAATAAGTACGAAAATGATAAACAAAATTTAGAATTATTAAAAAATTATAATATTGAAATTTTATATGAAACCTCTTTAAAAACAGTATTTAAAAATAGTTCAGAACTAGGATTATCAATTTCAATTTGTAAAAGAAATAGTTTTAATAAATTTTTTAATCACATTACACCATATTATTCTAGAGATGAATTAATTAAATTAGGATTAAATATGGGTGTTATAAAAGAAAAAGATAAAATAGATATTCAAGATAGTAAAGTTCATTATGAAATTTGTAAAAAAATATCAAAAAATGACTTTTCTTTTGAAGAAATATTAGAAAATGGTAATTATATTATAGATAAAAAACTTATTTCACTAATATCATTCTACTCTTTTATGGGAAGTTATTTTATGAATAATCTTTTGAGAACAGAAAGTAACCCAGATATATCAAATCCTTACTATAAAATGATTCAAAAACTATCACTAGGCATACTTGATTCTCCTAAGCTTAATAATGAATATTTCATATATAGATTTATTTGGGATGATTTTTTTATAAGAAATCTAAAAATAGGAGAAGTTTTTGAAGATAAAGGATTTATTTCAACAACTAGAGATCCATTTTATTCTCCAAATAATGAAGTTAAGTTTGGAATTGTCTTAGCAAAAATAAAAATAAATCCATCATTAACAAAATCTTTATTAATAGAAAACTTTTCGCTATTTCCAAAAGAACAAGAAATACTATTACTTCCAAATACACAAATTAAGCTAGTATCAAAAGATGAGAATTTTAAATATTTTCATGTTAATGAAAATTATCAAAAAAATATCACCAAAAAATACGAATTTGAATTAATAGGAAATAATTTTAAGGAAGACAAGAGAGTAAAATATATAGAAGAACTAGAACCTATAATATTGAGCGATGATAGTTTAGAAAACTATAATTCAGATAAAATAGGAATTATTAACGATTTTATAAAAAAATATAAAAAAAATAGTGAAAAAATTAAATTTGATAATTTTATTGATATTCAATGGTACTCAACAATTTTAAAACAAACTAAATCTTACAGAATATTTTACCATTGGTTTGATGGTACAGATTCTTATGAATTATTTTATAAAAATGATAATAAAGATGGTATGTTTTTTATTATATATGATGAATTTTACTATCCATATATAAATATTGAATTTGGTGATAAAATGATAATTAATAATTTAAATAAATATTATTACTATAATGATAAAAAAAGAATTGATACATTTGATTTTCTATTTATTGTTGAGCTAGCAAAAATATTTAGATATCCAAAATTTGAATTAAATGGAGAATATGAAAACTTTTCTCAAATGAATAAAGATATTACAAATAACGATTATAAAATAGCTAGTTATACTAATTTATATAACAAATCTTTTTATGATTATATTAAAAATAAAAAAATATTTTATGAAGATATATCAAAAAATAGTATTTTTAAAAATTTAGAACTGTTTAATTTGAAATTAGGCTACTGGAAAATTGACAAATTAGAAAAATCAGAAATTCCTGATGAACTAAAAAATAAATTTGATGAAAAAACAATAAAATCATCGAATTTAAATGATTTCATTATTGAAATTATCGAAAATCATATGATGTTTTATCCTAAATTAAAAGAATATTACAAAAACATATTTAACGAATTATATATTGAATTTGATGTAAACTTATACTTCAGAAATATTCAATCAAATGATTCTACTTTGTTAAACCAAGATATTCCCTATAGTTCAAATGCAATAGAAAATGATCCTAATTTTAAAATGGTTTTTAGGCAGATAGTGAGAAGAATAGTCTAAAACAGCTTCCTATTATAATATTATAAATTCTAGCAATAATTATACTTGCAACAACATCAGTCATATAATGATCTCCTAAATATACTCTACTAAAAGCTACCAAATAACTAATTAAAGATAAAAATTGCTGCTCGTTATTCCCAATATTGAAATTACTAATTATAATTAATTTTAGAATTTCTGATAAAAAAGTATGTCCACTAGGAAATGAATTACTGTCAATGTTTCTCTCATTTAATTTTTTAATTTTTTTATTATTTTCAAATGGTCTTTTTCTTTTATATTTTAATTTAATACAAAAAATAGAGATAATACCAATTAAAATAATATACATATCTTTATTATTAATTGCACCACTAACATAAAGAAGTACAAGAATTATTGTAAAAAAGTCATAATCAAATGCTCTTGTAAAATATTTTAAATATTTTAAACAATTATATTTTTGTAGTAATATTATAAAATTTTCTTCTAATAGCTGTAACATTAAATTAAACTTGATTTTATTTTCATATGATGTAACTATATCATATGAATCTTATTTTACCACGGAAAATCTGCATATCTTGATTTTATAATTCTTTCTCCACCTTCACAAATATAACAGCATAATTTATGCCTATCCAAACCATCATAGCAGTCTAATTTATCTTTTGTACATTTTTCTTGAAATAATAAATAGTTAAATTTAGGATTATCTATATTTTTATTTATTCCTGCAAAAGGTCTCATATTACACTCTCTATAAACATTATTCCAGAAATCTTTTGTAAATATAATATAATTGTACTTTCTTTCACTCTTAACAAGTTGTATCATAAATTTTATTAATTTTAAGAAAATAGGATTACCAGGTGGAGATGCAATAACTCCCTGGTAAATTGTATCTCTTACTATTGATAAAACTGAATAAGTATAATTTTTATTAAATATATCAGATAGAGGCTTAATTAATTCTGTCTTTATATCTAAATATACTCCTCCAAATTTATATAACCAACAATATCTAAACAAATCAGCTTTATGAGCACCTTTTAACAAATTAAATGTTTTTAATACATCAGCTCTAAAATTCTTTTTAAGAAATTCAATAATTTCATCATCATCAAAAATAATATGCTTATAATCAGATGCAAATTCATTTATATTTTCATAAACTTTATTAGGAATCTTATCTTTTTTATAATATGTTTGTATTAATATTTTTGGAATCTCTAATTCAAAATTTTCAATATTATTATTTTTGTTAAATTTTGGAACCAAACTCATCATCCCATTTTTAATTGAATTAAATTTTACAATCAATAAAGTAATTAATAATATAGTTATAACATATGAAAAAACTGATATTTGTTGTAAATTTCCATCTGGTCTTTCATAAACTTCTACAGTTTTAATAAAATTATTTATAATACTAACTAATGGTAATATCAATTTATATAAACTATTTACAATTCCCAAATTAAATCTTCTATCCATTGATAATATATACTTAATAACTAATAAAGAAAATATTAATATTACAATAACCTCCTTTACATCTTGATTAGAATTCTTTCGAATCTCTGGATTCGTATTATCTGGAACAAACTCAGCTTTATATTTAACCCAATTTTCAACATCATGAGGTTGAAAATGTTCTATTTTTTTACCTCTTTTACAACACCCAATACAACACCAAAATGGTATTTCTACATCGAACCTATCCATTACAAATCTTCTACAACTCTCTGACACCAATCTTCTATGACTTTCTCCATTCAAAGCAACCAATGAATCTGAAGAAGCTATAGGTATATTTATTTCAGTATGTCTTCTTATTGGTATATTATAAATTGGAATTGATCTATATTTACAATATCCAGTAAACCAATGATCATCAACTAAAAAACATTCATCTTCTATTTTACCAAAAAAATCAAGAATATCATTAGTGTTAAACATTTTTTTTCTAAGTACATATCCCATATAACCCCAAATAATTGCTTTACCTAAATTTAACTCAACAAATGAACAAATAGTTGTCTGCTTTAAGGAAACATATTTGTCATATAAAGTCTTAATCCAAAAATCCTTTTTTTCAACGTCATCATCAGTTATAAAAACATAATCATCGCTTTTTACATCTGGATTAATTAATGTACCAATAAATTTAGAAGCTGGTCCATAATCTTTATCCATATAAAAAATTTTAACATTTTCAAATTCATCTTTATCTAGAAAAGATGGTTTAATCAATTGTTCAGAAAATCTTTTATATTTTTTAGGGATATTTAAATATATTTTATCTGGTTTTAGTGTCTGATTATTCAATGATTTTAAAACAGGTTCTATATCATTAATTCTTGTTGGGATAGTAGAAAATGAGACTATAATTTTATTATCCATTATTTTAACTGAGATTTATTTTAGTTAATATATGAAAAAAAAATATATAACTTATTTATATGTTTAAGGAAAGTCTAATCTTTATTGTATTTTTAATAATTATTTACCAGATTTACTTAAATTATTATGAATCGAATACTAGTATTCCAAGTAAAAACGTAAATCAAGATAAACATAAAGATGAAAAAGAAATATTAGAGAAAGAACATAAATTACCAAAAGGAATTCTAGTTAACAGCAAAAGTAAATCTAAAAATTCATTAATGAATCAAAAGATTAAATCAGTAGAATTTCAAAATGAATTTGTTCACCCAGTATACGGAAAACCAACAAAACTAACACCAAATGGATACTTATTCACTTTAAATATCCCAAAACCATGGACATATATAATATTTAATAAAAATACTGTTCCAAATCATCATTTTGCAATATCATTAATACCATTACTAAAATATTCTGATAGAACTAATATTTTGAATATTATTGGTATTTGGGTAAATTTCTTAAAAAGTAATGAAGTTGATCTAATTTTTAATGGACAAAATCTTGAATTATTAATCCCTTCTCAAGATGAAGAATTCGCTCTAACAGTATGTAATTTAATAATCAATAATATAAAAGGAAATTTAAATATCAATAATATTATTCAAAATAATTTAATTCAAATTTCAATGCAAAAAATTAAAAAATATAACCAAATAAAAAATAAAATTATTGAACAGATAATAGAAAATTTAAATGATGATTCTAATTTAATTACATTAAGTGAAGGTTTTACTAACTCTGCTGAAAATAACGGTATCTTAGAATACAATGAAGATTTAGCTATGAGTGATACTAATGAAGAACACAGAAACAAAGAAAAACAAGCAACTTACTCTAATAATCCAGAAAACTTAATAAATGAACAACCAACTTTAAATCAAGATGATGATGATAAAATCATTGGATATACCAATAATTTCGTTCCTGTTGAAGATCGTAAAGATGGTTTATCTGCATTCGAGCAATCATCTGGAACATCAGCCTTCTCTTTTATATAAATTTCTTCTTTGATAAAATATACCAATCATAATAAGAATCTAAATCATCTCCTAGAGGTTTAGATTTTAATTCAATTTTCCACCCGTATTTATTTGCATAGTTAATTATACTAGAATCCGATAAGAAATTCTCTTCTACCTCTTTCTCATGAATTTCAAATTTAATTTTTGCTATATTATCTTTTACTTTAATATAACATTCTTTCCCATTTATTTCTTTTTGCCAAGGACAATTAACAACTTTTTCATTTAAACAATTGAACAAAAATTTTGTTTCTAATTTTGATAATCGTTCAAGATTTTTCCAAAAATTATCACAAATAAAATGTGTAATCGAAAAATTACATACTATATAATCAAATTTCTGCTGGACCAACGTATTTGTATCCTTAACTGAATCCCAATAATAACTTTTTTTATCAAATTCCTCTCTTAAATCACCAAATATTAATCTATTTTTACTTTCATTAAAAATCAATGTAGAATTACCACTTTTGGCCATTTCATTACTCCTTAAAACAGAAGAGTCAATTCTATTCAATCCGCATATTAGTTGATTGATATCAAAATCTATCCCTAAATAACCTTTATACTGATATTTTTTCAAAACTTTAATCAATCTACTCGATCCACATCCTAAATCTAACCATGATGAGTTCTTTTCAGGAATCATTTTCCTAATGTAATTATTTAAATTTTCAGTTTGCTTCTCTGTAATCTCTTTCCAATATCCTGACCTAGAAATACCAGAACTATTAATCACAGGATAATAGCTTGAAAATTTAGAATCCGTAACGTTACTATCGTCAGATAAATAATTCTCCAAAAAATTAATTGTACTATTTACTATTTTATTAGAATTAGCTCTCTTCTTATCAAACCTATTAACATCGATTGTAAATTTCAAAGGAGTATTTAACTCGGGTATCAATCTAAAAATAGATTTTTCTACAAGGTTCAATCCCTTTTCCTTCAAATTCTTAACATCATAGTTAACATATTCACTCCAACAGTAGCCATCGTTATCATAAAAATTCTTGGACTTGTACATTAGATCTATCGAATAATCTTGAAGTGGTTTAACTTTTAACTCTCTCTTACCATCAAGAGGAGACAAAATGAAACCATCATAATTAACTAAGCCTGAGTATAATGACTTATAATCAAGTTTGAAAAACTTGTTTAAATTATCAATAAAATCACTATTTAACAAAATTTTCCAAGCTGCTTTTGGATAAAATCTGTACATAGTATATGGTTTTCTCAAAAAATCCTCAAAGCGCTTTTTCTCTTCAATTATTTTGTCAGATAAATCATCAAAACTTGTTATTAAAGATTCATTCAACAAACTTGATGAAGTCTGATAGTGTAAACCTCGTAAATAGTTATACCTAGCTTCATGTGAATATTGCCAATCTTCTAAATTAGGATCTTTTAATTCAACATCAAATATTAAATATAAATCTAATTCTTCGATAAACTCAGCCTTAATTTTTAATGAAGCAAGATCAGAAATACTAGGCTCAATGTCATTTGGAAAACAATCTACAGAATATCCATCAGCTTTTTCTCTTATTATAAATTCTTTATCTTTGTAACATTCCAATTCACCAATCATTAAATGCCTTGGTGGAACTGAATTAAACCTATGAATATTTTTGTAAAGTTTTTTATCGCTATCCATCGATTGATTTATATTACTTACACTGTTAATTTCATTAATCTTTTTATTCAAATTTGATACTCTTTTAAACTTTCTAACATATCTATTGATATTTAACTTCAATTTATTGATTAAAATTAACTTTGGACTTAAGATCACCTTAAAATTTTTGTATAAATTATAAAGCTTCTTATACTTTGATACTTCAGTTTTAATATTCTTTTGGGCTTCTTCTAAAAATTCGTATTTTTTATTGATATTACAACTTTCAAAATAATTAACAAATGGAAATAGGTACTTAAGTCCAGATATACTGAAATTATGATCAATAAAATCGCTACCTGCATTCATTTTTCTACAATCTTCTATCACTTGAGTAACACAATCAGTAATATAGTTCTTTCCAAGATAAATTAGTAAATTATTAATACATACACTAGAATCCTTTGCATTGGAATTATTCAAGTCTAAAATACTTGTTAGGGGATCTCCCTCATAAGATCTCAGTAATCTTCCAACCAAACTAGTAATTTTTGACTTCAAAAAACTTTTTGGACAATTATCAACCATTAACTTATAATCAATGTTCCAAAACCTTAAAGTATTACAAAAGATTATGATACTTAACTTAGATCTTTCTTGAAGTTTTCTAAAAATATTGAGAACTTTAGTAACATTAATCAAAAATAAATTGTTAAAATCACTAGAACCATCAAAATATAGCAAATTGTATATTTTATCATATGTATTATCACTAAAATTCTTTTCATCACCATAGTACTTATCTAGCTTTAATAATACTTCTAAAGTATTTATATTACTTATCATTGATTCGTAGTAAGGTGCCAAATGTATCTTTTCATTAATCAATCTCAATCTTTTAAAAGTGAACTTTAATGGTATGTTGTTTGCGAAGCATCCAGATAAAATATATGCCATTGAACTTTTTGAATGTAAATCTTCAGAATAATATACATCTAAATTCCCAAGAATATATTTTAAAACTCGTATGTCTGAATTCCTTGATGCACCTGCCAAAGCTCCCTTTGAACTTTCGAAAATATATTTTTTTATATTTACATCTATCATATTATCTATTTTAATAAATGTAGGTAAGTTACTTCTAACAGAAACACAATAATAAAAATTAGAGCACTGGATATCTTTCATTTTCTTAAACATCTCTTCAACTTTCAAATTATGAATTAAATATTGTGATTTGTCAATTTTAACCAAAATATCTAATATCCAACAATAACTTTCAGGATTACTTTCAATTACATCAGTAAAACTTTTAATATTTAATAATTTTTGATAAAATCCAAAAAGACTCCTAAACTTATATTGATTAGGTTTATTTCCACCATATGACATAAAATCATGTTGAAATGTATCAATAATTTCCTTCATATTATTAATCTCTTGTAGATGAACAGAATTCGGATGAGACCCAACGGGCTCATTAAAATTACTATCTACAATACTTACTAAGTTCGAAAATGATGAAAAACCAAACTTCTTGAGAAAAATATCTTTCTTAGAAACCCATTTTATTTGATTGTTAGCCTGAACTACAGGAGTTGAATCAGGATCTGCTAAATTTGCAATAAGTTCCGTATTTATCATCTGAGTAACTTGTAAGTTTAAATTAGATTCATTATTTGCTATCGAATTTGTAGCCACGTTGTTATCTTCTTCTGCCATTAAAGATACCTTATAATTCCCTATTAAATAGCAAATAAAATCAATTTTTTTTGAATAAATTCTTTTCTAATTCTCTCTATAGACTTTATGACAAATGATCTAGACAAAAATATTCTTAAAAATCAAATTATTGATGAAAAAAAGTTAGATCAAATAATTAAAAGTAATTCTCTTAATAGTGTTTTAGGAAAGGATAAAAAAAAGAAAATGGAAGAACTTTGTATCAGAAAAAAGTTTAAATTACAACCTTCACAAAAATTTTTAGGTGACTTTTTTAAAAAATCAAATTTAAAAGGCTTGTTAGTTTATCATAAAATTGGAGCAGGAAAAACATGTACAGCAATAACTGTTGCTGAAAAAATAAAAAATAAGTTAGATATTATTATCGTTCTACCTGCAGCTTTAATTAATAGTTTTAGAGGAGAGTTAAGATCTGAATGTCCTGGAGATGAATACATAAGTTCTGATAACCGTAAAAAACTTAATAAACTTAATCCATCTGATGAAAAATACCAAAAGATTATAAAAAATTCTAATAAAAAAATAGATAAAGTTTATAAAATTTATAGTTACCATAAATTTAGTATGCTTGTTAATGAAAATAAAATTAAATTTAAAAACAACCTAGTAATTATTGATGAAATACAGAATATGATTTCTGAAAGTGGAAGGTTTTATAAAAATATAAAAGATACAATAATGAGTTCTGATAGCAAAACAAGAATACTATTATTATCAGCAACACCAATATTTGATAAACCTGTTGAAATTGCTTTACTATTAAATTTATTAAAACCTGAAAACCCTTTACCAACAGGAAATTTATTTAATAGTAATTTTCTAAAAACGAGAAAAAATAAAGATGGTGTTAAATATTATGTAAAAAATATAGATTTATTTAAAAACTATATTCATGGTATGGTTTCATATTATAGAGGAGCTCCTCCTCAAACTTTTCCAAAAGAAAATTTTAAAGTAATCAGATGTCAAATGAGTGAATTTCAATACAAAAGTTATTTATCAGCAACATACAGCGAAAATAATATGGTCAGAGGAGCATTTAGAAATGTAGATATTCTTAATTTACCTAGCGATTTTTTTCTAGGACCAAGAATGATTTCTAATATAGCATTCCCTAACAAAAGTGTTGGAATGAATGGGTTCAGATCTCTAACAAAAGAAGCAATGATGATACAAAATATTAAAAATTATTCAACAAAATTTTATCAAATTTATAAAAGAATTAAACAATCTACAGGTCCAGTATTTATATATTCCAATTTCAAAGAACTCGGAGGTCTTAAATCTTTAATAAAGTTTCTCCAACGTCACGGATACAAGGATTATAAAGATCATGGAGAATCTGATATATCTTATGCAGTCTGGACTGGTGATGAACCATTAAATTATAAAGATGAAATAAAAACTATATTTAATAAAAAAGAAAATATGAATGGATCCAAAATAAAATTATTTTTAGGAACACCCTCAATTAAAGAAGGAGTAACTTTATTAAGAGTAGAACAAGTCCATATTTTAGAACCATATTGGAATATTTCTAGATTGAAACAAATTATGGGTAGAGCAGTTAGATATTGTTCTCATAAAGATTTACCAAATAAAAGAAGATTTGTCGATATATTTCTATATTTAGCAACATATCCACACGTAAATACAGTTGACCAATATATATGGTCTCTTGCAAAGAAAAAATATAAAATAATTAGTAAATTCGAAAATTCTTTAAAAGAAAAAGCCATTGATTGTGAAATTTTTTATGAAGCTAATGTTTATGATGATGAAGAGGAATTAAAATGTGACTCCGGTCTATTTCCTAAATATGACGAAGATGAAGATGAATATTACTAAGCAAACTTATATCCAATTTTTGAAATCAAGTATGATTTTAACTTTATCATAATGTTGATAAACATATCCTTGCAATTTGCCAGATATTCAAACATCATTTCAAATGAAATTTTATAAACATATACCAATGTTGATAAAGTTGTAATTACTAAAAAATATAAGCCCCTAACATACTCTGGTACATCAGTATACAAAGATATCAATATATCAATAATACCAATAAATGTAGCCCAAAGTAAGTACATTCCATTTGCTACATTTTTAAAAAATATAGCAGTATCATTGTAAAGAGCTTCAGGACCAAAAAACAAATAAATAGACAAAATTGTATTTGTTAGTATAAGAAGCCCGAGAAGTGAATAAACAGCACAAAGAGAGTAAAATTTAAATATTTCTAGATTATCAATTTTATCTTCATGTTCGCTTGATTCAATTGCTAACTCATTAAAAGATTCTTGTGTTTGTTTATGTGCTTCTTTTTCTTTTTCAAGCTCTTTTTCTAGTTTTTTTCTAAACTGTTCTTTCAACTTATAACCATAATAAAGATGCATCACATCTTCCAATATTTTTTTTTCATTTAATTCCTTAGATGAAAAAGAATTTTGCCATGTTTCCTCTCCATTACTTTTATCTTTATATCTTTTAATAAAATTATTATTGGATTCATAAAAATCTCTAAGAGAATTGATATAATTCTGATCTTTTAATCCTTCTGGAATAACTATTTTTAGATCTTCTAGATAAAGTGAAATGTTCTTATCCTTATCAAGTCTATTATCATCAATCTTCTTTTGAATTGCCAAAGACTCTCCAAATTTCATTAATTGCTTTTGACCTTCTAATGATGATTTCATGAATATTTTATCAGCTTTTGATTTCTCTTGCATAATATTTATCTCTTTTAGTCTATCATTATAATTTTCATTTTTTTTATTTGCTTTTGATACTAATAATATTGGGCTTTATATCATATAAAAATTTTTTCAAGAAAAATACAAATTCAGTATATTTTATTGTTAAAACTTTATCTGCTAAAATTTCATCCCTATTAAAAATATATGTATTATTGGTTATTTCATTAAAAAATCTTGAAAAAGTCTCTACAGTTGAATTATCTGGTTCTTTCAAATCATCATGCACTGATTTTTTTAATTCATCAAAACCGTCTTCTTTGAAGTTTTCAACAAACTCTTTATTAAACTTATCTATAGCATTTTTAATTGTATTGATTGATCTTTCAGATTGAATTTTTTGAATAAAATAATAATCATTATCTGATCTTGATGCATAAGATTTTACTAAATAACCAAATTGTTGTTTAGTTCTTAATGAATCATAAAATTTCTGCTGAAAAGAAGATTGGAATAGTAATAACATTGCCACCGTATCGACAGAAAACTCAGTAATAAAATAGTAATATGAAAAACAATTATTTTTTTCTTCAGGATTAGGATGTACAATTTCTATATCTTTATTAAACTTTATAGATTTATTTAATTCACACTTCTTACAATTACTAAAATAAAATTCAGAAAATTGAAGGTTTTTTCTTAATATATCAATATCCAGATTTCCATACATGAAAAATTTAAAATGAGATTCATTTAATATTAAATTCTTAATATTTCCAAATTGTTTAGTAAATTTTGTTATTAATTTTTCTTTGTTGAAATCATTTCCAAGATATTTCAAAATAGTTTGATAATTAAATCTATTTTCATATGAATTTAAACTAAAAATATAATCACTAAATTGCCATGGATTTTCCTTTGTTATTTTTAAATATTCATCTTCCATATTTTTAAATAATGTTTTAATCATTTCTCTATCATTACTATCGTATTTAAATTCATTCTTGATGTATTTCATAACTGAAATAAAATAATCGCTAAATTTTTCATTCCAACCAGAAATGAATAACTCTATCTTAGAATGATTAAACTTAAATCCTAAGGAACAAACATAACCTAGTTCATTTTCTAAATTAAATTTTATTGAAAATTTATAATTCATATATTGGGAAAATATTTTTATGAAAACAAATTTTTCTATATCTGTAACAAAATCAATATTTGTAAATACTGAATTTGTATAAACAATTGCTTCATTAAATTCATCTGTATTTCCAAACCATATTTGATTGGTAGAACAATCTTTTTTCTCCATTTTATTTGATATTAGTTCTACTTTTCTTGGTATTTCCTGATCAGATACTTTAGTAATATTTTTATTTACAATTGGATTTATTGTAAGGTATGGGTTTTCCTTTTCTACATGAAAATCAAACTGTTTTTTTGAATCTACATTAATATTATTGATTACTGACCACTTAAGATTATAATATGGCTCTGTTTTAAAATTCTGTAAAGAATCTTTTCCTCCTAAATTTATAGAAGTGTCATTACATAAAATCATTTTTACACTTGAAAAATCTAAAATTTCACTTACTAACTCATTTACCTTTTTTAAATTAATATTCATAGCATACGATGTTGCAACATTCACTTTTTCTATTGGATAATTATGTAAATTGTTTGCAACTTTTAATGCTAAATCCAAAGATTCAGTTTTTGTACCAATATTAAATAATAATTTATCTCTTTTATTTTGATATTTACATATTTCTTCATAATTTTCTTTTTTTATTTCATCCATAAAATATCTGAAATAAGAATTAACTTCTTTCCAATATTTAATATCTGTCAAATCAAATAACACAACAAATTTTCCTTCATCTTCAACTCTAACAGAAATTCCTTTAATATATCCTTTTTTAATTAAAAAATTATTCATTGACTTTTCATTGCCACTATCAATAATATCACTTAAAAAAAATGGAGCTAAATTATTCTTATAATAATCATAAATTTCTGGAATTTCCCATAAATAAATCAAAAAACTAACTTTGTTAATTGTTTTTAAAAAAAACATTTCTGAACTTTTATTATAAAATGGTTTCACATTAATAATTTTTCCACTTCTAACTTCATTATCACTTGCTTTTTTTATAATACCAAAATATTTATCTACTAATTTAGATACATCTTCTACTGGTAGAGAAGAAATAGTAGATATTTTAATATTTGATGATATGTAATATTTTTTATAGAATTTTATCATTTCTTCTCTCACATTAGGTTTTTTTAAACTTTCTAAATTTCCTGTTGAAAATTTATTAATCATACTACCTTCCTTTGATATAATGTCAGTTAAATAAGATAATCTCCAAATATCTGATTGAATATTTTTATTATGTTCTGACTCAATTGCATTAATTTCTCTATCCACAGAATTTTTATCAAATAATGGATCTATAAAAAACCTTGAAAATATATCCATACTTTTTTCAAAACTATTATCCAAAACTGAAAAGTAATAAACTGTTTGATAAGTATCAGTATAAGCATTACTATACCCACCATTCTTACTAACGAATTCATCAAAAAATGATTCATTTGGATATTTTTTACTTCCCAAAAATAACATATGTTCTAAAAAATGAGCTAATCCTTGAAATTCTAAATTTTCAGCAATACTTCCAACATTAACTGATACTATAAGAAAACTTTTTTCCATACTTTTATCTTCTATATTTACATACTTAATTCCATTATCTAATTCTTTTCCAATGAATTTTCTAGTTTCATTTTTTGGTACCTCAATATTTACACTTGTCATTAAAAAACAATAGAAATTAAATCTTTAGAAATTAATTAAAAGATTTTCATTATATTCTAATCGATGAATCTTTGATATATTCAATAAAAGTTCATTCCATGAATTTAATAATAACTTAGGGTCAATATATTTTAGTTTATCTTTGATAAATTTATTTGATTTAATGAATTCAAAATTATAACTTTCATAATTCCATATATTTGAAAGTATACTATCAAAATTATTAATGATTTCTCCTAAAATCTCTTTATTATTCATCAAATTAAGATAATTAGACTCAAGTAAATATGGAGTTATTATCAAGTGATGTAAAATTGGATTAAAATATTTTTCTTTTGATAAAATATTATTTTCAATTTCAGACATAAATTTATTTGACAAATCTTTCAAATCATTTTTATCCAAAAAATCAATTATATTTTTTAAAGAAGGAACATTATCATACTTATAAACACTTAAATTTGTTGAATTATAATTACTCATATCATTAAAAAAATTCTTTACTGTATAGAAAATCATCATCAAATAATTTTCCACTTGCTCTTCTGAACTATCTTCCATTTTTAAATTAAAATCAATTAAAATTCTATTTTCATCTGAATTACTTGTTGTATGTGAATTAATTGATTTTTCAACTAACTTTATATTAATCTTATCTTTTGTCAATTTATCATTTTTTAATAACTTAAAATTAGAGTATGTTCCTCTATCTAAATTAGATTTTGAAGATATGTAATTATATAAATTTTGGTACATATTACAATCCATATCAAGAGTTTCTGTATGATTCAATAGTCCTAAATTATCTAAATCTGTAAAGTCTAAATAATCATCTAATAAATTTTCTAATTGCCCCATAACATTTGATGAATTATTATTAAAATGAAAAGAATTATTTTTAATTGGATCAACAATCTTTTCTTCTATCTTTTTTAATAATTTATTATCTTCATGATTTGAATTAACATCGTTGATTCTGTCAACTTCCAATGTTTCACAATATTCACCTGAAACATCTTTACATTTTTGCAAAGTAGAAAGATTTTGATTTCCTTCGCAGTTCACATCTATCTCAACATTAGACAAATCAATTGCTTCATAATAATTACCAGATGTTGATATAGTAGAAATTGATTGCTTTGCTATCTCTTCAGTCATTTCTTTTTTTATTTTATTCTTAAATTCTTCATACTTAATAAATCTAATATCATTAGTATCTAATATATTTTTCTTCTTTTCGATTTCAATATATCCTTTAAAAATTAAATACTCTTCCAAAAAATTTTTCACATCAATCAATTTAAAACACAACTTATCTGTAAACAATGTTACAATATTATAAGGAACTTTGTAAAATCTTAACAACACTATTTTTGTAAAAATACTATTTTTATTAATCTCTTTCAATAATTTTTTAAAATTATCCAAATCTAATATCTTATAGTTAACATCTTTGGATATATTGTTCTTTATCAATGATTTACCTTCTTTTCCTAATGCATTGTAATGAATTTTTATTAAAGTATTCAAGTTAAATTCAGGTCCTATTTCAAAACTACTTGGTAGTAAATCATTACCAAAAAAGTTCAATATAATCATAAAATCTAAACAAAATTCACCATCATAAGAACAATTATTAGATTCTTTATAATTTGAACTTAAATTATCTATTATTTTATTAGCATTGTAATGTTGACAATGATCAAAAGAATTTATGTAAAATTTACATAAATTTAACTTTATTTTTTTGTCCAATGACTTATAATTTAGTTGCTGTGTTATTATTTGATAAACTAAATCAGAATCACAACTTAATATTGTTATAATATCATCTAAGTTGTTTTTTGATATGTATTTAAAAATTTTATAATCAGCTTCTCCAAACTCTTCATTATCAACCTTTATTTCTATTGTTTTAGGATTCATATCAAAATTTAAATTTTCTAATAAATGATTTTTTAACTTTTTGATAAATGTTGAATTTGAATCAATAATCTTATTGCAACTAAATTTATTTGATATCCAACTAAAATAATCAAATTCAAAATCATCTTTTTCATCATATAAAATTCTATTTTTTAAATTTGTAAAATATTCTTTGTAATAATATTTTCTATTTTGAGATTCCAAATAATTTTTTAATCTTCTTTTTCTTTGTTCTAAAATTTTAGAATAACTAGGAATTGAATCAAAAAATAAAACAACATTATCAACAAAATCCAAAGCAAAAATATTCGATAATAACCTTTCTAATTTGTCAGATACATTTTTTAACATTATATCATCCAAAATTTTATTATCATCTTCACAAATACTTTCTATAAAATTTTTACAAATCTCATTTTGATCTACTCCATCTAATTTTATATTTATATTTTTCCAATGATTTTCAAGCAGTTGTGCCTCTATTAAATTTAAAACTTTCGAATAATTTGAACAAGATATACCACATATATATTTTAATATATTATTAATATTATCTTCCACCTCTAAATAACAATTGTATAGTATAAATGAAATATCAATCAAAACATGTTTTGAAAGCAATTTATTGTGATTAATATTTAAATCAACATCATCAAATGCATCATTTGGTAAATTTCTTATTAAAAATGAAATTAACCCGTCAAATCCCATATTAATAAAAAAGATACTTATCGCTTAAATAGAAATCTAACTAATGATTTTCTCTTAAATATCTTAATATATCCCATAAAACTTTACAATCAACTTCATTATACTTTATAATTTCTTTCATAATCTCATTTTCTTCTGTTACAATTTCAACCTCATCATAAACTTTATTTGCTAATGCCATCGCTGCAAGCCCAGAATTACATTCACTAGATAAATCCCAAGAGGTCTTAATTAAACCCATATTATGTAATGCTTTTGAAATCGATTTTAACTTGTATCTTAATGATCCTTTTACTACAATTGGCTCTTCTCTGAACAATCTACTTAAATCCATGAACTTAATAACTGGTAATCCCATTTTTTCTCTAACTTTTTCATAACAGATTTTTTCATGAGGATACCAATGAACAAAATGATAACTGTTTCTATTTCCCTTCTCTTTTTGATAAACATCATTTATAAATTTAAAAAACTCATCAAACATTAATTTCTCACCTTCGAATGATTTATCCTTTGATACAAATGCTTTGTAAACCCATTCATTGTTTGAATTTTCATAACCAACTCCAACTTGAAAAACAATTACATTCTCATATGATAAATTAGCTGTATCAAAAAAATTTGAATTCATAGTTTCATAGTCCAAATAAAATTCCATACTACTACTATCAATATCCCTCCATAAAAATCCATCTACATTTGTAGTCTTAATAACACTTGGCGACACTTTCAAATTATTATCAAAACTCCTATTAATTTCTAAAATTTTATCAATTGTCCCTGGTATTTTTGATTTTGAATTAGGATTAAATCCTAACGTATTCGAATTACATCTTGAATCTCTCCAACTAAAAATGCTTCTACCGTGAGCAGATTTTCTCTCTTTGACCCCACAGTAGTATACTGATGAAATCTCTCCCACATTATCAGCAACTTTTTGTTTTATTACTTTCCACTTTCCATCTTTTTCATTATTCATTCTTGGAAACAATTCTTTGACACTAGGTATTGGATTTAATACCCAATATTTACCATCTTCTCTTACTCTTCTAATCCACCTAATAGCTTCTTCTGTCTTTGTCACAAATTCATAATCTCTATCTCTATAATCTATTACTCCTAATTTATTAAAATAGTCATAATATTTTAATCCTTTAATTGTATAACTTTTTCCTAAAACTAATGCTATTTTTGGATCAAACCCCTGAATTTTTGTTAATGCATTATTATAAACACATAACTGGCTTTTGTATGGTTTTAAAGTATCTGTATTTCTTAAAGTTCTCTCATCTGCATTAAAATCTAGATTTGAATGCTTGATATCAACTACTATATAAAAGTAATCTTTCATATGAACATCCTTCTTTCTTTCAAATTCTTCTTTAATTTCACTTGTAACATATGTATTGTTAAACATTCTTTCGATTATATCTGATCTAATAATTAAATCAGGACAACCAAATGTATTATCATCTTCATTGTACAAAACTGCTTGATATAGTATCTCTTTCCCTTCTTCAATTAATTTTTTAGTATTTTCATAATTTGATTTTATATCTATTGAACACTCAATAGATTCAATTCTAATAACAGGATTACTATTATTAGCTTTGGTCGTTAGTTCATCAATAACCTTTTTCTCATATTTTATACCTTCTTCTTTAATCATGTCATTTAAAATTTCACTTCCATAGTTTATTTTTTGGATATTTATAGAATCATTCTTACTTCGTGTATTATATCCAGATTCAAACCCTACAATTTCATTAAAAGTTAAACTATGTTTTTTTGGATTTCTACTGTAATAATCTAAAAAATCTAATATCCCGTCATCAAGTAAATAATTCCTAGTCTTAGTAGCTGACACTAAATTATCAAATGAAAATTTATTATCAGAATCTTGAAGATTTTTATTATCATTTTTATTACTTGTGATCTGTAATGCATCAGAGTAACTTCTTGGTCTTTTTACAATAGTTTCATTATTAATCTCTGATTCATCTCTCTGACGTTTTAATCCTGTTAAATTGAATGATACTGAATTTTCAAATTGAATCTTGGTTATTTTATAGTTTACATTTCTTCTATTCTTTTTTATCGAAAAACTAATAGTCAAGTCATTTGCTTTTTTACTTTCTAATTTTTCAATAAAAACTAATACTTTTTTATCATTATTAACTCTTGATTCTTTTTTATGTAAAATTTTTGATGGTATTTTTCTAAACTCTTGTAAAATTGTTATGTTATATTCGTTTTCTAATATTTCCTTATTCATAGTTTCTGGTGTATTTTTTAACTGAATTTCTTTATTACAACTTTCAGAACTATCTAAAATAGGAACTATCAAACTAACAACTTTATTATAAATACCTTTCATTGGATTATAGTACTTAATCAATAGATCCTTAATTCAATTTTATTATTAAACTCTTTAAAGTCTCAAACGAACTAAAAATACACAAAAATCAAATTTAAAAAAATATTTGATATTTATATATATATGGATAATATGGCATCACAATATATGCCTGATTTAGGTTCACATGTTATAGGAAGTACACAGGAACAATTAAGTTCAGGAAGTTGGTATTCAAATATCCTAAAATATTGCTCAAGAGAAAGATTAATTTATATTGTAACTGGAATAATCCTTCTTGTATGTATTTATTTTTACCTTAAAAATAAATGGTCAAAAAATGAAAAAGATTTAGAAAAAGAAATTTATTTAGAAAACAGTAATCAATCAGAAATGTCAGATCAATTAGGATCGGAATCTAATTATAATTTAACACCAATTGAACCAAATGAAGTACAATTAGAAAATATTCAAGAAATACCAACATATCAAACTCCACCAGGATATATTACAATCCCTGTTGATACATATCATCAATTACAAGAAAATTTTGTTGAATCTTCAAAAACAAATCATAATTCTATGGAAGAACAAAATATGGAAAATAACTTATCTAATGAAGAAGATTTAGAACTTTCTAAAGAATTGAGTGATTTTAATAATATATCTAGATTAGAATCTAGCGACGAAGAAGAAAGGACAAAAGCACAAGATTTAACAAATACAGAAATTCAAAGTATTCAAAATCAATTGAATTCTTTCAAAACTAATAATTTAATGTAAATTCTATCGAAACAAAAATTTGTTTCAAATCAATTTTTATTATTACAAAGTCTTTGATTTTTCCTACGGAAATAAATTAATCAAAGAAGATTAGCAAGACAAAATTTGTAAGAATAAGTTCTGATTTTTTGTTGAATTCATTGTTTTGCTTTGCAATATAAAAGAAATATTCTATCGAAACAAAAATTTGTTTCAAATCAATTTTTATTATTACAAAGTCTTTGATCTTTGCATAGCAAAGATATTAATCGAAGATTAGCAAGACAAAATTTGTAAGAATAAGTTCTGATTTTGTTGAATAGAATATTTTGATTCAACAAAGTTGAATCGATTCAACTTATAAAAAAATTCTATACCAAAATCAATTTATAAATATTTTATTAATGATTTTAATTCTTTTTCATCAAAAGGTAATAAAATTCTTAAACAATTTTCAACTCCAAATGATTTTCCATTCATAATAAATACATTATTTGATAATAAATTTTCTTCAAGCTCAGAAACAGTATTTTCATCTTCATGATATGGAAAAATATACATTTGGTTTCCACTACTAAAAGATTTTCCAAATTTCCAACCTTTTTTTTCCAATCTATTTTCTACCATAAGCTTCGATTTACTTAAAAAAGATAAATCTGGATTAAAATTTCTTTCAAGCAAATTATAGGCTAATTCTTGACTAGCTTTACTACAACATCCCGAAATTGTAGATTGTATTTTACATAAGTCATTTATCAAATGTTTATTTGTAAATATATACCCTACTCTCCAACCCGGAATTGCGTAATACTTTGAAAAGCTGGAAACGATTATTAAATATTTACTTAAATCTTTATTTTTATTTATTTTTGAATATAAACTTTTTATTTTACCATCAACCATTAAATATACTTCATCAACAATCAAATAAATTTTTTTCTTAATAACCAAATTTATTAAATAATCAATAAATTTATCTGAATATGATATTCCAGTCGGATTATTAGGATTACAAAGTATTATACCCATTATATTATTATAATTATAATCGCTTTTATTAAGCTTCCATATTTCATCTATATTTGGTTCCCAATTATTTGATACTTCAGTATCAACAAATATACTTTCTCCTTCTAAAGATTCAATAATATCAGGATAAGATACCCAGTAAGGTTTTGGAATTATCCACTTACTACCAGGTTTTGTTAATAATTTTAATATTAAATATAAACCAAATTTTGCTCCTGATGTTATCATAACATTTTCACTACTTATTTCTGATATTAATGATTTTTCCTTATACGTATCAATTAATTTGTTAATTAATTTTGATTCACCCTTAGATGTAGAATATTCACTAATTTCTTCTTTTTTTAATTGATCTAAAAAATCAGAATTTATATTAGGATACCATTTTGGTTCACCAATAGCTAGATTTAGCAATTTTTGTCCTTTACTTTTTAATTCCTTAATTAAACTAAAAACTTTTCCGGTACTTGACTCTTTCATCTTTTTAGTTTCTAAATTTTCTATTAGATTGAATAAACTGAATTTTAACTTTCTAATAGTTTCTTTTGATTGATTATTATAATTATATAAACCATCAAATAGATCCCAACTATCGTTACATGCATAATTTTTAACTTTTAGAAGATTAGAATATAAATCTGTATCAATAATTGTTTCTTCACAATTAAATAATTCTAACATTCTACCTATAAAATGACTCAAAAATTGAGAATTTGCAGACAAAAAATCATGATTTATCGAATCTAAACAAATTATTTCGCATCCTTGATTTTCCCAAAATTTTATAAAGTGATCAGTCTTCTCCTGAACAGTTTTATCAAATCTTGAATAATCTTTATAATAATACCAATAAACAAATTTTTTTCCAACCCACGAATTTTTCGCAGAATCAGGACCAAACATTGGATGAGTTAATAATACTAAATTATTATTATCAATACCACTTTTTCTAAAGATTTCATTTGGATATTCTTTAACTGATAAAACATCAACTATAATCTTATCTTTAAATTTATCCTTACAGTTTTCTATAAAATGATTAATCATTTTTTCAAAACTATTAATAGAAGTTGCAAATATTATGATATCTAAAATTTCAAAATGATTTTCTAAGAATGTATCAAATTCAGAAAAAGTAACATTCATTTTATTAGCTTCTGGAGTATAATCTGATCTTGATGTCGCATAAACATTAAAACCATATTTAACCATTTTTTCAGATATAAATTGTCCAAATCTTCCAAATCCTACAACTCCAATATTTAATTTTCCATTAAAAATAATATCTTCGTTTGATTCATCATTAGAATGCAGATCATTCAATTTATTTATATTAGAGTTCTCTAAAGTTCTACTGTCATCAATAAAATCAAATATGGAAAATTCTCCAAAATAATTAAATTGATAAGAATTATCATCAGATTTCTCTATTTTATTATCACTAAAATTATATTCACCTTCAATGTAAAAAATGTATGAAAATGCCGTATTCATTTTATTTCTATCGGTACCTAAATATGGTCTACTTTCTATTTTTGTTAAATTAATATTTTTTTCATTAAATTTATTTAAATACATTTGAAGTGATCCTATTTTATCTTTTATGACAACATACCCACTAAACTTATTTTTTATACTAACTAAATTTAAACCATTATATTGTTTTCTCAGAATATTACCAAAATCAAATTTCTTATCTTTTAGTGATATTAGATAAAATCTAGTAATATTATTTTCTTGATCGTTGAAACATTTTTTTAATTCATGTAAACCATATTTTTCTGATAAACCAGGTGGTGCTAAACATCCATATGTATCATCATTTAGCTCTAATAATCTTTCCATTGAAGCTGTTGTATCCCAATATTCTTCAATCTCAAGATTATTTTTTTTTAAATTATCTTTACATTGCTGCAATGCCTGAGGATGAGATATTACTTTTTTAATTCCTAAAAAGTCTGGATTTGTACTATATAAACTGTGTTCAATATTATGATGAAATTCACAATGTATTTTAGTATTATGTTTGTAAAATAAATCATAATTTAAAAATATACAACCTCCTATTGAATTTTCTATAGGTAAAATTGCAAAATCAATTAATCCAAATAATAAACAATTAAATACTATTTCAAAAGATTTAAAACCCCTTACCTTATCATCACCAAGTTTTTTCATATCTAAAAATTTAGAACAAACTTGATGACTGTAACTATTTTCAATCCCTTGATACCCAATATGCATAGATATATAAGTCTGAAAGAATTATCTTTTAAATAATGTGATTTCTATTTTTTATGTTGAATAAAAATATTTTCTAAGCTATATTATTATGTCAGCATTTAATAAAAACCATTATAATTCGGGAGATGGTATGTTAACTTCAGTATGGGGACCTCCTATGTGGCATACTTTACATACAATAAGTTTTAATTATCCTGTTAATCCTACTTCTGAACAAAAAGAAAATTATTACAACTATTTCTTATCATTAAAACACATTCTACCTTGTAGATATTGTAGAGAAAATTATGTAGAAAATATGAAAAAATTAAAATTCTCAAAAAAAACTATGAAAAATAGAGAATCTTTATCCAGATATGTTTATGAATTACATGAAATGATTAATACAAACTTAGGCAAAAAATCAAATCTTAGTTATAATCAAGTCAGAGATAGATATGAACATTTTAGATCAAGATGCTTAAATAATGATAAAGATGCAAATAAAAATAAAAAGGAAGTGGTTGAAAAAGGATGTACTGATCCATTATATGGAGTAAAGTCAAAATGTGTATTAAATATTGTCCCTAAATCATCAAAGAAAGAATCATTAAAAATAGATTCAAAATGCAAAATTATTAAAAAGAAAAAATAAATAGTTGGAATGTAGAATTTTTTTTTACATTACTTTTTTTCTAAAAGTATTTATAATGTTCAAAAAATTACTAGAAGATAATTATAAATACTTTAAATTAGATAAATCTTCAGACAGCTCCATAAAAGACAGAAATATCGAAAATTTCGCGATATCAATGGAAACTAAAAAAAATCCTCATTCTGGAGAAGGTAGAGAAGCTGTTTTAAAAATGAATAAAGAATTAAGTGAAAGACTTGATTCACTTAAGGCAAAAAAAGATATTATAAATAATAGAAATAAAGTATTTTTAGAAAGTAAAAATAAAAAAGAAACTAGAAGAAAACAAATTGAAGATGATGCAAAAAATTTTCAAGATGATTTTAATAAAAAAATTAAAGAAGCTAATTCAAATTATGGTCTAAAACATTCTTTCGAATTTAGAAAAAGAGATAGCCAAGAATCTGCTCATGATCAAATCAATCCAAAATTATCATTCGACTTTTATAATGTACAATTTGATCAAAATGAAGGTGCAATTTTTAATGGTATAAATGGATATGCAGTAAGTAGAGAAGAATTACCTGCTCAAAAAGAAATAACTATTGAAATATTTATTAAATTAATGAAACCAAAATCAGAAAAAGGGTCTACAATATTTGCTTTTAAATCTAAAGAAAATTTATCAGCAATTAACTATTTAGGACATTTAAATAAAACATTTACAGAAACACCTCAAGGATATAATGGCAAAACTAAAGAAAGTCAAGCATTTTTTTTATTTAACAATGCTGGTATGGGCAGTGAAAATTTAAATCCATCTGATCCTATGGCAGATGGAATTAATATCGATTCAGACACTCACATTGTATTATCTTGTAATAAGGATGGACAAGTTAAATATTATAAAAATGGAAATTTAATTTATTCAAAAAATACAAATAAAAAATATATCGAAATACCACAAAAATTATTTTTAGGTATTAATACATCAAAAGAAAAAGATTACAAACCAGAATTTAAAAATGTTACCTATCCAATTATGAACTTTAGATACTTTAGAATTTATAATAAAGTTCTAGATACTAATCAAATTAAAAATATTTATAATAATGCTAACAATATAAGTTACATAGATGATATTCTAAATATCAAAAAACAAAGTTTAATTAAATTGTCAGCATCAAAGAAAGAAGATGGTAAATTTGCAGAAAAAGATGATTTTAACAAAGAATTAAGAAAACAAGAATTACCATTTTATTTATTATATATGAATCCTGGTTTTGGCGAAACAGATATGCAAACAATCGTATATAAAAGACTTACTTCAATCGAAGATGTTGATATGTTTACATTATTGCATATTGATTGGTTCAATGCAGAAAAAGGAATTAAAAATACATTTAATGTTGATTTTGAATTATACAGTGATATTGAATCTGCAGTATCTTCTACAAATAGATGGAAATTTTGTAATTTTAATGATCCTGGTGTTGGATTTATGAGAGATTGTGGTAAAACTTCTCATGTAGGCGGCCACTGGATTAGTATAACAAGAGATGATAGAGGTTACAACTGGAAAAATTGGTCATTTAACTTGTATAAATTATCAGAAAGACAAAAATTAAGTCAAAATTTGAAAAAATCTATAGATGAATTACAAATTATAAAAGAACAAAATGAGAACAAAGAAATTTACAATCTAAAAGGATTAATTCAACCTATTAGACTTAGTACATCACGAAAAGATGGTGATTATCAAGAGCCTGAAAAATATAATGAATATTTAAAAGCTTTACCAATACCTTTTTATTTAATATGGGAAAATCCAATTGCACCAAATGATAAATATAAAAATATTATTTACAAAAGATTAACATCAGTTGATGATGTTGATATGTATGATCTGTTTCATAATAATTGGTTTGATCATAATAAAGGAGTTAAAAATGAATTTAACAAAGATTTTGAATTATATAGTGATATTAATCATGCATTAGACCAAAAAAGAATTAAAAAAATTAAAATTGTTAATAATGGTCATTTGGAAATTTTAGAGATTCAAGTTTGGATTAATGGGGTAAATGTTGCTCAAAATACTGGTACATATGCTATTGCTACACCACCTCATGAAAATTCAGTAGCAGTTTCTAAAAATGCATTTAATAATGTAATAGAACATGGTAATGAGGTACATGAAAGATGGAAAAAAGTATATTTCTCACAAAATATGAATGGATCATTTTTTACATTAGAATTGGATAGAACATATCCTTTTGAAGATTTACAATCAATTATTATTTACAATGTTAAATGGTCAGACGATATTAGATTTGCACAATCTTATACAGTTTTACTTGATGCTGATGATAATGAGATTACTGATAAAATAAGTAATAATAACGGTGATACGGCTTATCATTACTATAAATATAATGGTCCATCACATGATAAAAACACTAAACAATCAGATGTTCCATCAACAGAAAAAATGCTTAGTAACAACATGCAAAAATTAATAAAAAAAGATATTACTTTAAAAAAATTAAGATGGAAATTTTGTAATTTTAATGACCCTGGTGTTGGTTTTCCTAGAGATTGCGGTACTCATGGAGCTGTCGGTGGAATGTGGATGTCTACAACTCATAATAGAGCATTTGGATGGCAAAAATGGTCCATAAGCGTAACAGTCAACAAATATCAATATGAACAAAGATTATTTAATGAACTTAAAGAAATAACAGACGAAGAATCTAAACTTCAATCTGAAATTAAACAAGCTGAAGACACAAATGTTGAAAATAAAAAAATTATAGAAAAAAGAAATGATGAAATAAAGAAAACTAAAAGTCAATTAAGGTTATCAATGATTGTTAATGGTGTTAATTTAGCTCAGCTTACAGAAGATGAAATTAATAATCTAAAAAAATATGTAAAATCAGAATTAATTAAGGATCTTAATCTCAAAAATGATAAAAATTTAATAATAAATTTATTTAGTGGATCAATTGGAGTAGATATTATTTTAAATACTGATAATGTAAATGAAATGAAAGATAAATTAGACAAATTTGAAAAAAAATTTAAAAATGATAAGAAACTTTTGGAAAAGATTCAAGAAATAACTGGTATTACTAATTTAACTTCTTTTACCAAAGTTGTTCAAGCAGGTCTTGATAAAAAATCAACTAAACCTGATCCAAAAAATTATGATTGTCATATTAGACTTCCAATATTTTCAAAGAAATTTGTAGGCACTTTTGTATTTAAATCAAATACAATTACTGAAATAAGAGCTATATGTCCAAATCTATTTGTAAATAGAAAATATATTGATTTAGGAAAATTTAATTCTCCAGGTGGAAATATTGGTGAATACGAAGATACAGAATGGCAATACTGTCCAAAAAGATGTAATGAAATTAAAGGTTGTGTAGGTTATGTAAAAGATTTAACAAATGAAAATGAAAGAAAGGGATGTACATTCAAAAATATTATTGATCCAAGTAAAATGTCTGAAAGTACTAAACATAGAACATATTTGGTAAAGAATAACTATGAATTAATTGGTAAAGAAGATTATAAAGGAAACGATATTGGGGTATTACATCAAGTAGATACTAGTGTTTGTCCGACATTATGTGATAAAACTCCAAACTGTGTTGGATTTGTTGAAAATACAATTGACAAAAAAGGATGTTACTTAAAGTCTAAATTTGGAAAAAGAACATCAGATGGAAAGAAAACATCATATCAGAAATCTAATGAATATTATGAAGAAATTCCATTTAGTAAAAAACCAATTACTGCTGGAGATGTAATCTGGCTCAATAGAAATGGTACTCAAGGATATAAAAATCCAAATGGAGAAAAATTTACTTTTACTAAGTTAGACAATTCGATAGAATCAACATGGAGTTCAAAAATAAATTATGGTATCGAAACTATTAATACTAGAGGAATTGAACTTTTTATTAATAACTTAAGTGATGATGATGAATTTTATATCATAGTTGATACAACAAAAGATTCAAATGGTCTCTATATTAATGATGGTGGATTAATAGGTCAATTAGAAGTTTTAGGATATACTTCTCTTGGAGATGATGCAGTTTATTGGGATAAAGGACCATTTAGAACATATAAATTAAAACTGAAGTCATCGAATAAAATAAATGAATATCAAAAAGATCCATTATTTAATAAAAAAAATTATTTTTTCAATGAAATTAGAATACAGCAATCAAAATTGTCAAATATTATTGTATCAGAATTACAAATATGGGTAAAAGGAAAAAATATTGTACAAGAAAAAGGTGTTTTTATTCAAGGTACTTTTCCTATGTTTCCTAAATCTTTAGTTTATAATATAGTAAATAAAAAACTTGATGGTAAGAAAGAAAATTCTTATAATTCATCATTTTTTGAAGATTCTTACTTATTAGTTAAATTAAATAATTCATTTAATTTTAATGACTTAGAAGCTGTCGTAGTATATATTCCAAAAGAAGAAAAAGAAAAATATGCTGATAATTATATTGTATTATTAGATGAAAAAGGAAATGAAATGACAGAAAGAATCAATAATTTTTCTGAAAATCAGAAATATGAACAATTTATTTATAAAGGTCCAGCATATGGTAAAAATGAAAACAAATCTAATACTCCATCAAATGATAAACTATTAAATGAAGAAAAAAACTCTGATATACGTACATCTTTAAGTTTTGTAATCAAAGATAGTATTCCACTTAACAATTATATTAGTCAATCTGAAAGATTTGGTGAAAAAAATTTTGGTACCAGAGTATTTCTATATAACCAATACAAAAATAAAATTTTTTACAATATGATTGTAAGAGAAGTTGTTGATGGTATAAGTTATGTTCCAGATGGATATAATATTATTACAAGATTAGATAACAATGAATTATTTTTAAATGAAATAGAATATTTTTACGAAAAGGATAAACAATTTTACATTGGTGTTAAAAAAGATATGCCTATACCTTATGGACCTCTATATCAATGTTATATTTGTGGTCCAAATGATCCATTATGCTATCCTACTCCATGTAGAGGTGAATATACAGAATGTAATGAAAGTTGTGAAAAAACATATAAACAAACTAGTAAAGCTGCATTAGGAGGTTTAGAATGTACTATTGAAGATGGAAGTGTTGAAAAATGTGAACCTGGTGAAGGTCAATGTAAAAGTAGTAATACTGTATTAATAATATCAGTAGTAATTGGTATACTTTTAATCTTAGGTATTGTATATTTCTTAATGTTTAATAATTAATATTAATTCTAAAAAAAATTTTCTAAAAAGATATATATGGATTTAAAAACAATTATTTCTATTCCTGTATTTGGAGCATTAGATGCTTTATACTTGTATTATTCATCAGGATTTTTTAATGAAACAATAAGAAATATTCAAGGAAGTGATCTAAAACTAAAAATTTACCCAACAATCTTATGTTATGTATTTTTAGTATTCTCGTTGAATTATTTTATCATATCCAGAAATGCATCTGCTGATGAAGCATTTTTATTAGGTTTATCTATTTATGCTGTATATGAATTTACTAATTTTGCTATTATAGAAAAATGGCCTCTTAAAGCTGTTATTATGGATACTCTCTGGGGAGGTATTTTGTTTTATTTAGCAACACATTTGACCTATAATATTAAAAGTAGAACAAATAACATGTTATTTAGATCTATTTTAAATATTTTATATACTATTGGAATTGGTGCAATTCCTATTGAAAATATTCCTACATAAATAAATTCAACATCTTTCCATTTTGCAAAATGGAAAGATATTGTAATTGTAATCTTCTTTCTGTTTTTGCTTTACAGATCTTCGTAAAGAATTCTAATCTTTAGAGCCAAAATAGAATATAGCACCAATTGCAGCCACAATACAACCTAATATCCCCCACATTGTATAATTAGAATTTTCTTCTGGTGTCTTTTCTGTAGATTCATCTTTATCACCTACTAATCTTTTACTTTCAGATTCTACTGATGCTGTTGAACCTGTTTCTACATCACTTCCACCATGATGAAAAAATGGCTGAGATTGATGATCGTTTTTTTTTTCACTACCATCAGTAATGGCAAGTTTGAAATTACCAGAAGAATCTTTTATCAAAAATCTACCTGGGCCATCTTTATCATGATGGTAAGCAATTCTCTTCTCTGCCCTCCCCATTTGCTGAATAAACTTTTGTTCGCTCGAAGGACCTTCCGCCGTAGCTTTTCTTATTCCAAAAAAATATCCAAAAATTCTTTCAATCTCTTTCTTTCTAACTATCCACCTTTGTTCAATAATAGAAAAATCGCAAACATCAATTTCAGAATTTGACTTCAGAATAAAATCCAATTGCATCTCCATGTTTGCCTTATTAATGTAGGAATTTATGACTTCTCTAATACTTTCTTCCTCAAGATCATTACTTGGATCTCTTAATATACTATCTACAACCTCAAAAAAAGGAAGAATAATTTTGGAACAAGTGATATCTTTCAAAGAATTTAAATAGTCTGCTGACTTTTTTTCGTGAGCTTCTCTGATTTTATATGACATTCTTATCATCTTATCACACATTAACTCAAACTCTTCCTTGAATTTTATATTTAATTTTATTGAACAACCCTTAAATACATCAGTAGAAAGCATAACATACAAATCTTCGTGAATATTTGAGTTTCCTATTACAATACTACTATTATTTTGAAATAATGCAATTTGACCTTCATTAGTCTCGTTAGTAATCATTCCTCTAAGATTTACGGGATCAGTCTTCAACTCTTCCGCCAAATATCTTAGTGTTATTTCATCTGCAGAAATGATATCACTTTCTACCGGTCGATTAAGACTATCATTACAGCTTTTATAATCTTTTCCATAAATGTTATTATTAATTCTATAAGATTCAGACGTATTATTAGTAACTACAGCACTCATTTTAATTTATTAGATTATAAATTGTAATATAAATTAAAAAATCAATTTTTTTAACTTGCTTGTGCAGCATTTTCTTTATTTTCCCCATTACTTCCATTCTTTTCATCAAAAGATTTAATTTCCTCATCACTAGGTTTATAACCAATGTCAGTGAATTCAATATTAATACTCTTACTACATTTCATAAAAATACCACTTTTCCCATACTTATAATCATTTATAACTTTTTCACATGCATGTGCAGTACCTTCAAATGGTCCTAAAAAGTAAAAGTAAGGTCCAGGAGCCTTAAGCTTCTCTTCGACTTCTTCTTCTACCCATTCATATTCATCTTCATTGGTATTTTCTCCAATAGAATTCTCTCCATCAGTAGCTCCATCATCAGAAGTTCGACCATCACTATTTCCACGACTAGTATTACTACCATTAGTAGTTTCACCATTAGTAGTTTCACCATTAGTAGTTTCACCATCATCAGTCTCACTTTCTTTTTCTTTCAGTTTACGTACTGTACTCGTCCGGACATATTGTACATCATTAACTTTCTCACTAAGATCACCACCCAAATTAATTATTTCATTTAGTCTAGATTCCATATTAGTATCGATACCCAACCATTTACATGTAAATTCTTCATCTAATCCACAAAACTTAAACTTACTTTCACTACTAATTATTATATAAACTTTATTATCATAAGCAGTATCAGTTCCTGTAGGACCACCTAAACGATGAAACATCTGGATAATTTCCGCCCAACGAGTATCTTCTTGTCCTTCAAGAGTTTGGTCTCTAGGAGCAGGTGGTATGATAAGATCATATCTATAATCATCAGGCATTAGTTCTCTAAATTTTCTGAAAAGTTGGTCATAATTATCAAATCCGAAATTATCAAACCTCAATACATTCCTCTTATATTCACCATCTTTCCATTCATAAAGAACAATCTTATTATTATTATTAATATCATGGCTGATAGTATTATCTGGAATGTCGCTAATAATATTCATATCATAATTATCTAATCTATGAGCAATAGCTTTCATGTTTATGAAAAATTTTCTAAACAACTCATTTTTATTAGAAAATAGATTAGTTTTAGTATCAACAAAATTATCAAAATAATTTTTTACAATTCTATACAAATATCTTCTTTTTTTGGTTGAATCACTATTAAGCTCGTCCTCTGCTAATTCCCAATATGGATTCCAAACAGTAGAATCATAATTAAATCTAGAAGTTGCTCCTTGCTCAGCATTCAACCATCTTAACTCTTTTTCGAACACACGTTTTACTATACTATTCATTTCTACAAGTAAGAATAAGATCTTACCAATAGAAAAATTTCTAGTTAGATCATTTAACTTTGTATTTTTTTCTTGATCAGATTGATGTCCATTCAAAAGTTCTTTTAAAGAATCTGCTTTCTTATCAACACTATCTAACATATCACTAACTTTTGTTTCTATCTCTTCAATAATTTCTACTGGATTATTGTAAAGTATTCTTAACTTTTGGGTATCATTCTTATTATAATAATCTGCATCTAATAATACTTGATGTTGAATTTCATGACCATTATAATGAAAAAATCTCTCTCCTTTAGCATTTACTTCTTTTATTCTTTTAGCAAAATTTTTCATTGAATGTCTATCATTATAAATAGGAACATTACACTCTTTCATGATATAATGATACATCTCATTTGCCAATTTATTATTATCTATTATTATATTTCTTAATTTTCTTTCAGCATCATCAGATATTGTTGCAATTTTATATAAATCCTTACAAACCTGTTCCATACCAGGTTTTTCTATTATTTTTTTTGTTTTTTCGTCCTTTGGCGGATGCCAAAAAATTCTTTTAGTAGGCTTCACAATGTAACTATAAAAGGCTCCCATATTTTAGAAATTAGAGATGTATGTATGTAAAAGTTATTTCAATTTTTTAGAAAAATTGAATAATTTAGTTAATACTCACGGATATATTTCTAAAATGACAGTAAGTGATAATAAATCAAATAACTTAATAACAAATAACATTCAAGAAGTTTATTCAGTTAATAGTGAATATATTGGAGTTGGTAATATACCTAATAATTTTAATATTAATATTAATAATAGTCCAGTAGCAATTTATGATGTAGGATCCTATACAGAACTACAAAGAAGATCACTGGTAGGAGACAATATTGATATTCATCATGTTCCAGCTGGAGACTTCATGATTAATAATTTTCCTGAATATGTTTATAAAAATGGTAATTGTATTGCTCTAACTAGAGAACAACATCTACAGTTTCATAAAGAATTTGGATATAGATCTAATATGGATCTTACCTTAAATCAAACTCTTGCTAGAACTGTTAGACAATTAAGAACTATCGGAGTTCCTAATGATATAAATAGACAAATTATTGATAATGTAGTTTTATCTTATCAATCTGAATTTAATAATTCGACTGTTACTAGATCACAAATGAGACAAAATGTATTTAATATTGAATATCATTTCGATGGTATCAATTCTTATGGTCTTGAAGGTCCTGTTAGTTTTACTACACCATATGATAGAATTGAACAGCAAACAAATCATGGCCACAATCATAGTACAGTAAGAGCTGTAGGAAGGGCTGCATTTCTTGATGGTGTTCAGCATCTTACTATTGGACTTAGGGAAGACCCATCACATGTTTTCACTTCTGATGGATTATCTGAAATAGCTTTACACACTGCTACTTCTGTACCTACTCACTATTTAGTTCATAAGGGAACGTCACTTGGAATTATGGCAGCAGAAGCAGCTGGAGCTGAAATAACAGTCCCAATAGCAACTATATACGCATCTGCAGAATACTCAATGTGTCTTGATAGCTTTAGACCAGAATTAAGAAGCCATGGAAATCATCATACTAATATTGAAAGAGTAATGGCATATTGTCTTAATGATGCAACATTATCAACTGTAGGAGCGCTTTCATTCTCTGCTGATGTTGCTGCTAGTGTTACTAGAGGTCTTCAACAGAGACCAGAAATGCATCATTATGATAGAAGTAATATGTCTCTTTTAGAATCTGCTTATGATAGAGGACTTTATGCAACATACCTTACAATGGCTGCTCCAGGAGCTGGAATTAACATGGCATCTGGTGCAGTTTCTAGTGTGGTTGGGAATACGTATAATTCACTATTAGGACCAAATAGATCTTCAAATATAGATACATTTGATGCTAATACAAATATTGAAGGTACAAACACTCCTAATCATGAATCAAGTTCACAATGCTTAATGCCAACTATTGACAATTTTAGAGATAGTTCAAATATATGTGTTTGGCAAAGAAGAAATCATGCTCAAATGCAAGATAATACTAGTGCAAACAATAGTGAAAGAAGTAATCATTCATCTGGAGTTGAAAATAATGTATCTATGGAAAATCAAGTAATTGGTAACTCTGAAAATAGAAATATTCAATCAGAAAACTTAAATGGACAAAGTCATAATCAAACTAATAGTGAAACACCAATAGTTGATTCTGAACATAACAAAAAATTAAATGTAAATAAAAATATCAATAAATCAAAAGAATCTGTTGAATCACAACGTATTTCAAAAGAAACAGTTGAAATAAATTTAAACGATGAAAAGGGAATTAAAACTTTAGGTGAAGCATTTACCCAACTATTTAATAAACTATCTGAAATGAAAAAGGAAGCAATTGAGAGAAATCCTGAACTTCATAGAATAAATATGTATCTAAATGAAGTTAATAGTATTTTTGGAAAATGTATTATTTTTAAAAATTGGAATAATCTTAGTTCAAACCAAAAAAACATACTGATATCTTCAACTTTAGTTGGAACTGCCGTAAGATTTAAATATATTTGTGAACGATTTGACATAAGTAGTAGTAAATCAGCAGGAATATGTTTTATCTGTAATATAATTGAGAGTGGTAAAATAAAACTTGATAAGATTGCTGGTTCTTTTGTCGAATTTAAGAGCGGATATCCTACAGGCGGTCTTGTTAAACTTGTTCATTCACTAACACACAAGTGTAACTTTAAGAAAGCATTAAATAATTCAATACAAACTATCGCCGAAGATTTTATGTGTTATTTCTGTCCTGAAGCAGCTTTTCTGAGAAGTATTATTACTGCAGTTGAATTAGGAAAAGAACTTATTACAAGAAGAAAAGAGGTAACTATTGGATCGTTTAAAGCATTGTGTAGCACTCGTTTATCTATTCATGGATTTAATGTTGGACAAAAATGTACAATTGACTTTCCTACATTAGGTATTCATGTAACTGCTAGGTGTAAACACTCTGATCAAGCTCAAGCACAGGCCAAAATTGAGTTTGTTAAATTAGCTAAGGAAAGATGTTATACTTATTATGGTTTACCATATGATATTCTTGATCCATCTGGTGTAGGAGACCCAGCTCCTGAAAAAAAGAAGGATGAAGAAGAAAAGGACAATCAAGATAAAAAAAATAAAGAAAAAGTTCCTGTTTATGAAGACTTACTAAAATCAAGAAGGTTAGATGATCTTTTTAATCACTTTAAAGATATTAATAATATGTCAGAAAAAGACAGAGCAATTTTTGATCATGGTTGTAATGAAGCCAAAGAAGTCAAAGAAGAAAGGATTAGAAATCAAATACTTGAAATAGAAAATTCATTCTTTCAAGATAATCAACATTTGAACCCTGTAGATTTTGTAAAAAAATATCTACATGAGAATAAATTTAGTAATCCAACTCAATGTCTTAAATCATTGTATCATCTAGCATTTAAAACTGGTCATTATAAATGTGATAAATTAGTTTTATCAACTGCTTTTACCAATTGCTTAAAATATATTGGAGTAAATGTTGATGAATTTCTTCAGTATGTTAATCATATGAATGAAGATTATGATTATGAAGGAAAAAAGACAGAAACAGAAGACAAAGACAAATTAAATGAAAAGATAAAGATACATTTAAAAAATAAAAAGAATGATCACGATAAAACTACAAAATATATTCTAGATAATCTTGATAAATTTGATGAATCAGCTAAAAAACAAATATTAAAAGATCTTGATGAAAATATTAATATTCTATCAAAGGAAAATAATAGTGATAATTCACATAAAAGTAAAGCTAGTAATAGACATAAACATCACAAACATAATAAAAATCATAACAAACATAAACAAAACAATAAATTAAACCCAAACCCAAGAATAAAAGATCATAAAAAAGAACCTTCAAATAAGGATGATCACGATTCAACTCCTGTTGATAAGGATGATGACGATTCAACTCCTGTTGATAAGGATGATGACGATTCAACTCCTGTTGATAAGGATGATGACGATTCTAAGCCTGTTGGTAAGGATGATGATAATTCTAAGCCAGCCAAAAAACGTCACATACATTTTAAACATTTTGGAAAAAGTATTAAAAAAGCTTCAAAGAAAGTTGGAAATGGAATCGTACAGGTTGGAAAAAAGGTTGGAAATGGAGTTAAGAAGGCTGGAAAAAAAGTTAGAAATGAGGTTAAAAAGGTAGCCAAAAGTATTAAGAAAAGAATTCACATTAAACGCAAGCCCAAGAAAGGTGATAAGCCAGTTATTAAACCTAAACCAAAGAAAAAAACACTTGAAGAAGAAATTAAAAGCCGTATTGAAAAAGAAAACGAGGAATATTCTAGACTTTTACAGAGAATGGCCGAACAAAGATCTAATCAAACAGAAGGTAGAGCTTTTGAAAAAAATCAAGAAGAAGAAATTAAGAAAGGTCTTGATCAGAAAGATGTAGATCCAATGATTTTGATAGTAGGATTCCTTGAATATCTTGGTATTGATCCTCATTATGTATTTTCAGACGGAACTATTGCTAAAATTCATTCAAAATCTGCAGAAAGAGGTGCATATAGTAGAGAGAACATTATTTTTTGGTTGAATAAAGAAATCATTAAATCTCATATTTCAGTAGGAAACATCATAAGAACTGCAAGTGGTTCTGGAGTCGGTGTTGTAGCATCTACTATTGCATACATTGATTTGGAAGCTCCAGGCATGTTTAGATCTCCAGGAAGATTTCTTGTTAGTAAAACCAGACAGTTCATCTCAAATACTTCCAGAACGTATGTAGCTAATTTTATTTCTGAAATATCATTCGGAACATTCACAGTTCTACCAATTGCGAAAAAATACTCATCACAAATATTAAGGTTAATTAAAGTAAACATGAGTATGGGTTCATCATTCCTTGTTAATGGATTAGTTAAAATGATATCAGGAGAAGTCAATAGAAAACCTTGGTATGAAACTATCTATGATCTTGTTGAAAACTTTATTCAAAATCAAGGAAAACTTATTCACGACTGTTTGTATGAGAACTTTGAATACTTTAAACTTATTTCTGACAAAGCTGTTTCATATGGTACATTTGTACTTGATTTTATATCAAGCAGATATGGAGAAGCATGGCTTTACAAAGCAGTTGTTCCTAAATTAATGTACGCGTTAGCTTTTGTTAATCCAAGTAATGCTCTTATCTATACAGCAGCAATGATTCTTGGTTCTAGATTAGCTAAGTCAATAATTTTTGCTCTTGCTGGATATGGCAAAGATATTCTATCATTTGTAGGAAATAATGCAAGTTCTGCAATTGCTGCAGTATCAACCTTTTTATTTGGATCATCTTTAGCATCTGGATCAGGATCTGGATCTGGATCTGGTAATGGAGGTAATGATAATGATAATGGAAATGCAGAGTTACTAGAAAGATCTCTTAATGAAGAAAGAACAAGACAACAAAATTCTTCATTATTAAGAACTTATAATAGATTAACATCAATGATTAGAAATAATGTCAATATAGGTTTTCGTTATATGAATCTTTACTGGGCAACTGAAAAGATCTTACTAGATAAAAGATTATTACCAAAGAAACTAATATTCCATGTAGATCGTAAATACAGGCCTTTAACCTATGAAGAAAGAGAAGATCTAAATAGAAGATTACCAAATATTAAGTGGAACCATACCTACTTAGACAGATTCCATGGCTGTAAAGATATGTTCCCAAAAACAACTATTTCTGAGAATAAGATAAAACTAGCAACTGATAAAAAAGAATTTAAAAGTGATAAGATTGAAAGAGAAAGATCTACTATAAAAACTTCTAAGAATAAGATAGAACAAGCTTCTAATAAAATAGAATTTAAAAAAGATAAGATTGAAATAAAAAGATCTACTATATCATTTCCAAGATCTAGTACAACATTTTCTAGAGATAAAATTCAATTTTATTCTGGTTCTGATAAAATTAGCCAAAAGAAGCCGAAAGAACCATCGAAGAAACCGAAAGAACCTTCGAAGAAACCGGAACATCTTTCGAAACAAGTTTCAAATGATTCGAAAGATGTGAATCGTAATGGTTCAAAGGATGAGAAAATACCTCAAGCATCAATATATCAAAAAATCCCTAGTATTAAAGAAATGGATAGATCGCCATCTCCAGTAGATGCGGGATTAGCTGAATTTATAAATTCTAGATTAGCAGATAAATTAAATGAAATTCATGTTGCTCAACCAGTAACATCATTTGAAAGTCATTTTAGAAATTATATTCAAGCAAATAATGTTACAGTTCCAGTTCAATAATTAAATTACTTTAATAATAATTTTATGACCTAATTCTGCATGTCCTTTAACAGTACATACAAAATAATAGGTACCTCTTTTGTTCATTATTGTAACCAATGTTTGAGAATCTTTTTCTGATTCTTCTGATACCATAAGTGCATTTTCAAAATTATTGTTTGTATATTCTTCCTCGGATTCAATTAAAGCTAAATTATGAGTATTAAAGAAATCCCACCAAATAATACTATATTTTTTTACTATTAAAGTTGGATAATCTTTTTGATCATAAGGAACCATCCAATTAATCCATGTTTCAATAGCAGAATCACCTTCTCCATTATAGAATGATTGGATTTCAGATTTTTTTCTATATTTTTCTATTTTTTTATCCTCTGTCTTATGATATTTCATATCATGAAGTTCAAAAGCTTTATCTATATCCCATTCCACTAAATGATGAGGTGCATCTCCATGATGATGAGGTTTACTATCATTTGGCATTATCCAAATCCCTTCTGGGTTTTTGTCAGATTTCCATGATGAATTTGGAGCAGGCAATAAACCAGGAATAACTAAATGAATACCTCCTGTTGGACTTGCTTCTAATGCTTTGGTATGATCTTTGTACATTGGAAAATATTTTCCTTCTTCTTTCGTTGAATATAACTCAATAGGTTCATCATCATAAGAATACCTATCAGCCCATTCAGCACAATTAATATTTGTCAAATCAATTCCACCTTCTCTCATTTCTAAATTTGGATCTACATTTTGATTTTTTTCATCTTCTTCTGTATCACCGCTATCTCCAATACCACCACCAGTTTGAGTTGGCGGGTCTTCATTTTTCCAAAATTTTTCCCACATTAAGTACCCTACTCCGGCACCTGCTGCATAAATTAGATAATCTTCCATATTTAAAGTTATTATTAACTTATTTTTAAATAAAAACAATATATTGAACTTTGCTAAATGAAATCGATAAGAATATTAATGAATTAATTTTCAGATAAATATTTATAAGTGAATATCGTAGAAACAGTACCAATGAATATATCAAAAATAAATTTCTACCACAAATTTCCTGTTGCAAACGCTATATTTAGTTTGATATCATGTTTAGTAAAATATTAAATGAATATGTATAAATTGATTCAATTTTATTGAATCAAAAGAAGTTTCTTTTTTAAAAAAAAAGTATATGTATTATTATATATGTCAAATCATAATATTGGTGGCACCAACGGTGATATAATTATCAATAATGCTACTCAAACCTTAACAAACAAAATAATTACAAGTGCAGCATTAGTAGGAACATTTACAGGTACTCCAACATACTCTGGAGTTAAAACTCACAATTCATTAGATGTTTTTAATGCTGGTATAACTATCAAAAATTCTGATATTAGTGCTGGTTTCATTGAATTATATGAAGATTCTGATTTTGGATCACACAAAACAACTTTAATTGGTCAAGCGGATACTAATAATGTAGATCTTGTAATAACATTACCAATAACAACTGACACATTAGTTGGTAGAGCTACTGAAGATACATTAACAAATAAAACATTAACAACACCAACTATTAATGGTGCAGCATTTTCAGGAACATTATCAGGAAATCCAACATTTAGTCAAGTTGTTACTCATAGTGCATTAGATATATTTGATGCTGGTATTACAGTTAAAAATAGTTCTACATCAGCTGGTTTTATTGAATTATTTGAAGATAGTAATAATGGAACTAATAAAACAACATTAATTGGTGAAGGAACATTGTCTGATGATATTACATTAACTTTACCGGTATCAACTGATACTTTAGTTGGTAGAGATACTACAGATACATTAACAAATAAAACTTTAACAACTCCTACTATTAATGGAGCAGCATTATCATCAACTTTTTCTGGTGCACCAACTTATAGTGGAGTTGGATCTCATAATGCTCTTGATATTTTTAATGCAGGTATTTCTGTTAAAAATGGAGTGAACTCTGCTGGATTTATAGAATTTTATGAAAAAACATCAAATACAGGAAATAATAAAATTACAATTATTGGATCTGAAGATTTAGATGGAGACTACACATTAAATTTACCTGCTGCAAATGATACATTAGTTGGTAGAAATACAACAGATACTTTAAGAAATAAAACAATTACTAATGCAATAATAAATGGTGCATCAATGACAATTAGTGGTACAGTTGCAGGTACTCCAACATTCACTGGAGTTAATACTCATGATTCTCAAGATATATTTAACGCTGGTCTTTCAGTAAAAAATGGAGCTACATCAGGAGGTTTTATAGACTTTTTTGCTGATTCTGACTTGGGTACTCTTTATACAAGAGTAATTACTTCAGCAAGTTTAACAACAAGTAATACATTAATATTGCCAATTATAGATGATACATTAGTAAGTAGAACTACTGTCGAAACATTAAAAAACAAAACATTAACAAGTCCGACAATAAATAGTGGTTCAGTTTCAGGGACATTTTCTGGAAATCATACATTTTCTGATATTGGAACTCACTCATCTAAAGATGTTTTTAATGCAGGTATTTCTATTAAAAATGGAACTACTGGAGCTGGATTTATAGAATTTTATGAATCAACTTCTAATGGTACTAATTCAATAACATTAATTGGAAGAGCTTCAACTTCAGATATTACAGTTACTCTTCCTGATATTACTACAAATTTAGTTGGTAATAATACTACTCAAACATTAACTAATAAAACATTAACAGCACCAAAATTTGCAAATGATGGATTTATTGCAGATTCAAATGGACTTGAATTAATTAAATTTTCTGAAACAACATCTGCAATCAATGAAATTACAATTACAAATGCTGCCACAAGTAATGGACCTAAAATAAGTTCAACCGGTGATGATACTAATATTGATTTTAATTTAGAATCAAAAGGATCTGGAAATTTAATAATAACATCTAATTCTGATAGATTACTTAAATTTGACGTTGCAAATAAAACAAATGCAGGCACACTTACTTTAGGTCTAAATGACATTAATGGATCAAAGACATTAAAATTCCCTAATGTTGATGATACATTAACATCAAATACAGCTTCACAAACATTGACTAACAAAACATTGACTGAACCAAAATTTGCTGATAATGGATTTATTGCAGATGCAGCTGGACTTGAATTAATTAAATTCTCTCAAACAACAACAGCAATTAATGAAATTACAATTGCAAATTCAGCTATAAGTAACGGACCAACTATCAGTGCAACAGGAGATGATAATAGTATAGATTTAAATTTACATGCTAAAGGAACAGGTGTTGTTAAATTAACAACAAATAGTGATAGAACATTAGCATTTGATTTTGATGAAACAGCTTCTGGTGTTAATACGATTTTTAAGGTTAGTTCAGATACTAGTGATAAAACAATTACATTTCCTAATGCAACTGATACTCTTGTAGGTAAGGCAACAACAGATAATTTAACAAACAAAACATTAACAAACCCTGTTATACAAGGCACTATTGCAATTAAAGATGGAAATACTGGACCAGGACACTTGGACTTTTATGAAGATTCAGACAATGGCACTAATACAATTACTTTATCAGCACCAGCTACTATTGGATCCAATTATACATTAACATTACCAATTGAAGCTAGTGATACATTAGTTGGTAAAAATACAACAGATACTTTAACAAATAAAACATTAACAGAACCTAAATTTGCTGATACAGGATTTATTGCAGATGCTGCTGGACTCGAATTAATTAAATTCTCTCAAACATCAACTGCTGTAAATGAAATTACTATTGCTAATGCTGCTACTACTAATGGTCCAATTATGAGTGCAACAGGTGATGATTCAAATATTGATTTAAATTTACATGCCAAAGGATCAGGAGTTGTAAAATTAACAACAAATTCTGATAGAACTTTGGCATTTGATTTTGATGAAACAGCCACTGGTATTAATACTATTTTTAAGGTTAGTTCAGATACAAGTGATAAAACTATTACATTTCCAAATGCAACTGATACACTTGTAGGTAAAGCAACAAAAGATGAATTAACAAATAAAACAATTACAGATGGTATATTAAATGCATCAACACAAATTTCTAATGGATCAACCAGTTCTGGTTATTTAAGATTTAATGAAAATTCAACAAATGGAACTAATTATACTACATTAACTGTAGCTGAATCTTTAACTTCTAATACAACTCTTTATTTACCAGAAGTAAATGATACATTAGTTGGTAAGACAACAACAGATATTTTAACAAACAAAACATTAACAAGTCCTGTAATTCAAGGAACTATTGGAATCAAAGATGGTGCAACAGGACCTGGTCATTTAGACTTTTTTGAAACATCAACTAATGGTACAAATACAATATCTATTACAGCTCCTGCAAGCGTTGAAACATCTTATATTTTAACTTTACCTAAAGAATCTGATGATACATTAGTTGGTAAAGCAACTACTGATATTTTAACTAATAAAACTTTAACAAGTCCAGTAATTCAAGGAACAATTGCAATTAAAGATGGTAACACTGGACCTGGTCATTTAGATTTTTATGAAAACTCCAATAATGGCACTAACACAATTACTTTATCTGCACCAGCAACTATTGGATCTAATTTTACATTAACATTACCTATTGAAGCCAATGATACATTAGTTGGAAAAGCAACTACAGATACTTTAACAAATAAAACATTGACAGAACCTAAATTTGCTAATGATGGATTTATTGCAGACGCTTCTGGGCTTGAATTAATAAAATTTTCACAAACAACAACAGCTGTAAATGAAATTACAGTTGCTAATGCTGCTACTACTACTGGTCCAATTATTAGTGCAACAGGTGGCGACACAAATATTGATTTGAATTTAAATGCAAAAGGATCTGGAGTTGTTAAGTTGACAACAAATTCTGATAGAACATTAGCTTTCGATTTTGATGAAACAGCTTCTGGTATTAATACTATTTTTAAGGTTAGCTCAGATACAAGTGATAAAACTATTACATTTCCAAATGCAACTGATACACTAGTAGGAAAGGCAACAACAGATAATTTAACAAATAAAACTTTAACAGATCCAATTATACAAGGTACAATTGGAATAAAAGATGGAACTACAGGACCAGGACACTTAGACTTTTATGAAGATTCTAATAGTGGTACAAATACAATTACATTATCTGCTCCAGATACTATTGCATCTGATTTTACTTTAACTTTACCTATTGAAGGTAATGATACATTAGTTGGAAAAGCTACTACAGATACTCTTACTAACAAAACTTTAACAACTCCAATTATTGCTTCATTGAAACCCTCGTCAACTAAACTTCTAACAATGCCTGATGCTAATGATACTTTAGTAGGCAAAGCAACAACAGATACTCTTACTAATAAAACTTTAACTGCTCCAAAATTTGCAAATAGTGGATTTATAGCAGATGCTAGTGGTGCAGAAATATTAATTTTTGACCAATCTAATAGTGCAGTTAATGAGATAACTATTAAAAATGCAGCAACTACTTTTGCACCTACTGTTAGTTCATCAGGTGATGATAGTAATATTGATTTAAATTTGGTACCAAAAGGAAGTGGTAATATTGTTGTCGGTACAGGAGCAGCTAATGCTACTCTCTCTTCATCAGGAGATAATGATTTGATCTTACAAACAGGTAATTCTACTACTGGTACAATAACTATTGAGGACGGAACTGATGGAAATATTAACATAAATCCAAATGGAAGTGGTGTTGTACAAATTCAAGGTAATTTAACAGTAACTGGTGCTACTACTACTGTAAATTCAACTAATATTAATATTGTTGATCCAGTTATCGAAATTGGTAGTGATGGAAATGCAGACAACTTTGATAGAGGTATTAAATTTAAGTATGATGTTGCTGGAACTAATAAATTAGGATTTTTTGGTTTCGATAAAACAGATTCTAAATTTTTATTTATTCCTGATGCTACTGATAATACTAGTACATTTTCAGGAACACAGGGTACATTAAAAGCAAATTTAGAAGGTAATGTTACTGTTGCAAATGGAGGAACTATTGGTTCAACAGGTGATTCTGACGCTATTTCAATCAGTTCATCAGGAGTTGTAAGTTTATCAGCTGATCAAGCTTCAACAAATGGAACAACAGGTTCATTATTAGTAACAGGTGGAACAGCAATAACAGGAAATTTAAATGTAGGCGGTACAATTGGATTTTTTAATAATAGTTTGATTGTGGGAACTAATAATCAAACATCTGATGCATCTGCTTCTTTCCCTGATTTAGGAGGAAATGATGGTGATGTTGTAATACATAACCTGGCTCAAACATTATCAAATAAAACATTAACTGCTCCAAAATTTTCTGATAATGGATTTATTGCAGATGCATCAGGATTAGAATTAGTAAAATTCTCTCAAACATCAACTGCTGTAAATGAAATTACAATTACAAATGCTGCAACTGGATCAGGTCCTATTGTTAGTGCCACAGGTGATGATACAAATATCGATTTAAATTTACATGCTAAAGGTGATGGTGTAGTGAAGTTTAAAACTAATAGTAATAGAACAGTAGCTTTTGATTTTGATGGATCAAGTGTTAACGCTGATACAACATTAATTATAAACTCTACTGCAGATAGAAGTATAACATTCCCAGATACAACTGATACATTAGTTGGTAAGACTACAACAGATGTATTAACAAACAAAACATTAACAAATCCTACTGTAAATGAAATGGCTTTAAATGGTATTATAACATTAACTGATAATAGTTCAGCTTCAGTTACATTTGATGCTCCGGGAAAAACTGGTTTACTCGTTATTGATACTACAGATGGATCAGAAGAAGTAAAAATGTCAGGTAATTTATATGTTACAGGTGCAATTACATTTGGTACTACATTAACTTCTACAGGTAATCTTTTACCATCAGCAAATGATGGTGCATCATTAGGTAGTAGTACATCTGGTTGGTCTGATTTATACTTAGCTGATGGTGGTACAATAAGTCTTGGTAATGATCAAGATGTAAAAATTACTCATAATGCTGATACAGGTATTACATTATCTTCTTCTACAGATGCAACCGATGGAATCAAAGAATTATTAAATTTGACTCATACAACTAGTGGAACTCCTGCAGTAGGTATTGGAACTGATATTGCCTTTACAATAGAAACTGCTACTGACAATAATGAAAAAGGTATGATTTTAGAAGCATTAACTACTGATGTCACATCAGGTCAAGAAGATTTTGATTTTGTTGTCAAGTTAATGGAAGGCGGATCAGCTGCTGCTGAAAGAATAAGAGTTACTAGTTCTGGAGATTTGACTACTGTTGGTAACATTTTACCAGGTACTTTAGCTTCATCATCGTTAGGTAGTGCAACAGCAGAATGGGCAGATCTCTATCTTGGAGATTCTTCAATAATTAAATTTGGAGACGATCAAGATGTAACATTAACTCATGTTCCAGATACAGGTCTAATATTAAATGGTTCTAAACAGTTACAATTTGGTGACTCTGGAACATATATCAATCAATCATCTGACGGAGTATTATCAGTTGTTTCAGATACAACAGTAAGTATATCAGGATCAACTACATTTTCCAGTACAATAGTTTCAACTGGAAATATTTTACCATCAGCAAATGATGGTGCATCATTAGGTAGTGATGCTTCTGGTTGGGCTGACTTATATCTTGCTGACGGTGGTATAATAAAATTAGGTAGTGATCAAGATGTATTAATTACTCATAATGCTGATACTGGAATTACATTATCAGCTACTACTGATGCCAGTAATGGAGTAAAAGAATTATTAAACTTAACACATACTACTAGTGGAACTCCTGCAGCAGGTATTGGAACTGATATTGCCTTTACAGTAGAAACTACTGCTGGCAATGAAAAAGGTATGATTTTAGAAGCTTTAACTACAGATGTTACATCAGGTCAAGAAGATTTTGATTTTGTTGTTAAATTAATGGAAGGAGGAGCTTCTGCTTCTGAAAGAATTAGGGTTACTAGCGCTGGTAATTTAACATTACCTGAAGATGGAACAGTAATGACATTTGGTACAACTGACCCAGTTACATTAACTCATGGAACTAATGAATTATTAATTAGCGGTTCTGATAAACTAGCTTTTGGTGACAACGGCACATATATACAACAATCTTCCGATGGTGTATTAGATTTAACTTCTGATGGAAGTATAAATATGAATGTAGGAAGTAGCGGTGTATTAATTAAAGGATCTAATCCAAAATTAACTATAGGCGATGCTGGTGAAGAAGATACAATGTTGGTATTTGATGGATATGCAATTGATTATAGAGTAGGATTAGATAATAGTTCTGATAAATTAGAAATAGGTGTTGGTTCATCTATGGGAACTATAACTGCCATGACTATTGATTCTGCCCAACAAGTAAAAATTACAGCTACAACTTCATCAACAAGTTCAACTAGTGGTTCATTAGTGACTGCTGGAGGAGTTGGTATTGCAGGTGACTTACACATGGGTGGTAATGTAATAATACCTGATTCAGGTGATATTGGAAGTTCTACTATTCCTGGTGCTATAAACATTTCTAATACAGGATTAGTTGATGTATCATCATTAGCAATAAATGGAACAACAGTAACATCCACAGCATCTGAACTAAATTTAGTTGATGGTATTACAGCAGGTACAGCATCTGCAAGTAAAGCATTAATTCTTGATTCAAGTAAAAATATATCAAGTTTGGGTACTATTGGATCTGGTGCAATAACATCAACAGGAGATTCTTCTTTTGAACAAATAACAGTTGATAATATTGTTATTAATGATAAATCTATTACTATGACTGGATCAACAAATGATACAGCTACATTAACTGTTGCTGATAATGGTGCATTAACTATTCAAACAGTAGATACTGCTGCTGCAGCTGCAAACATAAGCATTTCTGCAGATGGTACTAACACAATTGCTGGTACTACTGTAACACTTGATTCAGCAGGAGATATCGTATTAGATGCAGATGGCGAAGAAATCATGTTGAAAGATAATGGAACAACATACGGAGCATTTTCTCAAAGTTCAGGAGAATTAGTAATCAAGTCGGGTACAACTCCTACAATAGGAATTACATTAGATGGTGCTAATGTAGATATTTCTGGTAATTTAAGAATACCAGATTCTGGTACAATAGGTAGTTTATCATCAGGATCCGCAATTTCAATATCTAATGCAGGACTAGTAGCAGCAAATTCTTTTAGCTCCGAATCAATTAAATTAACTGGTTCTGGTTCAAATGCTAATGGTATTATATCAGATCCAAGTGGAAATGAATTACTAGACTTCTTTGGGTCAAGTGCTGCTGTTAATTATTTAAGAATAAATAATTCTGATACAGGTTCTGGACCTATTATAAAATCATCTGGTGACGATACAAATATTGATTTGAATTTACATGCTAAAGGTTCTGGGGTAGTTAAACTAACAACAAATACTGATAGAACTTTAGCATTTGACTTTGATGAAACAGCAACTGGTATTAATACAATTTTTAAAGTTAGCTCAACCACATCTGATAGAATCTTAACATTCCCAGATGCATCAACTTCATTAGTTGGTAACGATACAACACAAACACTAAGTAATAAAACACTAACTGAACCTAAATTTATTAATGGTGGATTTATAGCTGATGCTAACGGAGAAGAAATGATTAAATTTGCTACAGTTGGATCTGCTATTAATAACTTGAAGGTTAGCAATGCTGCAACTACAAACGGACCAACTATAGAAGCAGATGGAGATGAAACTGATATTGATCTTAACCTTAGTGCCAAAGGAAGTGGAAATGTATTAATTAACAGTTCTGAAGTTATTACTGCAAGTTCAACAGTAACCTTAACTAATAAAACATTGACAGCCCCAAAAATAGCTGATGGAGGTAAAATTGTTGATCCAAATGGTAATGAATTTTTAACTTTTTCTATCGGAGATGCGAGTGCTGTTAATCACTTAAAGATAGCAAATAATGCCACAAGTTCTGCACCATCTATAACTGCTGATGGTGATGATACCGATATAGATATTAATTTAGTAACAAAAGGTACAGGTGTTATAAAAATAAATGGACAAACTGCATTTACAGCTGCAACAGATTCTAGTACAATAACTTTAACTAACAAAACTTTGGATAACCCAACTATTATTGGAACTGCTTTAATAACAGACGCTTCAATTAAAATAAAAAATGGTAATACAAGTGCAGGTTTCATAGAATTTTTTGAAAATTCTGATAATGGTACTAATAAAATTATATTTAAAGCTCCAGAAGCAATCACTTCCGATATTACAATTACACTTCCAGATGCCGGAGGAAGTTTTCTTACAGCTTCATCAACAAATACTTTAGAAAATAAAACACTAACAGAACCTAAATTTGCTCACAATGGATTCATTGCAGATGCAAGTGGAGCTGAAATTTTAATATTTGATCAATCTAATTCAGCAGTTAACCAAATTACTATGAAAAATTCTGCAACAGGAAATGCTGTTTCAATTGCAGCTAGTGGTGATGATGCTGCAGTTGGATTAAACATTCAATCAAAAGGAACTGGAACTGTAAATATTACAAATGCCGGAAGTGCTATTACATTACCTACTAGTGCAACAACATTAGTAGGAACAGATACTACTGATGATCTTACTAATAAAACATTGACTAGTCCTACTATCCAAGGAACAATTGCAATTAAAGATGGAGATACAGGTCCAGGACATTTAGATTTTTATGAAGATTCAGATTTTGGAGCAAATACAATTACATTATCTGCTCCTTCAGGTGAAATATCTTCATCATTCACGTTAACATTACCTGTTGAAAGTAGTGATACATTAGTTGGAAAAGCTACTACAGATGATTTAACAAACAAAACACTAACAGCTCCAAAATTTGCTGATAATGGATACATAGCTGATGCTTCAGGACTTGAACTAATTAAATTTTCTCAAGCAACAACTGCAGTCAACGAAATAACGGTTGCCAACGCAGCTACAAGTAGCGGACCTACAATTAGTACAACTGGCGGTGATACAAATATCGATTTAAATTTAGAATCAAAAGGTGACGGTAACGTTATAATTACTTCCAATTCAGATAGATTATTAAAATTTGATGTTGCGTCTAAATTAGATGCTGGTACATTAACATTATCTACAGAATTAGTATCTGGAAGTAGAACTGTAAAACTTCCTAATGCAAACACTACATTAGTAGGTATTAACAACGGTCAAACATTGTCTAACAAAACTTTAACAGCTCCTAAATTTGCTGATACTGGATTTATTGCAGATGCAGCTGGGCTTGAATTAATTAAATTTTCTCAAACAACAACTGCAGTAAATGAGATTACAGTTGCTAATGCAGCAACTAGTAATGGTCCAACTATTAGTGCTACAGGTGATGACACAGATATTGATTTAAATTTACATGCTAAAGGAACTGGAGTTGTTAAATTAACAACAAATAGTGATAGAACATTAGCATTTGATTTTGATGAAACTGCCTCAGGTATTAATACTATTTTTAAGGTTAGTTCAGATACAAGTGATAGAACTATAACATTTCCAAATGCAACTGATACACTTGTTGGTAAAACAACAACAGATGTTTTGACTAATAAAACATTAACAGATCCAGTTATACAGGGAACAATAGCAGTAAAAGATGGAGCCACAGGTCCTGGTCACTTAGACTTTTATGAAGATTCTGACAATGGTAATAATACAGTAACTATTACAGCTCCTGCAACCGTCGGATCTTCGTATGTCTTAACTTTACCTATAGAATCTAATGATACATTAGTTGGTAAAGCAACAACTGATACCTTGACAAACAAAACTTTAACTAATCCATCAATAAATGAAATGACATTCAATGGAATTGTTACATTAACAGACAATAGTTCAGCATCAATTACATTTGATGCTCCAGGAAAAACTGGAATATTAGCAATAGATACTACTGACAGTTCTGAAAAAGTTACAATTTCAAATGATTTGCATTTAACTGCAGATGATTCTATATTAAAATTTGGAACAAGTAATCCAGTAAGTATAACACATAGTACTAACAGATTATTAATTAATAGTGCTAACAAATTAGCATTTGGTGACATAAATACTTATATTTATCAATACAATAGTAGTGATTTAGCTTTAGTTAGTGATAACAATATTATTATAGATGCAAATTCTGATATTAAATTAGATGCAAATGGAAATGATATTTCATTAGATGATAACGGTACAACATTTGGTGTGTTATCAAATAGTTCTGGAGAATTAGTAATTAAATCAGGATCAACATCTACTACTGCAATTTCAATTAGTGGAGCTGACGTTACTATAGCAGGTTCGTTAACTGTTGGAAGTTTTACATTTTCAGAATCTGAATTGTCAGCAATTGATTCTACAACAGCAGGTACAGCATCTGCTAGCAAAGCATTAATAGTAGATACTAGTAAAGATATTAATGGAATCAATATATTGACCTCAAATACAATTATTGCAAATACAGTGATTAAACCAGATATTCAAGATGGAGCAGCTTTAGGTAGTGATGTTTCAGGATGGTCTGACTTATATCTTGCCGATGGTGGCATAGTTTACATGGGTAATGATCAAGATGTATCATTAACACATAATGCTGATACAGGTATTACATTGTCTTCTAATACTGCAGCTACAAATGGAATTAAAGAATTATTAAATTTGACTCATACTACCAGTGGAACTCCTGCAGCTGGTATTGGGACTGATATTGCATTTACAGTAGAAACTGCAGCAGGAAATAATGAAAAAGGTATGATTTTGGAAGCATTAACCACCGATGTTACATCTGGTCAAGAAGATTTTGATTTTGTTGTTAAATTGATGGAAGGTGGATCTGCTGCTGCTGAAAGAATAAGAGTTACAAGTGCTGGTAATTTAACATTACCTGAAGATGGAACTATAATGACATTTGGTACAACAAATCCTGTTACATTAACTCATGGAACTAATGAATTATTGATAAGTGGAAGCGATAAATTAGCATTTGGTGACTCTGGTACATACATATATCAATCTGCAGATGCTGATTTACAATTAGTATCAGATGGAACTATAACATTAAATTCAGAAACAGATATTGTATTAGATGCAAGCGGTTCCGACATCATATTAAAAAATGATGGAACAACATTTGGATCGTTAACAAATAGCAGTAGTAATTTATTAATTAAATCAGGAACAACAACAGCAATTACATGTGATAGTTCAAATGTATCTATAGCAGGAAGCATGACATTAGGAGATTATAGTTCTCTTACATTTGGAAGCACAGATCCTGTTGTTTTAACTCATAGCTCTAATCAATTATTAGTAAGTAATACCGATAAATTAGCTTTTGGTGATTCAAGTACACATATACAACAATCTTCTGATGGTGTATTAGATTTAACTTCAGATGGAAGCATAAACATGAATGTAGGTAGTAATGGAGTTGTCATTAAAGGTACTACACCAAAATTAACAATAGGAGATGCTGGAGAAGAAGATACTATGTTAGTATTTGATGGTAATGCTATTGATTATAGAGTAGGATTAGATAATAGTGGTGATAAATTAGAATTAGGTGTTGGTTCAACTATGGGAACCACAACTGCATTAACAATTGACTCAAATCAACAAGTTAAAATTACTGCTACTACCCCATCTACATCAACAACAACAGGCTCATTAGTTTCTGCAGGAGGTATTGGAACTGCTGGAAATATAATAAGTGGTGGTTATGGATTATTTTCAGGTGGAATAATACCAGCATCATCTGGAGGAGCTAATCTTGGATCTAGTTCAGCAGAGTGGTTAGGATTATATCTAAATGATGCCGCTAAAATTTATATGGGTGATGACCAAGAAGTAACAATTACTCATAATGCAGATACTGGTATTATATTGTCAGCCACTACAAGTGCTACTAACGGAATAAAAGAATTATTAAACTTAACACATACTACAAGTGGAACTCCAGCTGCAGGTATAGGAAGTGATATTGCTTTCATAGTAGAAACTTCTGCTGATAATAATGAAAAAGGTATGATTCTAGAGGCACTTACTACTGATGTTACATCAGGTCAAGAAGATTTTGATTTTGTATTGAAATTAATGGAAGGAGGAGCATCTGCAGCAGAAAAACTTAGAGTATCTAGCGCTGGTTTAACAACATCAGCTTCTGGTTTCACATCTACAGCAGGTCCAATTACTGCAACTTATGATTCAGCTAATCCTGTTTGTACATTAACTGGTGGAGCTAATACAGATAATAATGCTTTATTAAAATTAGAAAATTCAGAAGCTGATGCAGCAGCTGATGTTGCTATTAGTTTTGTTGCTCATGATAAATCATTTGCTTTTGGTTACGACGGAGGAAATAATGAATTTGCTTTATCTGCAAATGCTAGTTTAGGTACAAACATTTTTAAGATTGGTACTGGCGGAGATGTATCTGCAACTTCATTTTCAGGTTCATTAAGTGGAGGAGATATTGCATCAGGAACAATTAATACTAATAGAATGGCAGCAGCCCAAACTGCAATTACATCTATATTAGCAACAGATTTAAAAATTGGTGAAGATGATGAAACTAAAATTGATTTTGAGACAACAAATACCATTAACTTTTATGCTAACAATAGTTTAGAAATGGTATTAGTTGAAAATGCATTAACTCCAGGAACAAATGATGGAACTGCTCTAGGTAGTGATGTTTCAGGGTGGTCAGACTTATTTTTAGCTGATGGTGGTATTATTAATTTAGGTAATGACCAAGATGTAACATTAACTCATGTCCAAGATACAGGTTTGTTATTAAATGGTTCTAGTCAATTTCAATTTGGAGATTCTGGAACATACATTCATCAATCAACAGATAGTGATTTAGAGTTGGTATCAGATGGAAAAGTGACAATAAATGCAGAAACAGATATTATATTAGATGCTAGTGGATCAGATGTCGTATTAAAAGATAATGGGTCTATATTTGGATCAATTACAAATGATAGTGGTCAATTAGTAATAAAATCTGGTTCGACTCCTACTACAGCAATTACATGTAGTGATTCTAATGTTACAGTTGCAGGATCATTAACTGTTGGTAGTTCAACACTAAATGCAACAACATTATCTACTGTAAGCGGTGTTACAGCTGGTACTGCATCTGGAAGTAAAGCAGTAATTTTAGATGCTGCAAAAAATATAACTGGTCTAGGTACTATTGGATGTGGTGCTATAACATCAACAGGTACATCAAGCTTTGCAGGATTAAATCCTTCATCTGCAAATACAGTATCATTAGGTAGTGCAAGTAAAGAATGGGCAGATTTATATCTTGGCGATGAAGCAATTGTTTACTTGGGTAATGACCAAGATGTAACAATTACTCATAATGCAGATACTGGTATTACATTGTCAGCCACTACAGATGCTAGTAACGGAGTAAAAGAATTGCTAAATTTAACACACACTACAGGCGGAACTCCTGCAGCTGGTATTGGAACAGATATTGCATTTACAGTGGAAACTGCTACTGATAATAATGAAAAAGGTATGATTCTAGAGGCACTAACTACTGATGTTACATCAGGTCAAGAAGATTTTGATTTTGTATTAAAATTAATGGAAGGAGGAGCAGCTGCATCTGAAAAATTTAGAGTATCAAGTGCAGGTTTAACAACATCTGCTGCTGGCTTCACATCTACAGCAGGTCCAATTACAGCAACTTATGATTCAGCTAATCCTGTTTGTACATTAACTGGTGGAGCTAATACTGATAATAATGCTTTATTAAAATTAGAAAACTCCGAAGCAGATGCAGCTGCAGATGTAGCTATTAGTTTTGTTGCTCATGATAAATCATTTGCTTTTGGTTACGATGGAGGAAATAATGAATTTGCTTTATCAGCTAGTGCCAACTTAGGTACAAATATTTTTAAGATAGGTACTGGCGGAGATGTATCTGCAACTTCATTCTCAGGTTCGTTATCAGCTTCTGATTTAACTGGAACAATAGATGCCGCTAGAATGGCTTCAGCACAAACATCAATTACATCAATATTAGCTACAGATTTAAAGATTGGTGAAGATAATGAAACTAAAATCGACTTTGAAACAACAAATACAATTAACTTTTATGCAAATAATAGCTTAGAAATGGTATTGGTTGAAAATGCATTGACACCAGGAACAAATGATGGAACTGCTTTAGGTAGTGATGCTTCAGGATGGTCAGATTTATTTTTAGCTGATGGTGGTATTATTAAGTTTGGTAACGATCAAGATGTTTCCTTAACTCATAATGCTGATACAGGTATTACTCTATCGGCATCAACTACAGCTACTAATAATATTAAAGAATTATTGAACTTGACTCATACTACAAGTGGAACAGCTGCAGATGGTATTGGATCAGATATTGCTTTTACCGTACAGAATGCATCTGGAAGTAATAAAAAAGGTATGATATTAGAAGCATTAACAACAGATGTTACTAATGGAACAGAAGACTTTGATTTTGTTTTAAAATTAATGGAAAGTGGTACAGCAGCTTCAGAAAGGCTGAGAATTACTAGTTCTGGAAATTTAACATTAGCTGAAAATGGGTCAGTTATAACATTAGGAACATCAGATCCAGTTTCATTGACACATAGTAATAATCAATTATTAATTAGTGGAAGTGATAAACTAGCATTCGGTGACTCGGGAACATATATTCAACAATCAACAGATAGTAATTTACAGTTAGTATCAGATGGAACAATATTATTAGATGCAGATACAGATATTATATTAGATGCAAATGGAGCAGATATTTTATTAAAAGATAATGGAACACAATTTGGATCATTGACAAATAATAGTAGTGATTTAATAATTAAATCGGGAACAACAACAGCAATTACATGTGATAGTTCAAATGTCACTATTTCAGGAACATTAGGATCCGGTGCAATTACTTCAACAGGAGATTCATCATTTGATCAAATAACAATAGATAACGTTGTTGTTAATGATAAATCGATTACTATGACTGGATCAAATGACGATACAGCTACATTTACAGTTGCTGATAATGGCGCATTAACAATTCAAACAGTTGATACAGCTGCAGCAGCTGCAAACATAAGTATTACTGCAGATGGTACAAATACAATCGCTGGTACTACAATAACATTAGACTCAGCAGGCGATATTGAATTAGATGCAGGTGGTGCAGATGTTATACTGAAAGATGATGGAACTACATTTGGTTCATTAACAAATAGTAGTAGTAATTTAGTAATTAAATCAGGAACAACTACTGCTTTAACATTTAGTGGAGCTGACGTTACAATGGGTGGTAATATCACAATACCAGATTCAGGAGATATTGGAAGTGCTACAATTCCTGGAGCTATAAATATATCTAATACAGGATTAGTTGATGTATCATCATTAGCAATTGGTGGAGCAACAATAACTGCAAGTGCATCTGAGCTAAATTTAGTTAATGGTATTACAGCTGGTACTGCATCAGCAAGTAAAGCAGTAATTCTTGATTCAGCTAAAAATATAACAAGCTTGGGTACTATTGGATCTGGAGCAATAACATCAACAGGAAATTCTTCATTTGGCCAAATAACAGTTGATAATATTGTTATTAATGATAAATCTATAACTATGACTGGATCAGTAGACGATACAGCTACATTTACTGTTGCTGAAAATGGTGCATTAACTATTCAAACAGTTGATACAGCTGCAGCTGCTGCAAACATAAGTATTACTGCAGATGGTACTAACACAATTGCTGGTACTACTATAACATTAGACTCAGCAGGAGATATTGAATTAGATGCCGGTGGAGCAGATATCATATTGAAAGATGATGGTACAACATTTGGTTCATTTTCACAAAGTTCAGGAGAATTAATTATTAAGTCCGGATCAGCACCAACAACAGCAATTACATTTTCTGGAGCTAATGCAACATTAGGAGGAACTCTTGGTTGTGGAGCTATTTCTACTACAGGCGATATGACAATTTTCGATGATACAAATAATGCTGATACAAGTTTTAAAATTGGTACATCTGCAACTGAATGTTTATCTATTGAAGTATTAAATGGAGGATCTAATAAAACAGCAGAAGAAATTAGATTTAGTACACATACAGAATCATCAGATGCTACTCATGGTAAATTTACATTTGTTGTAGATGACAGTCAAAAGATAGAAATAGATGATGATGGATTAACAATAACAAATGGAAATATTATAATACCTGATAGTGGTACTATTGGAAGTACGACTAATAATTCAGCAGTAACAATTGCACCAGATGGTTCATTAACATTAAGTACAGCATCAACAGCAACAAATTCTGTAACTGAAATGTTAAATCTAACACATACTACAAGTGGAACTCCTGCAGCTGGTATTGGAACTGATATTGCCTTTACAGTAGAAACTGCTGATAATAATAATGAAAAAGGTATGATATTAGAAGCATTAACTACTGATGTAACATCAGGTCAAGAAGATTTTGATTGTGTTGTAAAATTAATGGAAGGAGGATCAGCTGCTGCTGAAAGAATGAGAGTAACATCAGATGGTCATTTAACAGTTGGTGATCATAATACAGGTGCAAATGCAGGAAGCAATTGGCCAGGACCAACAATACCTAAATATATCGGACAAATTCAAGGTGAATATGTAATGACATTACATGTTGATATTACAGGAGCAGAATCTAAAGCAAATGTTCTAGATGTAATAGGTAACGGAACTTCATCAGCAGTATATATAGGAAAATGTTCAACTACATACGTTGGTTATGTTTATAAAGCAGAAATGATGTGTATAGAAGCTCCTGTAGGTGGAGACCTAGATGTTGACTTGTACTCAAATTCAGCTGATTTAGCTACTGATAGTGAAGTTACATCTAGTGGAACATCAGTAGAATTAATTAATGCAGGCGGAAATTGGGCAGTAGGTATGAGAAAAATATCTACAGCTGGGTTAACAATGACAAATGGTTTACACAATCATTATTTATATTTAACAACTGGTAACGGAACAGCAGGAACATACACAGCAGGTAAATTTGTAATTAAATTATACGGAGCAAACTTCTAAAAAATTAAGTAATTTTAATAAATTTCTATCTCAATAAAATTTATTTATTTATAAAGTCTTTGCAGAATCACGAAGTGATTCAAAAGTGTTTTCTTGGTATATAGAATTTTTTTTATACTTATAAAAAAATTCTATCTCAATAAAATTTATTAAAAGAAATTAATTCTTAACTATTATAATAATATGAAACCTTTCGACAAGGATAGAGCTGATGAACAATTACATAAATATATACATTTGAAAACTAAAAATAAAATTGGATTTGTTGATACTAATATTGGTGGTGATTTAAATGTAATGAAAAATTTATCTACTGATACATTAAAAGCAAATAAAATTGGATATGATTTAAGTGGATTTGATGCATCAGGCTATGCTCAATTTTTAGATTTATCAACTAATAACTTAACAGTTTATGGAGATGCAGTAATTACAGGAACATTAGAAATAAATAATATTTTAAGAAAGACTATGACAGACATAGATATTACAGGTGATTTAGATTTAAGTAATAAATTAGATGTATCAGGTTTATTTACAACACATGGAGGAGTAAATATAACCGGTAATTCAATAAATAATAAAATTAATAATGTAGAAATAGGTTATGATTTATCTGGAAAAGGTGCATTCACAGATTTATCATGTAGTTTGTTAAATGCTGCAGGAATTGATTTATCATCGTTAGATAGTTGTATAATTGGAAGTAAAGTTCCTTCTAATGCTACTTTTACAGATATTAGCACAAATAAATTTACAGTAGGTGATGGAATAAGTAATGCTGAAATAAAACCAAATGGAAATCATCATTTACAGCTTAAAAGTAGTGGATCATCATATGGACTAATATCAATTAATCATGGTTTAAATAATAATATCGAATTGACACCTAGCGGTATAGGATCAGTGGTTATTCCAAAAGTAAGTATAAATTCTGGTCTAATTAAAAATAATAATATAATTGATTCTTCATTTGTATCAAACACAAATAATATATTTGATGTATCCAAATCAAGTATTTTTCTTTCATACGATCAACAAACTGATATACTAAAAAAAGGATCATTAAATAATGATTCAAATATTGATTTTCAAGACTTTGATGTTAGGGCATTAACAATTACAGCAGATTCTCTAGAAAAAGGTAGAATTGTATATACTGATACAAGTGGTTTATTAGCAGTTGACTCAGGATTTGAATATGATGAAACACTTAATGAGTTAAAAGTTCCTAAAATATCATCATTTACATTAACTGGTGATACTGATCTAAATCATCAAATTTTAACAAACGTAAACATTGATAGTGGTGCAATTGATAATACCACTATAAAAACATCTGATATTACAATAGGTGCATCAAAAACATTAGATGTTCAATATGGTAATTTCGTTACATCAACAGCACAAGATTTAGATGCATTTCATAGAGCAATTTTAAATAACAATCAGGATATAGATATTCAAGCATACACATTAAGAGCACACAAATTAATCGCTGATTCATTTCCTACAAACAGAGTAGTTTTTACCGGATCTGAAGGATTATTACAAACTTATAATAATTTATTATTTGATTTATCTTCCGGTAAATTAACTGTTACTAGATTAAGTCCATTCATCTGCACTGGAAACGTTGATTTTAATGATCAATCAGCATCAGATGCTAAAATTAATACATCCAAAATTACCAACTCAGAAATTTCTACCACAAATATCAACGTCGGGTACAATAAAGAATTAGATGTCTCAAAAGGTAGCTTTATAATGTCTAGTGATCAAAAAGTAGATGCTTTTCAAAAAGGATCACAATTTAATAATTCAGATATAGATATTCAAGATTATGACTTTAGAGCATCTACATTGACATCTGATTCATTGCCAGAAGGTCATATTGTTTATACAGGGAACAATGGTAGACTAACAATAGAACCAGGATTTGAATACAATACAACTGCAAATACAATGACAGTAAATAATTTAACAAGTACAGGTTTATTTTCACTATCCCAACAAGTTAATACTGTCACAGCATCAAGCGGTGGAAGTGGAACACAAATTGATGTTACATACACTAAAACAGCATTAGTTACCTCAGCCTCGTTCTCAACATTTAGTATTCCTGATAGTGCTGAAGGACATATAATTATAGTATATTATCAAACTAAAAATGATGCAACTAATGCAACCATATTGCCATCAAATTTACATAATGGATCGATTGTAACATTGTCCAATGTTGGGGATAATATAACTTTATTATTTACAAATAATAAATGGTTGATAATATCATCATTTGGAGTTGTTAATGTATCATAAAAATTTCTTTTAATTAAAGATATTACTTAGTAAAATCTTTGATTAATTAATTATTTAAAATTATATTTTTATCAGTTACTATAATATGAAATCTTACGATAAAGATAGAACTGACGAAAAGCTATGGAATTACGTACATATAACTAGAGATAAAAGGCTAGGTTTAACTGATACAAAGGTTGGAGGTGATATGTTTGTATCTAGAACAGCTTTTGTAGATTCAGTTGTAGCAGATAGAATAGGTATTGATTCATCAGGTAACGATTTATCAGGATTTGGTCAATTTACAGACTTATCAAGTACTTCATTAGAAGTTTTTGGCGATACAAATATTTATGGTACACTAAACGTAAATTCAATATTCAAAAGAACAATAACTGAAATAGACATTGATATCAGTGGTAATTTGGAATTATTTCACAATCTTGATGTCTCTGGAGTAATTACAGGAATAGGAGGTTTTGATTTAATTGGTGTAGGTGAAAATGATAAGATTAATAATGTTACTATTGGTCACGATGTATCTGGTGTAGCAAAATTTACAGATTTAAGTACAAATAGATTAGACTCAGTAAACTTAAATTCCGTTAATATTGGTTTAGATGCATCAGGCTATGGTGGATTTAATAATATTGTTACATCGACAATAACTTCTTATGATAATTTGGTTATTGGAAACGAATCACTAAATCCATATTTTTCAAGTAGAGGTAATAAATCTGTCTCATTAGTTACAAACTCTGGAGTAAATTCAACTGAAATTAAAATAAATCCAGGAGAAAACCAAGATGTTCAATTAATAACAAATGGAGATGGAAAAGTTAGTGTTGGCAACGGAACAAGAAGAGCAAATATTACTACTAATCAGACACAAAACTTAGTATTAGATACAAATTCAGGAACTGAATCAGGTATGATAAAACTAATTGCCGGAACCAATGGTAACATACAATTAGCACCTCATGGATCAGGAGCTATATTACTCGGTAGAGGTATAAATCATCCAACTATTACAACATCAGGAACAAAAAATCTAATATTAAACACAACTAATAATACGACAACACCATCAATTGTCTTAAATGCTGGCACTGTTGGTAATGTAGATCTAAAACACAATACTGCAGGATTAGTTTTAATAGGTAATTCATCTGTATCGGGAAAAATAAGTTCTAGTGGTCAACAAGATTTACTATTGAGTACATATTCAAATAATTCACAATCAAGTAAAATTAACATAAAAAATGATGTAAGTGGAAATATTCAGTTCTTAACAAGTGGTACAGGAGGAAAAGTAGAAGTAGGAAATGGATCCTACATGGGACAAATTACCTCCAATTCAACATATGACTTGAAATTAACAACAAATAATGATGTAAGTTCTGGATTTATTAAAATAAATAATGGCCAAAATGGAAATATAGAAATTACTCCAGATGGTACAGGTAGTGTAGTTTTGGGAGGATCAATAGATTTTCCTGGTCATGATGGTAGCAAAGGTCTAAAATTAAATGGAATATTAGTAACAGCAGATGCAAATGAAATTAATAGGCTTGATGGAGCTGCACCAGGAACTGTAGTTAATACAAAAGCTGCAATTTATGATACTCAAGGAAGACTAAATATGAAAAAAATTGTTTTAGATAATGTTGAAGTTTCCTTGACAGCAACAGAATTAAATCTTTTGAGTGGAGCAGTTCAAGGTGTGATAGTAAACAGTAGAGCAGTAATTTATAGCCCTGCAGGAAAAATAAATGCTACACAATATCAATTAAGTGGAGCTGATATTACTTCTAATGCATCAGAATTAAACTTACTTGATGGTTCATCTCCTTCTGATATTGTTAATAATAAAGCAGTAATATATGGTCAAGATGGAGATATTAATTTATCTATTTTAAAACTAGACGGTACACAACTGTATTTAGGAACTGAATTTTCATTTTTAAATGGTGCTACAGTTGGAACAATTAATAATAGTAAAGCAGTTATATACTCAAGTACAGGAGATATATTAGGAACTAAATTAATAACTGGGTCAGGTGGAGCTCAAGGAGAAATTACATCTAATGGTTCTTATGACCTTGTATTAAAAACTGGTAATACTACAACAGGAAATATTAAATTAACTACAGGAGCAAATGGAGATATTGTGTTATCACCAGATGGAACAGGAAAAGTTACAACAACAAATAATATTACAACAACAGGAGGGTTAACAGCAAGTGGTACAATATTGTTAAATAACTTGACATATCCATCAACCGATGGAACATCAAATCAAGTATTAAAAACAGATGGAGCAGGAAATTTATCATTTTTAAGTTTAACTTTAGATAATATTATTAATATAAAAACAGACACAAATTCTATATTCATTGGTGCAGAACCTGCATCATTAAATTCAACAAATAATAATACTAGTTTAGGAGTAGAATCATTACTTAATCTAACTACTGGTACCAATAATACAGCTATTGGGTATCAATCACTAAATACTAATCAAAACGGAGCTGATAATATATCAATTGGTATAGAATCATTAAAAAGTCTAGTTAGTGGATTTAATAACATAAGTGTTGGAAATAAAGCTGGTGATGTAATTGTAACAGGATCTGACAATATAATAATTGGACATGATTCAGATCCATCTACTTTTTCTTCTACTAATGAAATATTAATTGGTCACGATATTACTGGTCATGGAAGTAATTTAGTAGTGATAGGTAACTCAAATAATACTGCTATTCATCCTCCAGCAGATAACACAATGGATTTAGGTTCTACAACATACAATTTTAAAAACATATACTTAAAAGGATCAATACTTCTAAATGGAACAGAATATTTAAGTAATATATCAAATACAACAATTACTAATTCACAAGTTGCAATTGGAGAAAATAAATCGTTAGATGTACAAAATGGATCATTATTGACATCAAGTGCTCAAAATAAAGGAATTGTTGAAGGAGCATCATCAGATTTAGATATTGGTAATTTTAGTTTAACTGCTAAATCATTTGTTTCAGATGTAGCAACTGGAACAGCTCCATTAACAGTAACATCAGAAACTCAAGTACAAAATTTATTCTCCACTTTTTCTCAAATGATTAAATCAACACCATCAATAAATATTTATTCAGTTGGAGTTGAAAATGTAATTCATTCTGGTAATGTTCAAATCAGTAATGGTAGATTAGAACACTCATTTACAGTTCCAGCAGACTCAGTTGTTACTGATTTAATTGGAGTATTTACTACATCATTAACATTAGATAGTGGCAATATAGAAGCAAGAATAGGATCTTCAACAGATGATTCAGTATATACAGCTGCTACAGAAATTGGTAATACGACTGGATTTAATTTTTCTGGTTCGATGGGATTTCCATTAGCTATGAATCAAGTTTATTTTTCTACACAATCAATAATAAAAGTTACAGTAAAATCAGATTCAGGTAATATTACTGTAGGAGCAGCAAAATTCTTTATTAAATTTTTGATGGATAATTAAAAATAAAATGTAATATATTCACTTAAAAGGGAATAAATTAGTTTTTATAATGATAAGCTATTTAAATGTAGAGGAATCCTTACCTAATTTCAAAAAAAAAGTTTGGATTATTGACAAGAATGTTTATAATTTAAACTTTGATCGAATAAATTCGATCAAAGTTAATGATAATTTCTTTATTTTAGAATCTCTAGAAGAATATAAGACAATAGATACCTATAATGAAATATTAAAATTTTTGTTTGAAAATAAAATAGATAGATCTTACTATTTGATTGGATTAGGTGGTGGTATTGTCGGTGATATAACAGGATTTGTTGCATCAACTTACAAAAGGGGTATGAAGTTAATCCATATTCCTACAACATTATTATCAATGGTTGATTCTAGTATTGGTGGTAAAACTGGTATAAATAATGACTATGGTAAAAATATGGTTGGTACATTTTATAAGGCTAATAATATAATTGTAGACAAAACATGGTTAAATACACTACCGATTGAACAAAAAATTAATGGTATGGCAGAAATAATTAAGATGGCACTGTTGAAAGGTGGAAAATTATATGAATTAGTTAATAATTCAAATCCAGAAACATGGGAAAATTTAGATGAAATGATAAGGATGTCTGGAGAAGCAAAAGTAGAAATTATAGAAAATGATCTAAATGAAACGAAGGGAGTTAGAGATATTTTAAATTTGGGACATACATTTGGTCATGCTCATGAGCTTTCAAATGAAATACTTCATGGATATGCAATTTCTGATGGAACAATAGATGAATTATATTATACAAATTACTATTATGGATATCCATCAAATACTTTTATAAATAATGTTAAAAATTTGCTAATTAAATGGAAATTACATGATCCTAAAAAACCAATATCCTATAATAAAATGTTTTATTATTATTTGGAAAATGATAAAAAAAATAATAAACTAATAACATTAAAAGATATTGGTAATCCAACAATAGTTGAATTTAATATTGAAAAAATTAAATTATTCAAAGCAAATTTTTATAGACTAAGAAATTTTTATAATTCAAAAAATGTATTTTACGAGAAAAATAATTTTGTAGTAGACTTACCATCATCAAAAAGTGAAACAAATAGATTACTTTTAATTGCAACTTTTATTTCATATTTTATCAACAAAAAAATTTTTTTAGAAAATATTCTAGATTCAAAAGATACTAAATTGATGATTAATTCTTTAGATAATCACATAGAAAAATCAAATGATAATTATGCGTTAACTATAAATCCAGTTCCATTTATTCCTAAAAAATACTATTATCTTGGAAATTCTGGTACATGTGTAAGATTTCTATTACCAATATTAGCTTTTTCATGTAAAGAAGAAATATTATTAGATTGTTCTGAGGAAATGAAGAAAAGACCTATTGAACCATTAGTAAAAAGTTTAACCGATATCGGTTGTATAATTACATACAAGGAAAATAAAGATTATTTACCATTAATAATTAAACCTCCAAATAAGATATTGAATTCTGTAAAAATAGATGGAACATTGTCATCACAATATGTAACTGGATTATTAATTGGATATTGCTACTTATATTTACAAGATTATCAAATATATGAAATAATATTAGATGGTGAAAATACAAGTAGTGGATTTATTGAAATGACTATTGATATTTTAAATAAATTTGGATTTAGTATTAAAAAACCAAAAGATGATAAAATAATATTAATAAATAAATGGAGTGAATTTTATGGACCTGAATATACTATAGAAAGTGATTTATCATCTGCATCATACTTAATTGCATGGTCATACATCAATAAATTTGATCTAACTCTTAACAATGTTAAATTAAATAGTACACAACCTGATTTTAGAATTTTAGATAAAATGTCAAAATACTTTGGAGATGTAAATTATGAGGATAATAAAATGATATTTAAACCTTTTGAAAAAGTAAACATAGATACCGATGAGGTAATTATTGATTTAGATTCAAGTGATACTTTTTTAACATGGGCAATTTTGTTTATTGTAGAAAAAATACAAAGGAAAAAAAACTTTATTTCAAAAATAATAATAGAGAACATTGAAAACCAGGATTGGAAGGAATGTAAACGGATTACAGGACTTTTAGATAATCTAAAGAAATTAGATATAATATTAGAAAGAACAAAAACTGGTTTTAACATACCAGAGATTATTGAATTTAATATGATGAATGCTTTACATTCTAAGGATCATATAATGGAAACATTTAATGATCATCGTATGGCGATGTCTTTTAGCATATTAGCAATGATTAATAGAAATGTTTTAATTGAAAATCCATTGTGTGTTGATAAAACATTTCCTACATATTGGGAATTAATACAAAAAATAGGTGTTGGTATTGAACCAATAAGAAATATTATTGATAATAAAAAAATAATTTTAATTGGTATGCCTGGATGTGGTAAATCAACATTTGGTAAAATATTACAAGAAAAATTAGGTTTTGAAAACGTAGATTTGGATAAATTAATTACAGATGAAATAGGAACACCTATTCACGATATTATCGAAAGACATGGATGGACAAAATTTAGAGATATAGAATCTACTAAATTATACACATTATTAAATTATTCAAAAGAAGATTTTTGGAGATGTATTTCAACTGGAGGAGGAATAGTAGATAATAAAATTTCAAGAGATTTAATTGAAAATGGAATAATAATTTGGATTAGACGAGATTTGGAATCAATAAAAACTTCATTGATGGAGAAAAATAGAAAATTACCAAATACATTAGAAAATCTGATGAAATATCGTAAAAAATATTATGAAAATTTATCAGATTATATTTACGACAATAATGGTGATGAAGAAAATTTTATAAAATGGTTCAAAGTAGTTTTTAATAATAATCCAATACCTATTAATTCAACATTCTTATGTAAAACAAATGATATATATGAAGAAAATATATCAAATATAGTAGAATTAAGAGGAGATTTAATGGAAAATTTTGGAATAGATAAAATTCAAAGTACGATGATAAACTTTAATAGACAAATTATATATACATTGAGATCAGAAAAAGAATTCGGAAATTTCAAATTAAACACTTTATATTCAAAAGAATTTTATGAAAAGCTTATTTTTGATGCAATAAAATTAGGTTGTAGAGTAATTGACGTAGAAATAAATCAGTATTTGGAAAATGAAAATTTTTTGCAAAAAATATTTTCAAATAAAAATAATGTTCAAATTCTAAGTTCAGTTCATGAAAAAGAAGATTTTTCTGAAATTAAAAAAAATATCATTTTTAAGATTCCAAAGTATGATTTATTAAAATTTGTTATCCCAGAAAATTGTTTGAACAAAATTTTAAAATTAAAAAAATCGTCTTTTTCCGAACTTGACTTTGGAAAAACAACATTTTTTGAAAATAAAAATTTTTGTCAAAAAAATATTTTGATAAATGAAAATTTGGAAATTCAAGATCCAGATTTTGAAAATGAAAAAATTTTAAAATTAGAAAAATCGTCTTTTTCCGAACTTGACTTTGGAAAAACAACATTTTTTGAAAATAAAAATTTTTGCAAAAATGAAATTTTAAGCTCGAACCTAGATTTCGAAATTCAAGATCCGGATTTTTTAAATAACAAAATTTTAAAATTAAAAAAATCGTCTTTTTCCAAACTTGACTTTGGAATTTGGATAAATTTTGAAAATGAAAATTTTAGATTGAAAAACAATTTTTTAACTCCTATTCGTAGTTCAAAATTTCCAGGGACGTTCAGTAACCAATTAAATCTTTTTCAATACCTAAAAAATAAATATTTACAAAATAAAGATACAAAGTTTATATTTTTATTCGGAAGTTATATTGGACAATCTCCATCATCATATATACACAACTTTGTACTTAAAAAAACTTGTAGAGATGAAATATATTTTAACCTTGAAACTGATAACTTAAAAATAATTCAAGATGTAATTAATGAAGAATACTTTTATGGAGCTTCAATAACTATGCCGTTCAAAGAATGTTTATCTGAAAAAAATGTTACATTAGGAAGCATAAATACAATCCTTAAATGTGAAAATAAACTTGAAAAAATAAATACTGATGAAATGGCATTAAAATATTCTATTGAAAAAATAAATACTAAAAATATAAATAAAATTTACATATTTGGCACTGGAGGAGCTGCTATAGGAGCAATAAATGCATCGTTAAATTATAATTCTGAAATTACAATTGTAGGTAGAAATTTAGAAAAAATTAATGAATTAAAATATAAATATAAAGACATCAAATATGAAATATTATCAGATAATCTTGAATTGAAATTAGAAGATTGTATAGTAATAAATTGTTTACCACCATCAGTATCAATAAACAAATATTTAAGTGATAATGTAAAATATATAGATATGACTTATGGTTTACATAATTTTAAGAATAAATTAAATTACAAAAATTATATAAGTGGATATGAAATATTATATGTACAAGCAGCATTTCAATATATGTTTTGGTATAATTTAGAAGAAAAATATACAAATAAAATATTAAACTTGTATTATCTAAGTATGGTCGAGTATTTAGGAGATAAAAGTTTATTGGATTCCAAATTTTGATATATTATTAGGTAACTTTACACATGATACATTATTATCACTTGCATAAGTAAAATCGGTTACTCCATTTTTGTACAAAATATTAAATTGATAATCTATCATTAATAGTCTACTTATGTTGGTTGTATGATATAATCCCATATGAATAATAGATACTTTATCAGTTGAAAATAATTTTAATATTACATAAAATTCCATCAAATTATTGATTAAATCATCAATGTCCTTAAATAAATTAAGTGAAAAAATCATATCTTTTTTATGAAAATCTAATATTGTTGGATCATTATTAGGATAAATAAAATCAGAACTTTTCTTTTCAATAGATTTATAATCTTCTAATAATTTAATAAAATATCTTTTTATAATTTCTTTTTCATTATCATTTACAATTAAATTTTTCATGTTTTCTTTTGTTAAAGGATGAAAAAACTTATCGAAAATTTTTCCTTTTCCATCAAAAAATAATTTAAATTCTTTGATATATTCATTAAATTTAAAATTTAACAATTCTTTTTTAAAAGCTAATAATTCTATTGAAAATGGAACTAATTCAAGTCTTATATCGATACCATCAGCTTCTTTACTATTTTTCAAAAAATAATTTTTTAATTCTTTAACATGTGGTACATCATACCATATTTCTTTTATTTGAATTGAACTTTTATTAGTAGATTCAGGGATTTCTTCTACTAAAACTTGTTTATTTTTTATTGACTCTAAAAAATCAGTAATTGAATAATTTTTATCATCAATAACACTGCAATAATTGTTACTTGCATGATCATCGGAAAGAATAATAATAATTTTTTCTTTATTTAAACTAATTTTCTTTGATAAAATAATTACACCAATAGATCCTGAAACTAGCATTTTAACATAACCTATAAAAAAATTTTCAAGTGTAACTATCTTTTAGATAACTTTTTATTCTTATTCTTTTTCTTTGAAGATTTCTTTTCCTTTCTTTCTAAGATTTTCCTCTGAAGTTCATCATCAGATCTTAAAGTATGAAATACATCAGCTCTAGGAGGTGAAACTACATTACCATCTGAGCTATAATCATTCTCCTCCGATTTATCATTATTCTCCTCCGATTTATCATTATTCTCCTCCGATTTATCATTATTATCCTCTGATTCTGTTAAAGTACTTATTGCAACAGATTCGCTTGTGTAATCTGTCTGTAATTCATTAATCATACTCATACTAACATCTCCTTCTATTAATTCATAATGACCTGATCTAATGAAATCTTCTGTATTAATCTCATCAAAGTAATTTAATAATATTGGTTTACCCTCAAGTGTATTACCATCATTATCAATGTTATTACCTTCAATTCGTTGATGTAAGTCAGAAAAGACATAAATAGGTCTACGAATAATTTGTTGAAGTGCATTTATCTCATACTGATCTGCATGTTCACCGTCTTGACGTAATCTTGTAACATACTCATGAAAACTTTCTCCTTCAGATTGAATAAATTCACTATAAAATCCTCTATTTTCTTCAGAAGTAATATAATCCATCGCCATTTGTCTAAGATCGACATGTTTGTCTTCACTACCATACTCATCCTTAGAAACAGCCCGAAACAAACAGTTCCCATCGCCAAGTATACCAACAGATCTAAGATTCCTATTAAGCAAGATTTGACTGTTAATATTGAACTGTACTGGATCGACATCATATTTTAAATGATCTGTATTCAATTCAGATCCTACAACTGGATTATTATCAGAAACAAGTTTAGATAAATCATCAATATTATAACTTTCAATGAGTGTACTTGGATCAGTTTGATACTCCCACCATAATCTTGTAACAAGTTTACCCATCAAAGTACAAACCTTCTTAATATTAGAAAGTCTTGCTTTATTCAGACCATCCTTACTATCCTTGTCATACAACTCAGCAGAATAATACATAAAATGCTGAATATCAATAATCTTATTAGCGAACCTATAAAATTCTTCTTTGAATTCAGCAATTTCATTTATATTGTCTGAGTTAATTTGTAGCTTATTATTACTAATAGTTTTATATTTTCTACTATCAATATAACTATGGTCGATTGTAACACCTGCCTTTGACTTGATATCCAAATATACACCTTTTACAATGGAATCAATTTTAACATTCTGATTCTTCTTACTAACTTCTTTTAATGAATCCTTTATATTAGACTTACAAATGTGAATAAAATGTGATAAAAAGTACGCAAGTTCAACCTGATGGTTTTCATCGTCAGGATCTTTCATGAAAAAGGTCGATATTAAGGGATTTATTATGTGCGGAACAATTGCTGAGTCTGAAGAATACCTATATCTCCACATCATTCTATGATATTTAATCAAATCAACATTATCAGGAATAAACTTAGACACCCTACTAGATATTTTATAGAAATTTTCAGACCTATCATTTGATTCTTTGTTTAAAAAGTTTCTATCTAAAACATCTGACCCATATTTACCTCCCGACAGATAATTACAACTTTCTGTTGTCCACAAATAGTTATCCTTCTTACCTTCAATCTTAGGTACTTCCTTAACACAAAGCCTCTTAATTTCATTCCATTCAAATCCAGAGATAATAATATGACCCTTGCTATCGGCACCTCTTCTACCTGCTCTACCACCCATCTGTTGAAGCATCATCGGATCGATAGGCATCTTAGAAGTATCATACCAATCTCTAAATATGATGGCAGTCCTAAAAGGCATAGAAACACCAAACATAAGAGACTTATCTGAGATAACAATTTTAATCTTCTTTTGTAATGCTAAACTTTGAACAAGTCTAACATAATGACCCGCAAGTCCCTTAACATATACACCAACGCCATATTGTAAAAGATCAATTAGCCAAAAAATTCCATTATCATTAGACTTGTATATCTTTAGCTCGTTGAATTCATCTACAATTTCTCTAAGAGAACCACTAATATCATCAGACTCCTTATCAGTTAAAAACGTATTTTTTTGCAAAGGTTTCCAAAATGCATAATCAATGGATCTATCTTTTTCAGTTTTAAATTTCTTTTTTTGTGAATTAGAGGATCTCATTCCTCCTCCTTTTTCTTTATTCATACATTCTTTCTGATTTCTTTTCTTCTCTTTTTCAGCTTCCATCTTTTTCTCCTCATCTCTTTGAGCCTTCTCTTCCTTCTTCTTTTCAGCTCTAGACTTTGCAGTTGGGTTATTGATTCTTTCTAGATCCTTAAGTTTAGCAGCTACATCAGGATCGTTAGTATTATCCTCTCTCTGACGAAGTCCTTTATACAGAGATTGTGCAAACCTTATACACGATGAAGGATTCACCATAAAAGCAATAGTTGGAGTTCTATTGGCACTAACTTCATTCTTAAATAGGTCAAATAAATCGAGATTACCATGATTATCAATACCTAATGGAACAAATGTGCTTAGTAAATTACTAATAGTAGCTTTAGTATCTTCATTGTTGGCATAGTCAACCAAGACACCTATTAACTGCTCTCCATACTCCTTGACATCCTTAAGTTCAAACATTTGATTAACAAGAATATCGCCATGGACATTTCCTTGATTATCAACATGAACACCATTAAGTCTATTTCTGTTTTGATCGATTATAAACTGAAACTTAACTTCAGGTAGCCATATGGAACCACCATCAGGATTTAAAAATCTTACCATTTCTGAACAAAGATTCCAAACGTCAGCAGCAGTAAAGTCAATTTCTTTTGATAATATTGGCGCAGATTTATCACCATCGTGATTGATTAAATCATATTCAGTAACCATACTCATAGGATTAATATCAACAACCTCACCAGTTGAAGTAGTTGTATGAAGTTGAAGATTAAAAAATCTTTGAGTACACCTAATAATATCTACTTGAGACCAACCAATTGTTTGATACCAACTTTGTAGAAACTCTGGATTAGAAATAGTTGCTGATAACCCCATAAAAGGAATCTCAGTCTCACCATTTTTTGTTCTATCCTGATTCATCTTTCCAACAATTTTAGAAATAAATTCCATATCTTTACCTTCCTCCTTATCTATCATATGGATCTCGTCAAAAATCACATATGCAATTTTCTTTTTAATCTCAGGCAATATATTCAAGATTTCACTAGCCGTTCCTACTATAGCTTTAGAAGTGGCAATTTTATCAAAAATGTTTGCTTGAGAATTTTTAATTTTATCTAATTCTTCATCTTTCTTTTCTGTATAAAGCTGAAGAACAGACTTGTAATTTTCTGTTATAATAGGAACAAATGTGTTATTTCCCATTTCACCCATTTCTTTTTCAATTTTAGCTGCAAATTGCCATGCTAATACATCGCTATCTTTAGGGACAACAATTAGTATCAGACCATCCTTCCAATGTTGAAGGACATACGTAGATAACACCGACTTACCAGATGAAGTAGGGGCAACCAACAGAAAAGATTTCTTGTTAGTAATTAATTTACAAACTTCAACTTGAAAAGGATCCAATATAAACTTTATTCTTTTCAATGGAGGAATAAACCCACTTAGTGAATGAAACAACTCCTTCAGAAATCTATTTGCATATTCACCATTGTTAAACATTGTATGAAAAACACGAAAACAGTTATTAACCATATCTGCTGTTTCTTGAATAAAATCACTAGAATTCCCATCAAAGTCATTCCAAAAACTTAAGAGATATTCAAGCTCACTAAACATACTAGAAACAGATATCACATCTTCATAGAATATTTTAAAATACATCTTGAATATTGACAAGTTCACTTTATCACTTCCAAAAACTCCATTATTTAACTGACCACCAGAACTTATCAATAGATTAGTATATTTAAATAGCATATACAATCTTCCTAAGTTAGATTCAGTCTTCACATCAGCACATTCCTGTCTTGTTGTACAAATTCTTAAGTTGGTAATATCAGTCTTCATAGCTTCAATTTTACCAGACTTGATTTGATTAAACTTTATCTTATCAGGGTTAGTAAAAGTAGGATTTGGAACAAGTAATTTACTAGAATTTTCGTTTCTCTTTTCACTAATATCACCTGTAACAAAATTTTTTAATTTAAAATTTCCTTTGTCTTTTTTTAGTATCTTAAATAATTTCCTTTCATTATTCTCAACAATTTCTACATAATCTCCAACCTGAAACTTAGTATTATCATTTCTTGCTTCTATTCCTTCTATTGATTCATCATGATCTTCAATAACGGTACCTTGAATCATAAGTTGAAGCTTATTCAGATAAGATTGAATAATACCTTTCAACTTGTTATTTTTAGATTGTGATTGTAACTTATTAAAAAGATCTAAAATCTTAATCCTTAATTCATCTAGCTCTTTTGCTGAGACAGATTCACCCATAGCTTCTAATATTTCACCAAAATTTTTAGAAGCTGATTGATTTGAATACTTCGTCTTAAATAGAGCTTCATTTTTTGTAAATTTTTCTTCTGATGTTCTTTGATTGAAATCAGAAGGCCAAAATCCTCTATCGGATTGTTGGTCTGTTCTTTGCTCTCCATTTTGCCCTTTCTGGGCCGTCCTATCTTGTCTATGAGATTTTTTACTATAATTAGTCATAATTAGGTAGTATCCTAAAAATAAATAAAAGAATAATTATTCAATTTTTTACTCAATTACATCCATTTTGATATCCTTTTCATTAATCATATCATCAACATTATATAATAAATATCTTAATGATAAATTTAAATGACCTCTATTTTTAGTAAGAGACTCAATAATTTTATCATCAGGAATAGATAAACATAGTGATTTTATTTGATCTAATTGTTCAGTATATTCAAATGATTCAGAAATTTTAGATTCAAATGAATCAACTAAAACATCCCCATTACATACATATGACGAAAAAGTTTTGAATACATCAGGATTTCTTTTGTATATTGTTAATAATGTTTTAAAATCTTCATCTCTAAATAGCTCAATTGTTTTTTTATTTGATTCTTGAATTATATCATTAGTAATTTTGATTTCTTCTTCAGGAATAGGTTTTACAATATTAGGATCTGGAGAAGAAGACTCTTTTACTTCAACAGTTTTCTTCTCACCAACCATACCCTTTTCATCAAACAACTTAAGTAACTTTGCTCTTGTGTCTTTCTCTACAGTAAACACAAATATAATTTTAGTTTCATCAGCACTTATTAAAAAATCAGTTTCTTCATTTAATGACATATTTTGTGAATTATTAATAATAAATTTTGTATTAATCATATCATCCTCAACAAGTTCATGTTTCTTACCGACCTCTAAAAAATATTTCTTAACTTGTTCATAATTTATTTTATTATCAATTAGTTCTTTATCATGAAACATTTCATTCTTGTTATATTCTGAATTTTGAACTTGAATAAACTTATATTTTACTGGCATTAGAAAAATGAACCTAGAATAAAAAAAATGTAATTCAATTTTTATTTGCACTAATTCCTTTAGGAATTAGTGCAAAGTTATAATAGTGGTTTCGTCTTATGAATAAATCAAATGGCAACTCGTCAGATTGGACTGCCAACATCCAATAACCACCTTGATGGTTTTCTCTCATTATTCGTAAAGGAGGAACTTTTTATGTGCCCACTGAATGGGCTATCACTGTATTTAATTAGTAGGGATTCCGAAAATCAATTTTTTTTAAAAAGGTATTTCGACGTTTATGATAAAAGAATCAAAGGTAGTCTCATCAGTTATGACATTCCAATTCATAAGATACCTTAATTTTCCTGGACCTTGGTTATTAATAGTGCCAACGTCAACTGAAACTATCCCACGAGTTATTACCCCCAGCCCACGGAATTAAAAACTTAAATAAGCAGGATTTGTTATTCTTTGAAAGTATTTCTTGCTCTAGTTTGTCAAGCGATCTTTATTTAAATCACCGTTATTTCGGACATTATTATTGAATCCACCTACCACATATGCTTCTATCGGTGGTATAATAACGCTAGATCTATGTATACAAGACAATTTATGAATATGTGTGATTACAAATTCATAACAATACCACAACAACAAAGCAATATCTATTGACACTATTAATAACTTTAAGGTATCACCTTGAATAACAAGATTTAGAAAACCCCCCGGATTTCTAAATCTCTAAGAGTAAATTTTTTTACCTCCAGCCCAACTGGTCTTTCAATTCAAGATAATATCCTATAATTCCCTTTACTATAAATTTTTCAATTTTTTACTATATGCTCAGAATTCATAAAAAATTGATATTTTTTTTTAGAATGATATTATTATCCTTCAACTTATAATGAAATACATGTTTAAAGTAATCGATAATATGCCATATCTAATCGACGATGATGGCAACAGTATATTTCTAGGAGGAGAAGAACTAGGAAATTATATTGGTGAAGTCAAGAAGTTTTTTGATGGAGAATATCTTGAAAAGGTTAGGCATGAAGTATCAAATGAAGAGAAAACGAATGTAGACATAAATATAAAATATGAATTAAAGCTAGTTGATAGTCCAGTTAGAGATGAATATATTGTAGGAAGCTTTTCAACTGCTGGAACAACAAGCGGTACTTGTAGTAAACATAAGGATAAAAAATTATACCATGTAAAGCCCTTAAATTCAATATTGCCTAATTTTGTAGTCCCATACAAAAAGAAGAAATCTGAAAGTTTGGTTATAGTATTTAAATTTACAAGCTGGAATAACCAACTTCCGGATGGATCAATTGGCAATGAGGGTATAATTCTTGAAAATAATGATGACAATTGGGAAAGAATTATAATGCATCATTGTGGCATTTATCCAAAGAAGTATTTTGATTTTGATAAGAGAATTCTTAAAAAGATTGAGAGTAACAGTATAAATCCTCTTGAAGAAAAAATTAGCAGAAAAAATTTTAATGATATTCATCCAAAAGCATTTACATTTAGTGTAGATAATGAATCTACAATTGACTATGATGATGCATTCTCTATTTATGAGGATGGCGATGAAATTAATATTGCTGTTCATATTGCCCAGCCAAATTATTGGCTTTCTAAATCTGATTTGGATGAGAAAGTTAAATCACAAGTTGGGACTTTGTATGGTAACGATAAAAGATTAGATTTATTTGGAACTAATCTAACTTTAGCCAGTAGTTTAAAAGAAGGCGAACTTAGACCTTCTTATACAATATTGTTTAGGCATAGTAAAGAAGTAGAAGATACAATGATTGAACATTATCCTAGTTTTATAAGAGTTGATAAAAACTTATCATATGAATCTCCTGAGTTAGAGAAAATTGATGAATGTTGTTTGTTGAAAAAGATAACAGATAAAATGTCAGAAAAGAATAATGATTATCATGATATTGTTTCTTACTGGATGATAGAAGTAAATAGTTTTATTGGTAATGCACTTTACAGTAGTATTCCTGAAAAATCTATTCCATATAGAGTTGATGAAAAAAAGGATATTATTTGTCTTGAAAATTTATCAGATAATATTCTGCCAAGAGAAATAAAAGAAAAAATAGATAGTAGAAGCAATTCAAAAGCTATATACACTTATGCTAGTTTTGATAAAACTTGCAATCACTTTCAACTTGGTCTTAAGAATTATTGTCACTTTACTTCTCCTATAAGAAGGATTGTTGATACTTATATTCATTACTATTTAACATATTCGGTTAACACTTCATTGAATTTGGATAATCTAAATAAATTAGATTCTAAAACCAGAAAGTTTCATTCTATGATAAATACCAAAACTAAAATTGATGATGCATTTGGTAGTAATAATACAATTTCTGAAAAAGCATGGATTGTTAAAATAATTAATAAAAATTTAGTAGAAGTATATCTTGAAAAAATTAAAATTTTTAAGAAGATAAACGTTTACCATCCAAAATTTTCATATCTTGTTAACGATTGTGTTATAGAAGCTGATGATGATGTTATTTTTAAAGTAAATTTAAATGTTACTGATTCTGAAGGAAATCCAATTAAATACTCTTTTAGTATTAATCAACAATATAATATTGATTTGTGTAAAGTAAATGAGACATTACCAAATAAAATGATATCACCATTTTATTTAATTGACCTTATCTAATTTTTAAATATTTATTGATTGATCTTGGTTATTTTAGCTACTCATTTTACTTTATGATGTTCTTTTATAATAAAAATTGATTTTGGGATACTTTTATGCAAAGCATAATAAATTTCCAATAAACAAAATCAGAACAAATCTTCGATTTATTTCTTTACTTCGTAAAGAACTTATTCTAACAAAGTCTAGCAGTGATCTTCTTTGATCAAT